TATCATATGTAATTTTGTTACGATATTTGTTCATCAAGCTAGAAATATATTGTTCTGCTTTTTGCTTTGGAAGATTACCTACATCCACATAGAAAATACGACGTTCTGGTGCTCTTGACATTCTATAAATTACAACAGCATCTTCAATTTGTCGCAACATGTTTACTGGACGAATTGCCTTATGGACATAACCAACTACTCGTTTTGTTCCACTATCTACTATTCCACTATGAACATATGAAATAGAATCCTTTGCAATTTTAATACCTTGAGAAGTTGTTGGGGTTAGTGAATCTGTGTCGAGATCCGTGTAAATAAAATATTCATCTACACTTTTTACAACTGCAACACTTCCAGTCTTTCCTGCTTGAATTTCTTTGTTTACTTTTCTTATCTTTTTAATTTTAGTTGGATCAATTCCCCTCAGTTCCATTATTCCTTTTTGGGGTTGTTCCATGTCAATAACAATATGATAATATAATTTAGAATCAATATACCATCTTCTAAAGATATCATCGCCTTTGTTATGAAAATCTAAAAGTTTTTTGATATATTTAAATTCTGTTTGCAACTTTCCTTTTATATTATCGGAAAGAGATGTAACATTGTCTAAATTCATTTTTACTATTTCATTTTCATCATCATAGACAACACAATCATTTATGATATCTTGAATTGCATTATCTACTTCAGGATAAAGTGCCATAGATCTATATTGTTGAATTAAGGTGTTTTCTTCGATTAAAGAACCACCGAAATCAAAATAACTACTTAGAACACCACCTGTCTCAATGACATATGTGCCGTCATAATCTTCAGGTGAAATAAAGGAGGGTTGGGCCTTAGGTGCCTCAACCCCCTCTACTTCATTTGAAGCTTTTCTTTTACCAAAAGAAAAACCAAAATAATCGCTTATTGCCATAATTTAAAATCCTATTATCAATTACTCAGTTGTTGGATCAATTGGACCTGGAGAAACATAATCCCAGTAATCATATGCAAAGGTAACAGCAAATTCGCTGAAAGTATCTTGCAAGTCATAACTTAATTCTAGAGGTCCAACATCAATTGGGAACAAATTGTACAGTGCAATAGATCTACTCCAATTTTGTTGATCAGCATGAACCCCAACTTGACCACCACCAAAATCGTTCCATGCAACTATTGCGGTGCTTGTAACATTATATGAAACATCGTGTGTTTTAACGGTGTCCATATAATTTAACCATTCCATCATTTGATATCTAACATCATTGGAATTGTCATTTGCATCGTATAACTGCACGGTCCAGTCTGAGAATGTTCTTTCTCCTGAAAACTTAATTACTCTACCCATCCAAGGAACAGGAATTACACCCATCGATGCGGTTGGAACCTGTGTTGCTTTTCCATAAAGATCTAGTTTATCAATTTGAGCTCCGGTTGGGAGATCGATACTGATTCTAAATCTATTTGGTCTTGTACCTTGAAAGTTATTTCTAAAATTGTTAATACTTGTTGCCATTTTAACCCCTTCTTTCTATTAATATATATCTATTTTCTTATAGACTTGCTGAAAGATTATCGTTTAGATTCTTGTTAGTGAAGGTAATTCTGACATAGTTGATTGCAATTGTTGGTTTAACTAAAATATCAGCAACAAAGATTCTTGCTTGTACTAGTTCAGGTGGATTATTAGTTTCATCACAGATGATTCTATAGTCAGTAATTCCTCTCTTACCTCTAACCTGTTCAAGAACAGTTGTTGCGGCAAGAGTAAATCTGGCTCTAGTTGATGCATCGTTAATTTCGAAGAGAATGCTTCTCGCAATTGGATTGATTACTTTTCTTAGATATATGAAAAGTCTAGAAACATTGATTCTCGAAAGAGTTGATGTATCTGCCGCGCCAGTTTTATCACCGAAAAGAATAGTTCCTTCTCCGGGGAAAGTCACCACTGGATTAATTCCAGTATCGAATAGAGTATCTTGTTGTGAAATTGTTGGATTATCTAGCAATCTTACAACATTAAGAATTCTTCCTCTAACTCTACCAGCAGGTGAGAACCAAGGGAATGAGTCTCTATCGCAACGAGTAATGCATCCTGCAACATCTGGAGTTAGATTTGTAAGAATAAGTTTACTTGCATCAAGATCACCTTGACCAACACCGTTTAAGTGATATTTTGATCCTGCAACATTTACATAAAATTCTGTGTTTGCGCCTTCAGCCTTTTGAGTATCTGTAACTGATCTAGCCACCACACCTAAGACTGGAACATCGCTTACAGCTTTGGCATCTACTACAGTTTTTAAACTGGTAAGATCTATATCTGCGGTATCTCCCATGAAAATAACATCAAACCCTACAGTTGGATCTGACAGAGATGTTGTTCTAGAAACCACGTTTGAAACTGTTCCGGTTTGACCTACTAAACATCTAGATCCGTATTGTAAGAAGTTGTGCAATGCCCACCATTCTTTCATCCAGGCCTTTGTTGCTCCTTGTCCTTCCGCAGCACCAACATTAATATAACCGGCAGCAGTGATACCAATTTGTGCCTGAAGAGTAACACCTGTTATTCCTGCTACAATTAATTGTTTCTCTGCATAATATTTTAATCTACCAAAAAGATCATTTATTCCTTCTACGGTCATTAAACCGGATTGCTTTTCACCTGTATTTCCTAAATCCGATACTAAACCCTTAACAGAAACCATAGCTCCTATTCCGGGACTAGTATTTTCTCCAATAGGTGCTACCAATGATTCATCTATTACTTTAATTGTTACATTTGGTCGTGCCATTTATATCTCCTTTAAATAGTCTTGATTTAAAAGTATGTATATTTTTGATAATCTTCAGACAAACCATTCACCTATACCATCTGATCCATTATCATTTACGAAAATTCTTTTTGGAATTTTGGATTTATCAACCAATATCCACACATCATCATCATTTTTTGAGTCTTTATCGTCCATTTCATTGGATGATCCATCGTTATAGAGTAACGGTAAAAGTTCAGATTCTATCTGTTCAATCTGACTTTGGTACATCTCCAGACGTACATCTAAATTTGTAAGATTTTCAAAGAAATCTTGCCGAGTCGCCCATGCAAATAAAACCAGACACATAACCAGATCGTCGTTGTGCCCTTCATCTGCTTCAAAACTAGTTCGTTTGGCAATAAAGGTAGTGAGTTCGTTTATGATGTCAATGTCGCTAAACTGTAATTTGTCCTGTTCGATGAGATTTTTAAGAACCGAACATCCCAATTTCTTAACCAGACTACTGGTTTTAACACCAAACTGCAATCCTTTAGAACCACCAAATTCACTGATAATCTGACCTTTTCTCCCCAACATGTTAACTTTTACCAGATTTTCGTATTGTAAATCGGTATGCAAAACATCTGCCACTTGGGAACCAATATCATTAACTTCCACCAATATCCAAGCGTCATTATATTTTTTACCAACGGATCTGATAATAGAAGGATAGACCAGGGGAGAAACAATATTATTTCTAAATTTAGCAACTACTTTGTAGGGGGGTTTGGTGACATCTAGCACCACGAACGCGCTGTAGTCCTTCCCCTGTCCTCTGGCGGTATCTACAGTCATGAAGTACACATGATCATTGTTGCTATCGTTTTGATCCTTTACTGGTTCCTCGTATATCCAGAACCCATCTTTATTTCTCACTAGTGGTGGAGAATATGTTAGAGTATGAAGTTTATGTGAGGCAATTAAGGTGTCACTAGATCCAATAAAGTCACATTCAAATTCCTGTTGGAACTGCTTCTCTGAGGTATTTTGAATTGTTTTCTTTTTCCAGTCTTCATCTCTCAGAGGACCTCCGGGAAACTGTGGAGTTTCATTCCATTTGATATCAATTGGAACATATTCATTTTGCTTGTTTATTGCACCCTTCCAAAACTGGTAAAACATGTTTAGACCGTTTGGGGTGGAAATAATAATAACTTGTGTTGTTTGACCAGCAGTTACTGTTGGATAAACTGAACTAAAAAATTCATCTGCTACTGTTACAGGAACGTGAGCAAATTCGTCCAGCACAATGATGTTGAAAGATCCACCACGAACTGCCGAAGATGATGTTGCGGCCGCAATTATCTTTGAACCGTTTTCTAATTTAATGGAGTTTTTATTCCACTCTACAATGCCCTGCTGCAACCACCAAGGTAGGTGTTCATATGCCATTTTGATACGCTCAAGAACTTCACGAGCAGCAGTTTGCTTGTTTGCAAGAATGGCAATATTCATATTCTGGTTGAACAATGCCTTATTTAAAAGATAACCAGGACCTACTGTTGTCGTTTTACCAGACTGACGAGGTAGTTTGCAGATGACATGTCTATGATTTACAAGTGTCTCTAAAATTGTTTCCTGATAATCATATGGAATAAAAGGAATAACACCTTGGTCAAGAGATACTACCTTGATATAATTTTTCGCAAAGTAAATAGGATCGTTGGCACATTTGATGTATTCTTTAACTTGTTCTTTAGAAAAGTCAACCTTTACACCAGTTGGTTTTAAATTCTTATTTCCTAGATAACCTTTTTTATTGTACCGACTGCTCGCCATCTTCATCCTCCACATCAATCACTTCTGCTTCGGGTAAATCTTTATACTGGCTTCTAGACGTATTAATTAAATTTTGAAGATCAGTAGTAGAACCAACATAGATTGAATTGTTTGTTGTGTTCTTGATTGTCACATTTTCTTTTTCTGCATCCTTTGCCTTCTTGTGTATTTCAAGAAGATCTTTATTCATTTCAGTTACTGTTTTGAGAAGCAGAGATGCAACTTCATATGCTCTTGGTGAGTCTCCTGCTTCTGCAACGCGCATGATTCCCTGAACTGCATCCATACCAGTAGTAATCATTTCGGTAATGCTATCTCTTGCCTTTTCAAAATCACCACTTAGCATTGCCTCTCTCTGTTCTTTTTTGATCTTGTCTAGATCTTTTTTAGAGACAGGTAATTCTTTTGGTTTAGATGGTTCGAACTCTACATCTAATGCTTTTGATATTTTTTCATTTGCATCACTCATGGTACATATGTAACACTTCCTGTGTCAGCATCTCCTGTATATCCTGTATCTGTAATAAATTCTTCTGTAACATAATTTTTAAAATTAACATCAACTTCTTCAATCGGACCACTAGTGACTGTCTTAATTTTTCCAAACATATAAGTTTTTGCAGTAAATGCCAAAGTGGAGATTACACTTCTTCTAGTAGCATATGTTCCTTCAAAATCTTCTGTGGTTTGAACCCCATTTAATTGAAATGGAACATCTACTTTTGTGTTGAGATCATTAAAATTTATGGTAACAGTAAAATCTGGAGTAAAATTAGGAACTATTTGTTCTATTATTTGAAAATTATCATCTATAGTTCTAGTAAAAATATAAACACCAAAATCAACATTATATGGAACTTCAGACCACATTGATGACATTGTATTATTTTCATACTTTATAACTTTATTTAACTTATTGAGTTTTCTTGTTGGATCATATAAAATATTTGATATTTGAAATCCTATTACTGGAAGAGTAATCCCTAATTTAGTTCCAGAACTAATACTACTTGCTTCTGTTAATCTCCTTACAAACTTTTCTTTTGGTCCATATGTAAGAGGAACTCTAATTTTTTCAACTAAAGAATTAGAAGAATCAAATCTAGAGATGTATATCTCATTTAAAATAGATCCAAATGCAACCACTAATTTTTTGAGTGAACGATTATAATAACTGTCGTTTATTCCAAACATTAGTATGCTCCTTCAGAGAATGGATCCTTTTCAGTAAAATCAAATATAGAGTCCTTCTCTTGTTTAAATGCAATTGCATCATTATCTCTGTCAGGATCATCTGTCTCAGGATTTCTTGCAACTACTATGGTGGATGTAGTAATTCCTGATAAGTAATATTCAACTCCAGATGTTAGTCCCTTAACACTCTGTCCAGTTGTGCTGTTAAATGTTCCTGTTATGTCTGCAACATAAACATAATTATATGTTGTTCCATTATAGTAATTGAACTCTATTATAGTTCCATAAGCGGTTGCATTTGCAAAAGTTGCAGTTGCGCCGGTGACACCATAAACTTGAAATATTTTTTCTCCGGTGTAAAAATCGTAACTTGCTCCAAATGCCGTTGCACCTAGAGTCAACAGTTTTAAATATTCTTTTCTTTCTGTTTGTGTAGAATCTATATCTAAATTTCCAGTATTGATTGCTTCGTGTGAGTAGTTGAAAACTTCACATGTTAAATTGTAGGTGGTTAGTTTTCCAAATTGGAAGAATGGTTGTTTGTCCTCAACAAAATTAATTTCAAACAAATATTCCATCATTGGAAAATAAATAAGATCCCCTTCTCGTGGTCTTGTTATGTTTGTTTCTTTTGAACAAACTTCCTGTTCAAATCTAGTTTTTGATAATACTAAATTTACTCTGTCTGTTAATTGAATACCAAACTTAGTAACAATATCTCTCTCTCCTCCAAACTGCTGAACATCACTCAAATACATTTCAATCGGATACCCTTTGCTAAATTTGCTACCATGAGTATCCTCTCCAAGAGTTTGATCTAAATTGATATACTGTCTTGGTATATAAACAACATCTCTACCCATTGCTTTGATTGTTTCAATAACAAGGTCATTTAGGAGAGTTTGTTCTCCGACATATTCTTTAAAATATGGATTTACTGCCATGTTTTAACCCATCATGAAATCAACAGGCAATTCATAACTTCTAAGGAATTCATTTTCTATTTCTGCAATTTCCTGAATCGCTTCTGCATATATTTGAGAACCCTTCATTACTATACCACCAGGCAAAGCAACCCCATCATACTTTGCCATGTTTGCTCCCCATTGTCTCTTTATGAGTGCTGTGCTATATTTTTGCAACCATCTATCGTTGTAAATTTCTATAAACTTTTCTGGATCTAAAGTAGCATATGCTTCTACAATTAAATAAGATCCGGGAGTAACATCGGAGAGAGTGCCGTCGATATATAAACGATTTGTTACTTTACTAAATCTTATTGCTTTTTCTGGTTGAAAGAAATCTTGAATTAATTTAATGTATCTTTTTGTAGAGTCATATGTTGCAAGTCCCAATGCAGGAGAACCTGCAAGACCTCTGTTGATACCAAAGTAGTCAGTTAATGCTAATTGATATCGTATATCAAACATGTCTATAGAAGTAAAGTTTCCAAACTGAAATACTTTTACTACTGAAACTATATCTTTTCCATCTGGACTATCTCCAGTTATACCGTTAATTGGTCCAATGGAATCAGTTTCGATGTATTTACGATCAATATCAGTTTGTGTTAATTGATATTTAAAATAACCCTTTTCCACTCCATCAAAATGTCTTTCGGAGAAAAATAACATGGCTTCGTCAATACGGTCTTCACATTGACGATAATCCACATTTATTTGTATTACTGGTTTACCGAGTTTGCGAAGACAGTATTCTATTAATTCGTCTCTTGAATTTATTGTTGCCATTAAAAAATCTCCGTAGTATTTATACGGAGATTCTTTTTTATTTTTAAGTATTTAATTATGCTTCAGTTGATTTGTTTTCAGCATTTTCACTTCCACTGTTTTCTTTCTTTGGTGGAGGAGCATTGTGAATAGTTACCTGAACCATATCAATATCCTTATAGTTCATGTTTTCAATATAGTATCTACGAGTTATTGGAGAAACTGCTTCATCCGGTGTAGATTGCTTATAATTAGTAAAACCAGGCATTTGTAGAGGACATGCTAGTTTTGGATAATCTAACTTACTATATTCATCTCCTTCTGCAATCAACCATGTTCCCTTTCGATCTCCACAACCACAACCCCCACAGTAGTGTTTTCCTTCTGTTGCTGAAGTCTTGAGGTGTTCGCATGGTGGAAGAACTCCACCAGAAGATTGATTACCAAAACAACTTAAAACTCGTAATTGCTTTACTGGTTTTGTTGTCTTTTCGTTTTTAAGTCCTCTAGACGTTAACGCGGTAGCAAAATTTTGAACCATAGTTAATTTGTTTGCAATTCCACTCTTTTGTTCTATTGTTTCTTTTCTAAATTCTGGTTGATTTTCATTGTCCATGTTTAAAATACTCCTAAATCAAATCAATTATACTACTTAAAAATATTACGTCAACTTAATTCTTCTCATAAATCTAACATTCCATCGCTTACTACCATATGCAGGAACTGGTATTACTCTACCAAAGTTTGTACCATCAATAGTATCGAAATATATGCTATTTATTAGTTCATTACTAAATGCCGTTGATGTTAAGAATACTGAATTTTCTATATCATCTCTATGCATCTTATTTATGTAAGTAAAATAATTAGTAGAATCATCATATATTTTAGAAGCAAAGAATTTCATTTCTTCCACAGATGGAATATAAAAATCCATAAATCCAAATTTATTTTTGTATTTTACTTTTTCATACAAACGTGAAGAATCTGTTTGGATATTGTATGTGTTATAGAAACCATCGTGTAATGAATTTATACTTAATTTCTTATCATCTTCTGTATCCAAATCAAAATATCTTACTTTATTTGATGTTTCAGAAACTATTAAAACCCATCCCTTATCAAAATCTTTGCTACCTTTTGTAGAAATTTTTGATTTCTTAAAACCTACAGAGTTCAACTCAATTGGATCTGAACCATATACTAAACTTTGATTTGGTTTATAAACTCCTATGAAATATCCACCCATGAAACGATCACCAAAGGACAGATTAAATGATTTAAATTTTTGTTCTGTCATTGTTTGAGGAACTAATATGTTATTAGAATCTAAAACTGGATTTGATGGAGCATATTCGCTATCGCACATTCTGTTATCTGAATCATATAGAGTTACAAAATGACCATTTCTTTGTTCACATATTCCCTTTAATGTTGGATAGCATTTATAATCGTAACCAGAGTCTGTTTCTATTAATTCAAAACAAGTTCCAACATTTTCTACTCTCTTCTTGCGCGTGGCAAATCCTATATTACCACCTAGAAGCATCATTGCACTTTCAACTCCGCAATCATGAGGACTTGAATTTTGCAATAAAGATTTATTACATAGTGCTCCACTAGTATAAACAGTTTGGTATTTAACTAAAGACGGATCATATGCTAAACCATCACTAGTGTTAACTATGTAAATTTGATTTGATACGGCCGTTGACTTAAGTTCACAGTCTCTCTGGGTACACACGTTAGTACATGTAATTCCTAGAGGAATGTTAGATTCGTCATATTCCATATAGCAACATGCTCTTGGAATTCTTTTATCAACAAAACATTCTTTTGATGAAGAACCAAGTATTCTCAAACTACTTCCTACTATTTCTCTATTTGCAACACTTTCATGAATACAATCACCTATATTGGAACAAGATCTATTTGAATAAACAGGAGAACCATCATCATACCACACGCACTGAGGAATTTCTAAAGAGGTGTCACAATAACTTCCATATGCAGTGTTTGCATTACATACTCCCTTATATGAGGTGTCATTAATTTGTGAAGAACAAACTTGAGCTCCATTTTCATCTGTTCTATAACAACAATCACGAACTACGCCATCTATGCACCCGCAACAATAATTACAAGATCCCTCTAAATCTGATGCAAATCCAGTTGGACACGTTATAGTACTACAATTTTGTAAAGGATATGGGGTTCCTCCTGCATATATGCATTCATATGCAATTAAAGAATCTTGACATACTCCACCAATACAACAAGCTCCTTGACCACAATTTGTTGTTTGTGGATATGACAAACCAAACGCTTCTTGACAGGTAACACATAATCCTAAATTTGAAGTACCACCTGCTGCTCCACCCTGACAACTCCCCTCACCTGGTGCATTTACTGACCAATATTCATAAATTGGAGCTCCATTACAAGTTCCTATTTGTTTTCTCCAATTTGTACCAGATCCTCCAAAATCTTCTGCATCTGGAGGTATTCCCAAATCATCAAGAGTTGGTGTTGAACTAGGTACATCCACACACAATAATGTACTAGTTGATGTTGGATTTCCTGAAGTGCCAGGACACGTTTCTCTAACATTCAATATACATGCAAAATAAGTAGCTTGATAACATGGCTGATCATCACACGATTTTCCTCCATTAAAAATTGCCGTAGGATCTATATCACATATGCTTTTTGTTGTCATTTGACAAGATCCATCTTCTTTGCAACATGCGCCAAAATTTGCATTGCAATTTACGGATGTACATAAGGTTCCACACCCATTCCAATATCTGTATGCGAGTGAATCAGTTACACAATCACTTTGTTTTACATTGTTGGTACAAGTAGCTACAGCCGGAATACTAGTTCTTGAAATACTACAACATGCTCCCAATGCTCCAGGACACGGTGAATTAGTACAATTGTTTGGGGATGTAGTAGATGTTATATTTCCATAGTATCTAAATATTTTATTTCCACATACACCAGTACCTGTGCAATTAGACTGTAAAACATTATCAGTACAAGTTCCATTTGCATCTCCTTGACAACAAGATCCTGAACAATTGTTACAAGTTGTAACTTCTTGACCGTTATTTGCAGTACATTCTGACTTCTTCTTTGTAGAACAAGATTGTGTTGTAGGATCACAACACAGAACATTAGGATCACAAGTTACTTGACTACAAGTTTTTCCTACATTAAAGGTTCCTGTACAATTTCCTGGCAACACATAAGAACATCCGCCAGTAGATAGACAACATGCTCCTGCTGCACCTTCACATGCATCTGCTACACCATCCGCATCGAGATCGGTGCATTTTGAACCATAACCTTGAAAAGTTCCTGAACACGAGTTCTTTTGTATTACAGTACATGTTGTTGTACTACAACATGCACCACGACAAGGATATGCTGCTTGACCTGTTGTGGGACATGCAGCGGCTGAGGTAAGATAAATTCCACCCCAAAAATTTGTGCCATTATCACATGTTCCATTCGCACAACAATCTTGTTTATTTTCATAAACACAACCAGTGGGTTTACAGCATCTTCCAGAACAAGTTGATTCAGTACAAGTAGTATTATCATTATATGAGTTATTGGAGCCAGCTGCAGCGGCTGAACAATTTTGTGAAGCAGATTTTCCGTCCGATGTATTGTATACTTGTAGACAATTTTGTTGTGCTTGAATGCAGCAAGCACCCTTACAAACTCCAACTCCATTAACTATGCATGGAACTAAATTTCCTGAATATCGCCCAGAGCAGGTTTGATTGTATGCAACTTGAGTGCATGCTCCTGTCGAGCTACAACACGCACCTTTGCAATTATTTGCACATGTACCAAGACTCCAAACACCGTTTGGAATTTGAGAACACGCCGAGGCCGTAATATTATCGGTACAACTTCCAGCACCCGACGATCCGGAAACACAACATGATCCTGTTGGTTCTGGACATCCAGCAGAAGTACAAGTAGTAAATCCTTGTTTAAATCTAGACAAGGGACATGTATTTCCTAAGTCTTGTTTTACTACAAAATTATCAGAACAACCAAGTTGATTACCATTATTGCATACAGTAGGAGTAGAACAGCAACAATACCCTCCTTTGCAATATGGAACTCCATCTGGATTTGTACATGGAGTGTTGTAATGGAAAACATCGCCTGGTAACAGTGCCCCTCTTTGTTTTTGAGAACAATTTCCAGAGTTACATGCGGCACCGAGATCACATGGAGAATCTACTCCAGACTGACCGCAAACTTGATTGTAGAAGAATGTTCCGTCAGTACAATCTATTCTTCTAACTCTTTCGCAGGTTCCATCAAATTTACAACATGCACCCCAATCACATTTTGAATTTGCCTCGGCCGGAGAATAGTACTGTTCTAAATATGCTGCTCCTTTACACTCTGATAATTCATCAGTAGTTCCTACTCCTGGATTATTAAATTCAGTATTAGTACAACATAATCCTATTCCACATCTATCGGGATAAACATTACCAGATATAGTAATACTACAATCAGAAACATTTGGTATTGTTCTTTTTCCAGAAATTTCTGCACAACTTGCATTGGAAGTTATACCTCTACAAATTAAATCATTAGGAGATGGCGTTGTATCATCTAATGCACAGCACAATCTATTTACACACGGTTGAGCTCCAGATTGGGTGTAAATATTATTATTTGATGCGTTCCATACAAACTCTAGAGTTTGACATGTGGCATCTTTTTTCCATATAGAACTTTGAATTACCTCTCCACTATATTGTGTATTTACATACCCATCACACTGTGCTTTGGTTATATTGCTTAAACAGAATGGTCCGCTTGAAATACCAGATCTTAAGTCGTTTACTGGATCTGTAGTATTATATAAACAACATCTACCTCTTTCTTCTTCCCCGCAAGGATGTGGGTTATCACTGCATCGATTTTCTGGGTATGATCTCCAAGTTCCAGCATCACACTCTTGTTCTAATTTTAAATCTCCGGGTAGGCAATCTCCTCCAGATCCAGTGCAAGGACACTGACCAAGAGCAGCACAGCAGAATCCTTTTTTACATTGATTTGGTAAGCACTCTGCTTGACCATCTCCTATATTTTCATACCATTTAGAATTGGGTTGTAAAGAACATTGATATTGTGTCAAAATACCATAACACTCTTCACTTTGATCATTACAACAAAGTCGTTTTGGGAAGTCGTCTGGGCAATATTGCTCAGATATATCTGGTTCACAATCATAATTGCAAACACAATCTGGATTTCTAAATCCGTTACAACCACACGATCCTACTTGTCTAACCTCATTCCATCCCTGTTGAATTGTAGTTTTCCACGATATATTATCATCTTCATAAATGTTTCCGGGCAATTGACAACATCTATTTTGCGAGGCCGTGGGCGTGGCCGTGGGAGTTTTAACATATACGGTTCCTACATTTTTGACTAAATTATAGTTGAATGGTAAATTTGCATCATCATTGAACGTAAAAAGATCTCTATATCTAATGTCTGTTTGACTGCTCGCCGTGGATGGATTTGCTACTTTACAGCTTTGACAGTATGATATTTTTGTATTTTTAGGAAGAGTTCCTGGATTTGTATTTAATTCTATTCCGGGATATAGGTAAGAATTATTCGCCACTTCAGCACAAATATCACAATCATATTTTTGTAATCTTAATTGGCTTGTAGATGTACCACTATCAGCATTATAAACTAGAATATCTTTACATTCAAAATTAGATTTTATAAATCTAGCATAAAGTCCGCTCCCCGAAGTATAGGTTCCATCTTTATTTTGACAATATTTTTTAGTAACCTTTGATCCATTACATGAAGAATTGCATGTTTGTGGACCATCTGGTGATAAACAGTTTAATCCGTTAAATGTGCAGCATACCCCATATCCTGCTTTTTCCTCACTTACATTAGTTGCTGAAGAATAGTACGGATTACCTCCGGCCCAGGAGGCGAGCGCAGCGCCGGCGCACCCACCTTCTGGGTAGAAAAACAGTAAAACATCACCATCGTCTGGATTATAATATTGAGAAGATCCAGAATTTACAGTATAAGTTCCATCAGTGGTGTTCCAATCCAAGAACACTAAATTACATCCACTTCCATCTCCTTTACATGATACTGCTTGAGAGCATATACACTCGTTTGCAGCTGCCCCTGACAAAGTTGAACATGGAGTTCCATCTGGTTTAGTAGTCGTTGCTTTATCGAATGTTTGCCATAATGTATCGCAATTTGGATCTATTACATCAAAATTACAATTCGGACATTCATTTGAAGGCTGACCAGAACTATCCTTCGCAACTTGTAAAAATGGTCCAACACATTCATCTAATGGAATATTATTTTGACAACTGTTGGTAAAATGATCACAACATGCATACAATGGTTCACATATATTTGGATTTGTTCCTGATCCTTCATCTGTACATGGAAGAGTATTAAATGTTCGATTGCATGTAGTATATTCATTATCTGGTATGTTTGTATAGGTATCAGTAGATAAATCATAATCATAAAGACCAGTGTTCTTTTGATATACTGTGGTGCATGTGGAATTTCTACAACAAGAACCTTCAACATATGGATCTTGTGGCTGACAATTTACAGAAGAACAATTCGTTGCATTGGGTAAGAAAGTATCATTTCCACAGAACGCTTGATTTACTTGAGCTCCATTGTCTCCATAGCATTGTCCTACTGTTGTATCACAACACAATCCCAACAATTCAGGTTCACTTCCATCACATCCTATTCCACTATAAATTGGATTTGTTTGTGCAGAACCTTCACATGTGATATCAAATGGACCATACCATCTCTTACAGCATCTATTTCCTGCTTCATTTTGAATTGCACAATTAGTACATCCAGTTGGACATTCTTGTTGCTCATATACTGCATAAGTCATTTGAAGACACTGACAAGTTCCAGCGTCATTAATCTCAGAATCAGTACCACAAGGAGATATACATGCATTTCCTATAAAATTACAAACATTATCACACGCTTCGCATGTTGCATTAACTTGTGAATTGCCACAATACTTATTATTAAAATAATTGCTAACTTTATTAAGTTGATCTTGTAATGTATCGTTTTCTAAATTAGGTATAGCAGTTCTTGATAATTTTTCAACAACTTCGTCCCATCGTCTAAAAGTACAATCAGGACAACAATAACTTTCGTCCACAACAAATCTACAATCTTTGAAACTTGGACTACAGCACACACCAAATGGAACTTCTGTGTATGGACATGATGTACTAGTAGAATCACTTGGTTTTATTACATATTTTTTAAATGCAGTATTTTGAGTAGTAGTAGTACAATTAATCGAATCACTAGGAACATCTGTGCATGTAAAAGTACCAGAACCATCTGTATAAGATGTTATTGATAAAGTTATGCTTGTGCTGTCTTGTTGTATTTCAAAAATACATCCTTCACCTTGACACAAAGAAGAATCAGCAGCACATGTTTTATTTGCAAAAACTGGTCCTGCCTGCGTTACATCTCCGTCGTAATTTGCTTGATATTGAGAAATACCATATCGTGTTCCAGTGCAATTTTGTTGTGTGGTTACACTGAAATTTCCTTGGTCATTGCATATTACAGGAAATCCTACAATGGCAGCAGCTGCACAGTTTCCATATAATTTAAATGTTTCTCCAGTTCTACACAACTGTGAACCTATAGTTTGCTCTGTATCATTTGGATTTAACCCATCCGTATATACGCTGTAACAAGCACCAGTAGAATCTGTACATGTACCATAAACATCCGAATTAACACAAGTTACACAATTTCCTCCTTCTTGCCAAGTAGAATCTGGATCTAATTGTGTGCATTGAGATTGAGTTAAATCTGTTCTACAACAAGTACAGTCACCACTTTCATTGCAATTATAGCAACATCTACCAATTGGATCTTCTGGTTCATTACATTCTGGTAAAGTAGGATTATCTTTGCAAGGATCTGGTTCTTCTGTTACATTTGTAGTGTCTAATCCATAACAATAATTTCTTATTGTTTGTGAGTCTCCAGTTGTAGGACACGATCCCTGTGTCCAAATTCCACCAATTCTAGAACACTCACATTGTTCTACATTATCTTTTAACCCTACATTGAAATATAGAGGTATTGTTGTGTCCGATGATGTTTTTTCGCATCTATCTCCAGAATCAATTGGTGTTAAATTTTGATCGTTTATGAAATCTTGATAATTTTGACTTTCCTGAGCATACTTACATGCACAGCAACACCCTCTTTCGGTTGCCTGTTCACATGTAAAATTATCAATATCTGCTCCGGGGTAAAAAGTTCTAGTTACAACGCTCAAAATCCCTTGATTTGAATAGCATTCATTCGCGGTAGTTTCGTATTTAGAATATTCTTGGGTGTTTGAATTATATTGGCAGCAAACACCCATTGATTTTAATTCATCTTTAAAGTCAATTGCGGATTGTAGTCTAGATCTAAATTGTATTGTCATAATGTCCTCATGCTATTTATAATAAAAAATATGATTAATTATGCATTGGATTTTATGGGTTTTGGTTTTGCATTTACACCTAAAAGTTCACAATCACAGTTTTCATTAGTACCACAATTATAACAATTTTTCCAAATGCCGTTTTTGTTTCTACATTCACCACAAGTATATTTGCTGCAAGTATATTTTCCTGAACTATTCTTAATGCAGCAACATCCTGGAACTTTCATATCTTTAGTACATGCAGAACAATCTGTACTGGAAGAACAATCTTGACCTCTACTCCATTTTATACCTGCTTTTACCTTCATGCATGTATTTTCATCGGTTACATCACATGCTATACAATTTGAATAACCAGTAACTGTGTCATATTTTCTATAACAGCATCTTCCTAACTCTTCGTTACTTGAAACGTATGAATTTATTTCTCCATTTGGTCCGGTGCAATCTTCTAATTTATTTACTGAGTATGAATTTAAATCATCATTTATAATTGGAACACAATCTGAAACAAACATTCCGGTGTCTGTTTTTATTGTAATCTTTTTATAAACTATATTATGATTTAATTTTAAAGTATCTACCACATTTGCTGCACCGCGTGAACTGCTACCAATTGGCGAACTTCTAGGTGGTAAGAAATATACACCAGGAGGTGCAGGATTCAATGGATCTTGATCTGACTGATTTGTTCTTTTATCACTCCAGCAATCTCCGCCGTCCCAGTTGTATTTTGGACAGTTCCATGCTGGCGTACAAGCACCACCACCTAGCTCGCCCGGCAAAGGATTACACACACCTAAGCAATTTAAAACTTCCCCATAAATACACACGCAATCAGGAGCAGGTTGTTGTGGCGCATTGGGTCCACAACATTGACCAAATCCATAGTTAAATTGTTCACAATTAAAATTACCACAGCTAGAACCAGTCTTAGCATTTTTTATACTTCCATTCAAACAAGGAAATGGTGGCTGACCGTAACCAAAATCGGCGGGATCTCCATCTGTATTCTTCCAACAGTCATAAGAATCCTCTTCCCTTACACATAAACCATCACAATCCCTGATGAATCCCTGGCTAGGACAACCCTCTGGACTGGTTCTAACACAAGTATCACATTTTTCTGGAACAGATGCATTTTCAAATCTAGGTGGCAAAACAGATGGACACAAACATGTTGGAGCAGTCGGACAATCACCAGCCTTAAAATTAACAGGAACAAAAGGTTCCTTTGTAGATGGTATCCAAGGTGCCCCTGGTGTTTTAGGATTTGTTCTATATCCTCCATCATTTTCTCTATCTGCTGGAATTCTCCAATCTTGTTGTTTACCTGTAGTTGGATTAATATAGTTAGGATCAGAAATCCATATAGACATACATCTGGTATTGCAGTTATTTGCAAAGTAAACAAGTCTATTAAAACACTCTGGTTTACAGGAGTCTGAACAAGGCGGTTGCGAGTACTTTCCAGATGCAAGGGCTTTACCTTGAGGAGAAGTCGGAGGAGCACATGGTGCTATTTTTTCTATAGCTTGTCTATCTAAAACTAATTTATAAGGTGGATCCACCACATCTCCGTCTACCCAATTTCCAGATTTGTCTTTACATTTGCAACTAGCATTTCTACAACATTCGCTTCCAGAACTACAATCAGATAAAGAACAAATTCTTATTACAACTGGAGGACAACCATTACAGGGACAAGTAGCAGCATAATCCTCTTCGTTGCTTAAATTAGGATTTGTACTTGGACTGAATAATTCATAACCCCCAGTGCACTTTTCCAAACAACATGCCTTGGGATCAAATTTACAGAAGTCTCCTCCTCCTCCGCTTCCGCCTCCTCCGCCTCCTCCGCCTCCTCCTCCTGACGGTGGTCCAGAAGGTGGTCCAGAAGGTGGTCCAGAGGGTGGTCCAGAAGGTGGTCCAGAGGGTGGTCCAGAAGGTGGTCCTGGCGGCCCCGGAGGTGGCCCCGGAGGTCCTGGCGGCCGCGGCGGCGGCCCAGGTGGCCGCGGTGGCGGCGGTGGTGGACAATCATCATCCGGATCGCATGGTGGTGGCGGCCCCGGAGGTGGCCCCGGAGGTGGCCCCGGAGGTGGCCCCGGAGGTGGCCCCGGAGGTGGCCCCGGAGGTGGCCCCGGAGGTGGTCCTGGTGGTGGCCCGGGAGGTGGTCCTGGTGGTGGTGGTTGACAGTCTTCTCCTGGCGGACAGTCAGGACTACCAACACAGTTGCAATTCACATCATCACATGTGGTATCTTCGCCCATGAAAACACCACCTAAAGTTTCACACGAAACTGTTACATCATCTGAAAGATTTCCAAAAAGATATGGTGGATAAATTCCTTTACAGACACCATTAACGCAACATGCACCAGGTTTGACATTTGCGTTACAACAAACTTCTTGTGGAGAGATTATTGTATCTACAACTGCTCCTGATGCATCTTTATATTCTCTATTTCTTGCTTTACTGGGTAAAGCAACACCTTTTAGAATTTCCTCGCACTGTATTCTAGTAGTTCCTGAAATATAAACTCCATTAACACAGCAAATAGTATATGGAGAAACTTGATCTGTTTCATCATCAATTATAACAGGACCTTCTATATTTTCATCTAATGATTTGTTCAATGCACCTTTATAACGATTACATGGATCAGTGCAAAATCTTCCAGTTTCTCTTGGTTGTGCCCAATTTGCTCCGTCTGGATTGTTTGGATATGTTTGACATGTTATCCCCGGAAAGAAAACTCCACCAAAGTAAAAACATTCATCTACTGTTGAATTTTCTAAACATTTACCAGCAGAACAACAAGCACCAATCTGGTTACATGTTTCGTTACAAGATAGATGGGGATTGAATTGACCAGATAATTTTGTACAAAACTCTCTAGAAACATAATCCACACATCTAGGTAAACTTTGATCTAGATTTACACCTGAATTTGGAACAAGGTTACCGAGATTTTCATACGGAACACCATTTGGATATAGTTCTTTAATTCTATCAAAATCTAGAGTATTTGCAAAATTATACGTCACATAGTTTGTATTAATTTGTATTCCTGTGTTAGTTTGTTCAAAACAACAAGATCCAAGTAATGATGTGACCTGACACTGGTTTGGATCATTTAAATCTAATCCTCGCGCAGTTACTCTGGCTAACCAACTTTCTCCTGCATCATATGAAAACAAATTAACTACAGATTTGCCACATGTTAAATAATTTTCATTACCTTCAAAATATACATTAGAGGGAAATTTCCAAACATCATCGGATGTAAATATAAAAGTTACAGATATTATTTGATTATTTTTAAAATCTCCAGTTATTTCTGAAATACCAATAGGAGTTTTTAGTACATATACTCCACCAGCATCTACATTTATCTGTATACCTCCGGTTGTTCCTACACTGAATCCTTCTAATTCTCCATTAAGTCCTACTAGTTGATTTCTTTCTACAGGACCAATATATTTAATTTTTGCCTTTTCGCTCAAATAAGTATTACTAAAATTAAGCAATCCAGAGTAAGAAGAATCTGTTGCAACTTTAGTGCTACTTCCTACTCCCGGTTCTGAAATATACATTATGGTATCGTTGTATACCGTTCCTAAAGTACCAACACCCTCTTCGTATGTTGAATATAATGTTATATTATTAGAATCTTGTTTAACTTCTAAAGAACCAGTTGCAGTTAATCCTCTAAAGAACAATTCACCATTTACTAACTCTTTAAAGAATTCTTGTCCAGTTCCAACATTTTTTGCAGATGTTACATTTTCCTGAACCGAATTACCTTTGAAGTTTCCTGTCACTCTTCTGGTACTTCCGTCAGTTAATGTAAAGGTTATTCCAGTTCCATCTGAAACGGCAGAAACAACATAAACTCCTCGCTCACCAGTTGCACCAGTTGAACCACTGATACCAGTGTTTCCTGTGTTTCCAGTTGCACCAGTTGGTCCGGTTGGACCTGTTATACCTGCTATTATAATTTGTGTGATTGAACTACTACCCATAATTAATTTCCATTAAAACCAAGACAAGACTTACATTTATCAAATTCGTAATCATTGTATATCGTATCTGTATTTATATCCCAAGAGTTGTATACCAATGGTATTCTTCTAACTGGTCTAAATCTTGCCGCTTTTGAGTCTCTTCTCACAGTATATTGTTTTCCTGCTGCGCCAGAACTAAAATCTTGAATCGTCATCCCTACTCCATTACAAATTTGTAAGGATAAATCTAGTGCTTCATCTTCTGTGAGTCCCATTTGATCCTTGTAATATCTACTTCTTTCATTTATTAATTCTTGTGAATCCTCTGGGTTTCTGTTTGGTTCTATTTTTTGAACAACATATAAATCTTTTTCTTTATGATTATTTGTATTCCAATCTACGATTCTACAGACAGAAGTTGAAGTCCAATAAGGATTTGTTGATATTACTTGACCTCCAGTTCCCTCTATTGAACTATTAATTTTTTCCAAATTTCTAGCAATATGATTCATTTCTACTATACTTGGAATGTACCAATCACTATATCCTAAATAATTTTGTTCATTTAATGACGATACTTTTCTTATTACGGTTCCCTCTGGGTTTCTATTTTCCCACATCTGACTGTAATAATACTTAAACGTATTGATGTCTGTTTCTATTTCATTTTTATTTGCACCACCAGGCCATTGATTTATATTTTGTGAGACAAATCTTCTATAAGCATTGATGTCTTTTCCGTCTCCATCGTCATCTCTAAACCAATACTCTGGGTTATTTTTTGATGTCGCATCGTGTAGTCTTGTATTCATTAAACCATCTATAGAAGAAGTTGATATTGGTTCTAAGAAATACTTACCATTAAAGTTTTCGCTTCCTGGCTCGACTCTAGACTCAAACATTTCAGACCACTTAAACATATATTCTGAACTAGATCCTATTTCATAATATGCATCTTCTGGTGCAACAATTAACGCCCATAGAACTTGAACTCTGTTTTGTTCATAAAATTTACTATAAAGATATTTTGCTAATACCGCGCCAGGAGTCGGCGCTCCCATGATTTCTGTTACTATATTAGATCTGGTAGTATCAAATGCGTATGGACCATATTCTTTATTAAATTCGTCAGTAAAAGAGAAAAATGCAGGATCTGGCCATGTTATGGTTCTAATCGTTCCATTTAAATTTGCAGTAATTGATGTATAAAGTTGTTGTATTACAGGAACACCAACTTTGAACAAGCATTTTGCTCCAAAAGATACATCAGTTATTTGTAGAGGATATGTTCTAGAAATATAAACTAAAGAACCTGATGTATTTGGCACACCATATTCATCCGATGTATATTTTTTACATCTTTTGAATTTCCATAATTTAAAATCTGCTCCTTGCTGATCTCCTCTGGGTCTACACATACAATCAACTGGTTCTCCATATGCAGTTGCTGGCTCCTGAAAAGTATCACAATTGTTTGGATTACCTATTATTGCTACTAAATGTCCACCCTGTATTTTTTTACCGGGAGTAAAACATGGATCATTGAAATTTGCTCTACACAAATTAGATTCTAAAGAATCTCCAAAGTATGGATTATTAAAACTAATACCACAACAAGAAACTTCAAAACACTTTTTACCAATACCCATGAATGTTCCTTGATTTCTTGCACAAGTTTCTGGTAATTGTTCATCTACACAATATGTCCCGTCTTGTTGTGTATAATAACAACATGGTCCAGAAAGAGCCCTAATTTCCCCCAACCCAACAGCAGCAGTACAACAATTTTCGTTTCCCCATTCAGCACAAGACAAACGAGCAGAAAACTCAGCATCTGGTATCAGGTTACATTCCACATCAGTAAGATCTAAACATTTTCCTTTTACACAACATGAACCATAACTAGGACATGCTCGTTCTTTTCCAACACAAGAAAAAACTTCTTCTCCTGCAACTATACTATTACCACATCTTTGATTTGGATAAAACACTCCATTATATTTTAAACACAAATCATATGTTGTATTTCTACATAGATTGTTTAAATTTGAACTAGTAAAAAATGTATTCAGTGAGTTTATATTTCCAAGACAGCAAGCACCTTCAGGAAAACAATCACCATTGCCCACTCTTGCTAAACATGAACTATTAGAAAATTGACCACCTATTGCAATACAATAACTCTTATGCATATAGTCTATACATTTTCTGTCTTCTGGATTTTCACTTGAACATAAACAACAAGATCCTATATCTAATGAATCAACAGTGGTTGCTAAATTGGTTGATGTTATTCCTGCCTCCGCAGCGTCTAACATTTGATCATTAGAAATTTTATTCCACGTTAATTGTGGAAATGTGTAATTTAGAGAGACAGCACCAGTTACTCCAAAATATAAACGATCTTGTATTTTTATATCTGTTTGATATTCTGTTTGTGATCCTGCTAAATTTGTATATGTTCTTGGAGTATACTGTAAGATATAATTTCCTGAAACTGTAGTTGTATTTATTTTTGTTTGATATGATCCAGTTCCTCCTGTAGCACTTAAAATATTAGAAGTAAATGGGGCAGTTACAAAAGAATTAAATACATAATTGAAATTATTAGGATTGAGCCAACTTCTTTGAGCATTTATTGGAGCAATTATAATTTTTGTAGAGGGATCGTAATAGGTTTCTCTCGCACCTCTACCCTTTCCAGATTCGTATTGATAAATTATTTCTCCAACATTTCCAATTGGTCTAAATTCTGTTACTTCATCAAAAACCTTTCCAACAATTGAAACATAATTTGAATTAGTAGTAACAGAATCAAATGCAGCAGTATTGCTAACAAAGTTAATTTTCTTAAATTTTATAACTTCATCACTATCTGTTATCAATACTTGATTTGCATTACGTTCTCCAGAATTATCACTATATAAAATACTAAAGGTATCATCTGTTGTTTGTTGACCTTTTAATAAAACTATAGTATTGGATTCTGGATCAAATGCTCCATCTGAACCAGTAAATCCTAAATTGAAAGTAGTTCCATCGGTTAGTGTAAATCTGGCAACACCATTAGATACAAAGGTTATTGTGGATATGCTAGTTCCTGTGTTTCCTTTGTTGCCAGGAGCACTATTTCCTGTAGCACCAGTGGAACCAGTAGATCCAGTGGGACCGGTATTTCCAGTCATACCTCCAGTTGATCCAATTATATCTTTGATTATTATTCTTGAACTACCGATAATCATTAGTTAACCATCTTTCTTTCTATCTTTAACAACCTCCAATATTTATTTAAATTATCAATAGAAGAATAATATCTTCCATCGCATCTTATCATTTTAATTGGTCTTATTTTGTAATTATTTTCTGTTCTCTTTTTCTTTCCGGTTTCAAAATTTTCATTAATAATATTATTATCAAAATTAATAGTCCACGCAGAAGTACCGTGTGTAAGACCGGAGGGATGATTTAAAACATATTCGTTTGTACCGTCTGTGAATGTTCCGGTAGAAGACCAGTGCCAACCTTCCAACATGGTTCCACCATTTGAAAGTATTACTGTGTTTAAATTATTTGTATCATCTTCAGAACACCGAGAGGCAATGAAAGCCAATTCATCATAACTTGGCAAATACCAATCAGAAATAAAATCGTTTGTTTCAGGAAATGCTTCATTGAAAGCAGAAATTGCTCTAGCAACAGTGATATTTTCGCTACTCAAAACTGGAGTATAAGAACCAGAATTTAATCCAGTAGCACCAATGTCGTAGTAATGAACAAATTCAGAATTTATAAGTCTCGCAGTATTGAGGAGTCCATAATTTCTAGACCATTTTCCGTTAAACGAAGTATTTGGTTTATTTGTTATCCACTCTTCTGGATCATTTGTTGAACGAATTAAGTTGCAACTAGCAAATGAGTATATTGATAAATTATCTTTTGAACTTGGTAAACTGTAGTTATACAAATAACCTTCAAACAGTCCCATATCCGAAAAATCAGGATCTTCTATTTTAGTTGTTCCTACTTTGAACAAAGGACCCCAACAATTAGATCCATTACTCCAAACAAAATCAGTAGTGTCAGTTGAAGATCCACTATATTCTACAGCCTCACCATTTTCATTTATTGTTAGTGGATGCTTAGAGATAATCATTATATAAGAATCACCAGAAGTGTTACATAAATCTCCACTTGTAGTAAATCCATATCCACTAAAATCATATCTTGAAGAATAATATTCGCAAGAAGTAACTCCTCCTAAAGTTGTACTAGCAGTAAACCCATAAGGAGTTCCAAATAGTTCGGAACCAAAGCATTGCGATCCATCAGGATTAAATATACCCACAACATAACCGTCTGCATATTCGTCACCAACTGATAATGTCTTATTGGGTATAATTGAAAAACATGGAATTGAAGCAGAAGAACATGTAACTACATCGCAAGTTGAAGAATCTCCAAAATATGTTTTATTATTTTCAAAGCATTCTTCTCCATTTATATTATTTGTACAGGTTACACCTGAATCACAGCAGGCACCATAACCAGAAAAGCAAACATTAAAATTTTTACTATTAGAACAATTTACTCCTGCACCCTGCCAATAACCAGAACAATTTTCTTGTTCGGTTTCTATGCACACCCCAGATCCATCACAACATGCACCTACATTTATTTTTGCATTTTCGCAACTAAAATCTTCACATGTTTGTTTTAGTCCAGTAAATTTATTCCAATAAAAACTATAATTGCTTTCCTCTGCGCTCTTTGCACAGTCACAATATTTTAATTCATCACACGAAACAAAAGATTGCTCCTTGAAGAAACAACAAGCACCCAATGCATCACAATAGGTTAATCCTTCAGAATATGTAACTCCCGCAATGAAATGTCCGGGACAAGATATATTTGTAGAAAGTGTATATCCACACTCTGAATCACAACACAAACCAAAAGTAATTCCATTTATTGTACTAGACAGTAAAGTAAATGAACTATTATTACAATTGTATAAATTTGGATTATTTTTGATAGGCGATCCTGCCGCGGGTGTTTGTTGACTATAGGAATTTAAATAACCATACCAAACATTTCCTATAGAAAAGAATGAAAATAAATCGTATCTTCCACTAAAGCAAGGGGAATAACCTAATGGCCACACCACAGGATTTAAACTTGATATTGGAATAGAACCTACCGCAGCGTTGCTAGATGTATAAAAGAATCTAAGAGGTTTTTGATATGTTTTCATCGGTGGAGAAATCACACTTATTGATTGAGAGTAGAGTGGATTCTCTGGACTTTTTATTATTATCCAAGATTCTTTGTCTAAGGAAGGTAACTGATTACCTAAGTAAAAATTAGCAAATCCATCGTTAGGATCCAATAACCACGCCTTTACACTATTATTCACTATTGCGGTGGCATTACTTACTGTAAGTTTTTCATATACATCACTATTTACTTGATATACTGTTCTTTGATCTGCATCATATGAAGTACCAGTATAACCAGTTTGAAAATCTCCTACATTATTTTTAACTAGAGCTCCAACAGGACCTCCAGTTAGTCCTAGAGCAGAAACATCAACCAAATCGTATGTAACGGTTATCGTTTCTCCATCATCACTAATTGTTATTTCTGGACTTCCAGAAGTTAAATTTCTAAAATTTAAAACATCTGCACTGTAACCTATATTGTCATATGCAGTTACAGATACTTCTTCCTGATTAAATTTTATAAAATTTGCTACACTATTATCTAAAGAAGTACCTTCAGCGTGTAAATGAAATGTTCCGGTTGGACCTATTATTGAATTTGATGATCTCTGGGAACCATCATTGAATGTAAAAATAACAATATTATCTTGTTTGACTACGTTGGATATACTAGGTCCAGTATTACCTGTTGCACCGAATCCTGTATTTCCTGTAGGGCCAACATTACCCGTATTTCCTCTAGGACCAGTAGGACCAGTATATCCTACTAATCTTTCAATTACGGTTTTTCTTATCGAGCTACTACCATATATTGGCATGATTAACTCACACTATGTTAAGTCTGCTCTCAACAGCAGCGAGTCTTGTTCTCAAATCGGTAATTACTGTGTCTAAATCCTCTTCTTGATTATTTGCCTTATCTCCAATTGTTATGGTATTTCCGTGCAAAGAATCTATTTCAACTGCATTTGGTATAAAAGACTTTATATTTCCAGAGTCTTTTATTTTCATGTATGCTTTCAATGAAACTAAAGAATTTGATTTTTGAGATGTGATTGCTGTTTCTTTTTTAGATCCATCTAAAACTGTTGTTGGGGCAGATTGATATAAATTAGTTATAATATCAATCTTTGGTGGTAAGACTCCAATTATTGTAGCTTCTTCAGCTAAAACGCATTCAACATTTCCTGCATCAGTTTTTACTGTAAATGTATATGGATTACCCGAAACATTAGTTAATCCATTGTTAATATTTGAATTTACACTAGGAGTTCCAAGTGATCTACTTGTTTTGTTTGCGGAAACAAATCTATCTCCACTTATTGAATAAAACACAATATCTCCAGCAGTGGGAGATGCTAGTCCAGTTATGTTTTCAAATCCAAGTAAAACGGATTGTCTAGAAGAACTAGATGTTAAAAAAGTATTGTTCCATGAAAAATTTAAATTAGATGATGGATCTTTTACTGTAGTCGTTTTTCCAAAAATACTAATCTTTGCTCTACTATCATTTTCATCAGGAGTATAAGTTTCATTATTTAACTTATAATACACTGAAGTTATTCTAGTGCCTCCGCTGCTAAGAGAAGCAAGATTCGAAGAAGTTAGAACAGTATTTGTTCCTTTTGATTTTAATTTAATCTTATAAACAAGACCATAAGATGTTCCAAATTTGTTTATAATATCTTGATTTTCGTCTGTCCAAGGAATGTAAGAAGTTCCATCTAAAGGAATATAATCGCCATCGGTAATCTCACCAAAAGTAAATACTATACTTCCAACTCCACTAGCAAATCCACCAACTAAAGTTTCTATATCTGGTGTTACACTATAACCAATATAATTTGTTACAATTCCAGTATATGCACCACTAGAATGTGGTGCTACTTGATAAATTGGTTTTATTATTTTTCCAGTATCCGATGGTGCAACTGGTTGAATTAATCCAGCTTCTCTATCGCTTAAAAAGTAAACATCTAGGCCGCCGGCTCCTCCAGTTTCGCCTGCTAAGTAAGTAATTCCTCTAGATGGTAGGTTAATAGATCCCTGTGTAACTACTGTTAGTGCTCCAGTAGACGAATCTCTTGATTCAACAATACCAACTACTTCTGATTTTGCTGCGCTATTTGCGTCCGCTTTAAGATATGAAACTCCGGGAATGTCATAGTATATAACATCACCGCCAGTTATACCTGATTGATAATCAGTAGAAGGTATGCTTATGACAAATCTACTTCCAGTGAAAGCTTCTGGATTTATTGTTACAAATGTTTTTGATACATTTATGTTAGAGGTTGAATTTCCGCAGGGCATTTAATTCTCCGTTAAGTTGGTAGTGGATAGTCTGCATCTGCTATGATGTGGTAGAAAACTCTATCGTAGTTTACAGTACCAGGTCCAACACAAATTTTTAAACCACTTGAAGATGGATATGTTGTAACTGTTTCTTGACCAATTCTTACAACTCTAGACGTACCAGAGTAACCAAATGTCCCACTAGACAATCTACAGTCTCTATTACTCATTAAGTTGAACGCATCGCTTGCGCCTGTAACTGGTGAGTAGATAGAAATTGTAGGTGTATCACGCATTTCAAATGGCCATTTGATGTAGTTACAAGTATTAAGTGGTAGAACTATATGATTTGGAACATTGTGTGTTGGTGAATTGTCGCTTTGTACAGTCAATTGACCAGGATATTCATTTAAGTTGTAGGTACTGTAATAATATTTTTTACATTCATTCAATCTTGTGCTTATAGGCAAATGTGAATGTGGTGCAAAAATTTGTTCACCTAAGAAAAGACATACAGATGCAATATCAACATATATGTTTTCGGATACTGTAAGCGCGTTTTCTAATGCATTTTCAATTAGAGGAACAAAGTCAAATCCAATTTCTGTATAGTCATCAACTAAACTACCACCGAGATCACTTAGATTGTTTATGTTAAATGTCACATCAAATCTTTGCCAAGTGGTTGATAGAGTAACGGTATCAATATAAACTTTATCTGCTTGAACTTGATTGTTGTATCTTGAGTAGAATAAATCTATAGGATATCCATTGTGTGAACATTTTGCATAAAAACTAAAGACTACATCCTGTGAATTGTGTGCTTTTGCAGAAGGAATGACATGTGCAATATGATGATATTCATTTGCTGCTAAAGTTGCAGCCATTGCTTTTACTTGTAAATAATATTCTGGATTTCCTTCTATTGAAGTTTGATAATCTGTAAATTGTTTTCTTTCAATTCTATATTCTTTGGTAACTCCAGTTATTCCGTCTGTTCTTCTCCACATGTCTGCAAATATCACATCAGAAGTACCAGTATATCCTGTAATTTTTCCAGTTTCTCTTTGCCAGATTGAATAATCACCATTTAAAAGCACATTTTCTGTGACGACAGCAGCGGTGTTTCCAACCCCACCACTTACTCCAATTAGTAACGATCTATATTCAGAACCAGCGAATGAAGAAGAACCAGATGATTTAAATTGTTTGTTTACTATTGTATGAGTGGATGCATCATACTGTATTGCATATAATTTTCCATTATATGTAGATTCTCCTGGATTTAATTTTCTTAGTTGATTTGTATTAGACCAAGAATCTGCATTGTTTCTTAAAACATATAATCCCACTCCGCCTAAAGTATTAGAAAAGGAACCGAATGTTGTTATTTTGTATAGATAACTACCAGAAACTAATTGTTTATCTGTTATAGTTCCAACAACAAAATCTTCTTCATTTCCATTTTCAAATGGAGTTTCTTGTCTGCCAACAGATTGACTTAAAAACCATCCATTATAGGATTTTCTTTTTGGACTTCCTGTAGTCAAATAAGTCTGTAAACCTTGATTTTGTGTAAAATAGGATATTATTGTTCCTATGTCAAACCCGCCAGCACCAGTAGATGTATTATATGCCCCACCGGATTCTGCTGGTAAAGTTACAAAAATATAATTTGAACCAGTTATTCCTATGCCAGATAATGCACCAGAATCTATTTGGTATCCTCTATATGGAAAAATCACACCAGAGGTTGCACCAATACCAACAATTAGTGGTTTAGAAATATATCCATCTGTTGTGGGCTCCACTGTAGTGATCTCACCCAATACATCGGAAAGAAAATAAATACACCCACCATTTAGATTATTACCAACACCAGAAGGTCTATTTACTCCGGTAAAATCTCCATCGACTTTACCACAAACAGTCACTACAGAAAAGTCAGTATTTCTTTCTGTAATTATACCAACAATTTCAGAGGAAGTTGAAGAAGTACATATTCCAGCAGAATATCCAGAGATTGTATCATCATAAAATATTGGAGTTCCAAAGGTAAATCCTACAGTTCCAAGAGTAATTCCTGTAACTTTAAAGGAAACATTTGGTAAAATAGTTCTACCATCAAAATTAACTTTTCCAGAAAAGGTTAAACCATTTGTTATAGGTAGAGATCCTGTTCCACCCAGATTCAAGGTATATTGACCGTTTATATTGCTAGTTACACCAATTCCTTGACCGTGAGTTATACCAAAAACGGTCATTAAATTTAATTTTTCTATAATTTCATCGTTCTCTTTCTCCCACCATTGGTAGAAAGTAGTTGTCGGTGATAAATCTGAAATTATTGTATCTCTGTTAATTGGCATGGTTTAATCTCTAGATATTTATATCAAATATTTTATAGTTGTTTAAAGTTTGAATTAAAATTCTGTTTACTGGTATTTCGTCGCTTACACCTTTTCTTACTCTAAAAATAGGAGTTGATGATTCTTTAAATTCTGTACTGAAAGAGATAATAGTGGACTTATATCTATCTGCTCCATCAGTTGATGGATTTACAAAACCATAATTAGATCTATCGTTAAAAATATATCCAGGATCATTTTCGGATTGTGATGACAATACAAAATTTTCTTGTGTTTCTATAAAAAATTGTATATCAACATTATTTTGTATTTCTGTTAAATTTATTTTGTGTTCTATTGGAAAATCAACATAGTACCACTTATTTCCTGTTTCAAATGGTATGTTATACCATCCGACATTTAAAATAATTGTTAATTCCTCATTTTCATATGAGTAGTTAATTATAGAAGGAGTTAGTGGGTATGCGTAATTTGGATTTGGAAACGGAATGGAATAGATATCGTCTATAGATCCAGACAATTGTATTATTGTTGCATCTCCTAAATTTGCTTTTGCTTTACAACCAACAATTGGCCAATTAAGCAAACACTCCAACTGTAAATTTGTTTGCAACAACATACTTTCTTGTAATTCGTTCAATTCTGCAGCTTGCAAAAGAACTCCTGGCTTAAATCCAATAAATGAATAGTTTTGTTTTAAAGTATCCTTTTTCTTTGAATAATATGGTCTAATACTTAATACAAACTTTTCACTAGAGGGTGTATTTTTTGATATAGGAACAAATGTTATATTAGAAGAAGCAGTTTTAAATGGAATCTCGGGTAATGTATCTACTACATCACTTAGCTTAAGAATATTGCTGAAATCAGTAACCAACGAAACGGGTGGTTGATTTAATGAAGCTAAAACTCTATTAATTTTTTGAATTCCTGATTCTCCGTCTGAAAATATACATTCCCATGCCCTCGCAGAATCTGCAAACGTGTCAAATCCAACTATAGTTTCATTTGTACTTTTATCATATACTAGTCTAGGAGTTCCACTTTGTCCGGATGCAGTAAAAAAGTCTCTTGGTTGATTTATATTTTTTATAATACTACTTCTAGGAACAAAGAAATTATATACACCAGAATAGTTTCTTGATGTGAATGTAGACGGAACTGATAATATCTCCAATGCAACACCAGAAGATATGACGGTATTTGTCAATTTAATAACATCAAATGGAATTTCAGATAGAAAAAAAAGACCTTGTGAATTTACTGTAAACCCAAGAAATGCATCTCTTTCATCATGATCAGAATTTTGTAACCAATTTTTTGCATTTTTGGTATTTGCAAATTTATTATAAAATGTTGTAAATTGTCTGGGATCATTGTCTGGTATTTTAAACATTACAGTATCGCTTAGATCATTGCTGCCAGGTCCAAAATTCATTGGTGAATCCGCACTAGTTCCTACTAAATAATTAGTATCTGGACTAGAAAATATTTTTTCTAAAGTAAAATCCTCAAAGGTATTTGTATTTCTATTATACATTCTCACAGTTTGAGTAGTATCATTATTAAGTGTATGAAATGTTGCTATTGCTACTCTAGGAGATATTGCGATAAATAATGGAGTTGCACCAGTATATAATCCAAATTTCCATTTCATTTCTTCGGCAGGTCTACATCCAGCTTGTATATAATACGGTGCATGCTTATCCGGTCCGAAAGAACCCCAAGGACCCCATGTGAAATATCCAGCACCATAAGATCGTTTACCAACAGAAATACCATGCATATTAATTCTTTGAGAAGGATTAGGAAAAATATTTTTAATCCAACAATTAGAATTAATTTTTACTGGCAGAATAGAAAAATTTTGATGATTTTTACCATCAGAATTTAAATTTGGAGAGTTCTGCCCATAATCAAAAAAATCCCAAATAGGATCAACGTGGTTTAATCCATATTCAAATTGATTTTGTGCATGTATGGTGTTACATATACCAGAAATAGGGACAATCTGGCCACCCGATCCAGTTTGTAATCCATAATTTATTTTATCTTTGATTAAAAGTGGCATTGTTAATTTTTAAAAACTTATTGTTCTTTTTCTTCCAATTGTATCTTCAATTTCAAATACTTTAGGCGATACACCAATTTCACTTAATCTTGTAACTTTAAATAAGAAAGATCCAAGTTCCTGTGTGTTTACAATTGATGCATCAGTATTTTTTATTTTAAATCTGTCAGCACCATTACTTGAAGATGAAAATACAACGCCGGAATTGTCATTAAATATAAATCCTTCATCGGAAGAATTAGAGGAACAAAGAACAAAAGAAGTTTCATATTGTATATAATAGCTTCTTGATTGTCCTTTTGCAAAATTAGATCCTAAAGTGTCTAGTATTGATCCATCTATAACAGCCCAAATTCTATAATATTCGCTAACTTTAAAATTTGCTATAACAATGTCTAATCTTAATCGATTTAGTGTTCCAGATATTACAATATCATTCAAAGAAGGTAAAAAAACTTTATCACCGGATATAGATGATAAATTTATAGTATTGCTAGATGCAACGTCATAGAAAAAAATATTGTTATAGGTATTTTGAAATAATATATTCTCTTGAATTTCATTTAGTTCTGAAGCCTGTAAAGAATATCCTGGTTTAAACGCAACCAAAGAATATTTGTGGTTTTCAAAAACTTCATTTCTACTTTTATATGGCGATGAACCTAATGGTGAACTCATATTAAATCCTTGTTACTGTTATTATATTAATTGACGTATTTTCTAAATTTCCAGTTGTTCTGGGACTTACAATTTGACTAGATCTTGGTGTTCCGGTGAATTGAGTAACATGTGTCGGAATTGATACATCTTCAGGAGTTACTGTTGTAGATTCACCATCCGGTAAAATAATTGAGCTAATTCTAGAATATTGAGATTTAATATCACCACTAACTCTTACATATTCATACGAAGCATCTTCAGAAACATTTTTAATATCTATTGTTGATATTGGTGAATAATTTTCTACAACCTCTACTCCTGTCCAATTTGTAGGGTTTTCTAATTTCTCTTTATCACTTCCAGAGAAACCACTTTTTACAAATTTTAAAGTAGTTAAAAATGATTGAATTTCTTTTGTATATTTTGAAGATGTGGATTTACCAGCAACAGATGAAACTTCTCCTTCTTTTATTGGATTTTCAACCAATGAAAAGAAATTTATCTCTCTCGGTAAAATTAAACTTTCATCTGCTAATTCTTGTTTTCCTAAACTAATAGAAGTCATTACGCTATTTGAATTTAATGTTTTTGCAGGATCTAAACCTAGTTTATCAACAGGATCTAAATTTATTTGAATTTTTGAATTTATAAAGTCCTGATGATCATTCATTCCGGGTAAAAGAGATGTATCTATTGATAAACTTATGTCTTTATAATTCTCACCCCTAGAAACAACTTTAATACCGTTTACTTGATGATTTCCGTTTGAATTTATAAATGTAGTCAATTCAATTACTGCACCATAACCTGTGAGTGATTTTATTTGTAATCTTGGATTTGCTTGTGTTGCAATCAATTCTGCTACAGTTTCTGATGATAAATCTACAAACGCTGAAACTATACATCCATCTTCAAATCCATTATTATACCAAGTCGAATATAGTTTATAATAAACAGAATTAGGAGACAATTGACCAGTTTGAATTTGTTTTTCAATTAAATCAAATTTTGATAATATTTCTATAGATTCTTCAACCTCTTGATTTCCATAAAAGACAGAAACAAAATCATCATCTTCATCTTCAAACAAGAAATAACACTCTCTGCACGTTAATTCTGGTATTGATGTGTATAAATCACCTAAAGCGTATGATTCATAGCTGTTACCAGAAGTTGGTATTTCTTTTTCTTTATTTACATATACTGCACAGTTACCAGTTGCTCCAACCACTCCATTACAAAAAGATGTACATCTATCCCAAGGAGTAGTTCCACCCAATCCCACTTCGTATTCGTCTAAACTTGGAACTGGAATCCAGTCACTAGTTACAAATTTTTCAAGAGATGGAGTGATCTTAAAGAGGGCCAACCAACTATAACCATCGGAAAAGGAAACTTCTCCCGTCGTATGGGATGGTTTAAATCTAGAAACAGTATCGTAACCATCTAGTCTATTGTTTGAATTATCAGATGTACAAAGATAAACGTAACCATTGTCTCGATTATAGATGTAATAATTTTGTACGCTTGAAGAAATATTTGGCTTCCAAGGAGTATACTGAGATCCTCTATTCCATGAAATTCTAGGAACAACTGCTGAAACATCATTTCTAGAAACTTTATATGTTATTTCTGCATCTTTCCAAGCTTGCCTGAATAATTCTGAAGAATTTGGTTGCAATGAAGTTTGAGTAGTTTTTCCAAGTAAAAAATAATTTTGATATTTTCTACCAACTTCTAGTTTGTAATCTATTGCTTTATTCATTTTTACACCAAATTAACTTGCACATGCCGCTCCGCATGTTAGTCCTGCGTTTGGACTTGTAAACCCAGAAACATAACACATGTTTATGAAGTTATCAATATTTATATCGTTAAACTTAAATCCAACTATATTCTCCGACCAATTTGGGAAAACATGAGTTGGTTTATTCCAAGGACTCGCTTCAGCACATCCCTCACAATAAGTCAATCCATACAGAGAAAAAGTAGATCCACCAAAGCTACCAACACCTATTTGTGTGTTATATGTTGTTCCAAGTTGATATGAATGATAATTTCCGAGTATAGGAGTTTCACAAATTAATAAATCAGTATCTCCCGGTACTCCTGCTCCTGGATAATCTTCTATGTTAGTTTCTAAAAGTGCTCTTAATCCTGCTGGATGTAGAGTATTCATGAAACTAGTTTTGTATAAGTCTTGATTTATTCCAGTTTTAAGAATATATGAAAAGTCTTGAAACCAATCAGAATCTTGTATTCTGGAATCGTTTAAAGAACTTCCCCCTAAGTCTAGAGTTTCATCATACTCACCAACTCCACCTCTAAATGTGAAATTTTCAGAGTAGAACTTACCACCATTTAATCTTAATAGATTAACTTTTGGGTAGTAAATTGAAAAGTCTTCTTCAGAAAATTCAGGAAATAGTGTTAGAAAAAAATACTTGATAGAATCAATCGTTGTTTTCTTTTGATTAAAATTTTTGGATATACCTTTTAATAATTTTATGAATTTTTCATTAGAAATAGAACCACCATTAAATTCAAATTTAGAAGGATCTAGTCCATTTCCATAAATTTGTAAAAATCTATTCAAATATGAAGTTCTTGTTTTTTCTATATCAACAAGATCTAAAAGATTTTGAGATAAGGTGTATTGAGCACCCGATGGATTATCACAATACAACCAATCATAGTATTTTTGAAGGAAATCAAAAACCGAAACTTGTTTTGTTCCATATTCATTTTCTAATTTAACTTTTTCCTCAACTATCCAAAAAGGAACATACCGACTAATATCAAAATTGGTAGGACATTCGAATGAAGTATCCTCAAAAAAATCTTGAGAGGATAGCAAATCAAAGAAGTTTTGTAATTCACTTCTTAAACTAGATGATTGATTTGCTAGATATGAATAATTCAAAGTATTTTTACCTCTGAGATATAAAAGTTATTAACATTGTTATATTTTGATTGTAGTATTTTTTCATTCATTGGAATATTAATTGTGAATGAAACACTAGAAATATCTGCAAGATATATTATTCCTTGATTTATCAATATTCTACCATAATCTAAAGAAGTATCTTCTATTCCGGTTAGTGAATTAAAGCCTCTAATTTTTACAAAATTATCGAAGGAAGTGGTTGGTCCGGTTACTACTTTCAATATAATTGGTGTTCCATAAATATTTGAAAATTCAGTGCTTATGGTTGTAGAACCAATAAATGGGAATTTAAAAGGACTTCCTAAATTTATATTAGTTTCGCTACTCCTATTTAAGTCCATATTTGTTATAATATTTTTTCTATATTTTATATCAAATCTATCAGCAGATATTGAAATATCATCATATTGTTCCATTATAGAATTTGATAATTCAAATGAATCAAAGGTATAATTGAATGAATTATATGTTATAGATTCTTGTATTTTATTTTTAACTTTTTTGATCGCTTCTAATTTTTGAGTTGGAGTCGGAGATACATTTTTATATGTGAATTTTACGTCTAGTAAAAATTCATTGTAAACGGGCGAAACATATTCCGGTAACACAGTAATTACTGAGTATTCCTTCAGATATGATATAATAGTGTTTGGATTTAAGGAATTATCTGCTATTGATACAAAGACTCTACCATACCTTGGGGGCTGTAGTTCATCGCCTCCAAAAATTGAAATTTGGTCAACGGAATCTATTAGTTTAGAATCCAGTAATAATCCCATATAATCAGATTTCGTAACGGCTCTACCTTGTGAAGAAAACCATTTTGGTGCTAAAAATTTAATTAAATTAATGTTTGGTTGATCTAGTCCGCCCCTAGACTCATTGCACTCATCACAAGACACCCCTACATTTAAGTTTCCGGGAGTATATGCTACAGGTGTTCCTGCTCTAAACTGATATATGTTATTTCCCTTAACTCCAGATGAAACCATATATCTTATCTCTAGCGCATCTCCATCCTCAATGGAAACACCCAAACTATTTTCAATTCCAAATTGAACTATAAATCCACCAGTGCTTAGTCTTTCTACAAAATATATTTTATCATCTACTCTGAATGGAGTTCCTATGTTTCCAGATAAAGACCAAATTTCTGAATTTACCTTTACTTGAATTGTAGATATATCAATATTTTCGTTTACTATTAAATATCTTTGTTTTTCAAAATCAAAGGAACTTATCGCAGATGTATCGTTTACTAACTGTCCTTCTGTTACTTCTATGACAACATCGCTGTCGTTCACTACTCCAGAATTTAAATTTCTAAAAACATATTCTATGCCATCTTCGTTTATTCCATAAAAATATTCAAGTTCTGGAAATGAAGAATTATCTGCTTGATTTATACCTGTTACTTGTATAGTTGCCCTAGCAGATCTTTTGCCAGGAACGGTATATCCTAATGGTTTTGCTAAAGATATTATAGAATCTAATCTTTGTGCAGAATCTAAAAACATTTCACTTGATACCATGTTCATGTAATATGCATAGTAAAAAGTATTATATGCTAGTAAATCCACCAAAGCTCTAATAGCAGAGCCCTCGTAGTTGTAATCTTTAATTATGCTTTGATTTCGTAAATATTCAATTAAACTGCTTTTAATATCTTCAAAGTCTAGATTCCCAAGTACATTTGTTGGCGTATTTGCCATTATCTGTTCCTCTCTACGCTAATTGTTACGGTTTGAATTGCTCTGGTATTTACATTTTGATATGTTAAATCTATTAGTAAAATTCTAGGATTGTTTGTATCTAGATTGAAATCAACTTCCATCACCTGTATTCTGGGTTCAAATCTATTAACTGCTGCTTGTAGATCTATTTTATACGGTGTCAATCTAACATCTTCATTGTTTATATTTTCAAATAACAAATCGTAAAAAACAGTACCAAAATCAAATTTAAAAGGTTTTTCTCCAAGTCTAGTCAATACTATATTGATTATAGACTGTCTAATTGCATTACCGTCTTTCTTTAAACTCAAATCGTTGGTAAATGAGTTTTTTGAAAAGAAAAATGGTATGTCGGAGAAAATATTCTTAGTTATTTGCATGGCTTTATTTATAGTTAAAATAAGTAAGATAATAATTTTTCTAAAGCAGTTGTAGTATAATCTGGTGACACCGGCAACGTATCTCGTATCAAAGTTAAATCTTGAGTGCAATTTGAATCTTTATAGAAACTCATATTGATTTCAGATATCAACCACCTTCCGTGGAGATTCTTTTCAGATACTGCCATATTTGGGTCAGGATTTAGTTGTTTTATCTTTATAATATCTCCTACCTTTACTACACTTGTTGGTGGAATTGATATTGTTATTTGCTGTGCTCCTATTTGTGATATTAGTGCTTTTCTAATCAACGGAGTGGCATCTGGAGTATCCCAGAAAGTAGCGTATGTTCTGCTATATTCTAGATATTCTTTAAATTTTTCTCCTTGATTTGGACAATCGCAACTACATGGATTTGTTGGGTCGCTCCAAAGACAACCAATATACTCTTCTCCCAATACACTTTCAATTAAATCACATTCTTTAATATCTAAATATTTTTTAAACAACTCTAGGTAACTTGGTTCTGGTTCATCTGGTATATGCTCTTGTGCTGGACAATTGCAATATGGATTTTCTGGACCACACTCATCATTTGAAATATAACCATCTGGATTTGCACATTTTAGTTTTCCACAGATATTTGGAATTTGTCTAGAGAATACCACAAATTGTGCAGAAAAATTGTCATCAAACACATCATGATTTGGTGACATTGTTTTTGGAGAAACCAAACCATAATCAGTTTCTCCAGTCAAATCATACTTCCAAACATCTTCAGGAATCAGACTTGGACGATATAACATAAAGTCCCCAAACATCCAATGCATTGTTGTTTTATGAAAGTAAGCATTTAATGCACCAAGTGAATTTGGAGAATGAACCTCTGCATGATTTGCTAGTGGTAAATTATTAGTATTTGAAAGAACACTAAGAAGCTTCAATCCAAAACTTTCTACAAACGACTTTCCTGCTGGAGTTAGACGCAACCATCTATCCACTTCATCCCCATACCACCAGTAGTAATCTTTATATTTGTGTGCAAAAATATCACCCAACACTCCACTACTTTCTCCATCAATTTCCGCAAACTTAGTAGAAAGCATATGGAACAACTTTTGTGGTATGAAGATGTTCTTTGGAATATGGAAAGACCACCAAGATCTATGTGGTTTTACTTTTCTATGCGAGTATTGTAAATATCCACTAGCGTGGGCACTTTCTTTATATTCTGGATCAACATCCGCAGATCTTGTATACCAATCGTAATTATTATTACCTTTTTGTAATAGATCTACATCCGCATCTCCATGATACCATGATGATTTCCACCACCATCCCTTTGGATCTGCTGCATAATATGGGAAAGTGGTTTCAAAACCAACTTCTGGCCACAATTCCATTCCATTATTTGTTAATGATGTATCATTTAGATTTCTATATTCATCCCACCATCCATATTGCTTTTCCGTTTCCTCATCATCGACTTTTGATTTCTTAACTGCCACATCGAATCCATAAGGATCCATTCCTATTACTGCTACATTATTTCTAATGGTTTGTCTGCCAGTTGGACCCGGTGTCAACGATACCAAGTAAGGTAGGAAATATTCAGTTCCTGCGTCTCTAATAAATCCATCGGGGAAATCTACAATTCTATCTAACCCAATTGGTTTAGTAAATTCAATTCTAACGTAAGAACTTAATTGCTCTTTCTTTAAATTTGGTGGTATAGATTGTGGATTTATATTGAACAAATTAAAAGTATTTTGGAAAGATTGACTCGTGACTGATGCCGGTATGTCCGTTTGAGTATTGCTAATTTCTAAAAATGAACTACTAAACCCGCTACCGATCATTTGTTGATGTGGTATACTGAGATAACCACTCAATTCGATATTTGAGTTTTCCCCGCAAGTTGGAGCAAACTCTGAAACAAATGGGAAGTTATTTAATTTGTTAACATCTTCGTTGTAATTATATGTCTTGAATAATTGTCTTTGAGATACAAATCTAGTTTGATATTTCTGTGAATAGTATGGATGGTTTGTTCCTTGAGTTTCATTGGTTGTATTATTCCAGAAGAAGTTATATAACCACTCTCCTATCTCACCCCCGGTTATTCCTTTGTTCTTTGCTAATAATTCGTATCTACTACCTCTTATTTGTTTTTTCTTTATCGATTTAATATTAAATAAAGATTTTTTAGAAGCAGTTATAGGTTGAGCTCTTCCTCCATCTATACTTCCTTCAATTTCTGTGCTGATATCAGTAAATACATTTTTTCCGGGGATCTTGGAATAGAAGAATGCCTTTCTGTTCCACCACTCTTGGTAGTTTTCGTTGAATTTTGTTATAAATTCACTAGCAAAAATATCTCTTGCATATATGAGTAAAGATTTTTCTGCATTTAGAATTTTCAATTCTTCTATTGCTCTTCTTTTTTCTACTTCAAGATATAAAGGATTAAAGCATAAGGTGTTATAGCAATCTCCATTTTCTAAGCATCTTCTTGTAGTTTCTGGATCTCCATTCGGACCTATGTAATCATCTATATCTGTAAATGCAGAAGATCCACCCGGTTCGAATCTATATTCGTTATACCACCTACCTTCAGTACCAATATACTGAACTAAAGTTTTCATAAACTTATTTTTAGAACACAAAGAAGCCCATTGTGGCAATGGAGAATATGTAGTTGCCTGTTCTAATGTACAATTGCAGCAATTAGAATCGTCAAATTCTATATCCAATGCACTAGTAGAAAAGTTATTACACTTTATACATTTACCTTGAGGCAAAGTGATAAGCGGAACTCTTCCCAATCCATCAACATAATTAAATCCAATACAAGACGCAGGCTCTCTATTAAATACACTACCAGTTAATGTATCTGTGCATCCTTGTCTTAGACATGCAGTAGTCCCCTCTTGACATAGATTGTAATTTCCTGTGGGCCCAGTTATTGAGCAATTGTTTATAGCATCACAAGAAAGACCTCTAAACCAAGTGGTTCTATTTGGTTCTCCAAATATTTCTATTGCATAAGAGTAGCAGTCATCAAAGGTTGAATTGTCTGTACATGAACAATTATCGCCACTTAATTGATTCAAAATTCCACAGTCTTTACAACAAGCACCAGTTGTAGTTGTACTTCCAAAGCATATTGCATAATAATTAGCAATTTGTTCTGGTGTTGGATTAGATCCTAAAGATACTAGTGAATTTGAGGGAGCGGAAGAAGATTGTTCCAATAATGGACAAACTTTACAAGTATCTCCCTGTGAACCTATTGAGGGATTGTCGTTGCATCCACAGAGTTCTAGTCCATTCCACAAAGTTGGTTCGTTGTTTGTATTACAGGGCGGAACTTCCTCTCCACCCCCGCCACCGCCACCACCTCCTGCTCCTCCACCACTACCACAAGGACCATTTCCAGCATCACTCCAAACATTACCAACATTTTCACATGATTGTTCATACAATTCAGAAAGAGTAGAACATGGTGGATAATTAGGATTTGCATCGTAGCAACATGCATTGATGCACCCATTTTGACCTCCACTGCATGTTCCCATGAATGTATATTCTGGAGGACACGGTCCGCCGTCACCACCGGAACTACCAGCAAGCAACATAGATCTAAATGCCACTTCTGCTTGAGATCCTATTGGAGTTGTTTCGTTTTCAAGTGGTTCACAACAGTCTAAAATTCTGCTGTTAATCCAATTATCAGCTTCTGTAATATATGAATCAACTGCACTTAAGAAAGCATTTGCTTCAAGTATTTTACCGTCAATTTTTGAAATTTCTTTATCGTATTGATTTGTTCCTCTGGTCAAAACTCCAGAAACATAGTCTGGAATTTCGTTTTTCATATTGTAAAATTGACCAATAGTAGAAGCATACCAATCGTTTGGAGTATAGTCGTTGGGAGAAACGCCCTCTGGAATTTGATAATTCAAATTATCTAAATTTACAGATAGTGTTAGGCCGTGTTGTATTTCTTCATCTTTAGAATCATAGTCTATTACATCAGTAAAGGATCCAGCTGCTACTATTTTATATTCTTGCTGAGAGTCAGAGAATATACCTTCCTTACCAAATAGGAATGCATATTCTACAGCAGTTTCTGCAAGATTTGCAATTAAGGCTAGAGGATTAAAAAATGTAAGAATGTCTTCTACATTACCAAATGTATTTTCTGCACAACAGACCACACATCTATAAACTTCCCATTGTCTCTTTAAATTCTTAAGTCTTACAAATTCTTTTCTTTTTTCCTTTAGAGGTATTCTGATTTTTTTGTAAATATTATATAGTGTTTTGATTTCTAATTCTGTACTGTCAAATTGGGGTTGCCATGTGTTGTTTGTCCATCGAGAATCTTTTTCTCTATCTAAGTAATCCCACCAAACCACTTCTTGATCTTGCTGAGTATCTTTTGATAATGGAGGATTACTTGCAAAAGGAGTATTATATGTTTTTGTTTCATAAAATCCATATATGTTATCTTTTAGTAAAGTAGCAGGCTTTGGTACTTTTTCTTGATTTAACAATGAAACTTTAATGGGATCAGTATCAACAGTATCAGATATTAGTTTATATTCTTCGACATGTGATATATCGGAAAAATCACGGTGATAGTTGTAATCAACAACACTATATGTAAATCCTGATTTACTGCTTAAGAAGTCGGAATATACATTTGAATAATCTGGTTTTATTCTCACATAGTGAGACATGAATGCATTATCTTGAAACAAAGATAATTGATCATTTTGTTTTATAACTCGAATAGAAATGATTCTCTTCTTATCGGCAAGGTCGTCGCTATTTAAATCTAATTCAATCTTTTCTGAACCATTTGATTTTAAAATACTCTCTAATGATTTAAAGTGCCACCCATCACGATCTTTCCAGAAGAAAAAGTTTGGTGCTCTTGTATTATCCTTTGGTAAAGCATAATTCGTTATGTATGTCATCAACTTAGGAACACTAATTTGACCTTGTGCAACACCGGATGGAAATGATATTTCTGAACTTTTTAACCATATCCCATTTTTAGTTCCTTCAATTTCAATCGGAGATAGATTTAATTTTTCTGCTATTACATTTACTAGTCCGGGAATTTCGTCTCTTTGCTCAAAGGCTACATTTGCAGCGAAAGATGCAATTCCACCTCCACCTTGTTGTAATAATCCAATAGCAGAATCAAAAATGGATGTTTCTTTTGCAATGTAACCAACAAAATCTTCATCAAATTCTAATAAAGATTTATTGAAAACATTATTAAATATCTCTTCAGATATAAACTCTAGTCTATAGACTATGACCTTTTCTTCAGTTGTATCTTTTATAGAAGCATATGATGCAAAATTGTTTATTATTTTTTGTGAGCAAACAAAGAATTGTAGAGTTACAGTTTCTTCTGTATCATAGAATCCAAATTCTATTGTTAATAATTCACTTCCGTTTAAATTTAGTTGACCTATCCAATTGTCTTTATCGATTACATCAATATGACCATACATGAATGGAGAAAATATATTTTCATGTATTGATATGCTTAGTAGTTTACTTTCCCCACTCCCTACTGTATCTGGACTTACAATTTCAAAGGAATTATTAATAATCCAATTACTTTTATCCTCCATATAGTTAAGAAGTTTATCAATCTTAACGGATACTAGGAACGAAGTTAAAGGTGATGGAGAACTATCTGCTTTTTGATTTATATCAGTCATTTTAAATATTTATGTCTATTTGAACACTTCTTCCAATCGTGTCACTCTTTGCTGCTCTCTTATACAATTCAAATAATGTTGATATTATTTCTTGTCTAGGAACTTTTATAGAATATTTTTCATACTCCAAATCATTTTCATATTGTCTTACAGTTTTTACTAACGCAGGTATTGTTTGATTGTTGATATACCGATAAAGTAACGTATACCGTATAGTGCTAGTATCTTCATAATCACCAGTGTCTTCTATGCTGGTAGAAGTTGAATCTGCGGTGACACTCGTTAATACACCAGATGCATTTACAATTCTATATGGACTAATAATTTCAGATCCTTGATAAAAGTATTTAACTACGTCAAGGTTTTGTGTTACTTTATTTTTTAATGTTATTAAATTAGAAACTTGCTCAAAACTGTCTCCAATATTTCTTACAAATATTACTGTGTCGTTAGAAGAAAATGTCCCTTGTCCACCAAAAACTACTATATTTCTTACAGTAGAATCCCATTTAGTCACTGTAGCATATTTTGATTGATCTATAGTAGAACCGTTAGACGCAACCATAATATCACCGGGTCTCAGATCTGGTAAATCGTAAGTAAAAAAGGAAGAACCCTTGTACTTATTTTCAAGATATGTATTAAAGGTGGTATAATCCATAGGCCAATCCGTGTGAGGATTGACTATTTGATTCGACAAAAATAAAAACCAAGAATAATTAGGATTGAAATAATACTTGTATGCTACTCTCTCAGGAGAGGACCCATCAGTTATAAGATAATTGTCAAATAGTCTTTCATCTAATAAAGTCTTTTGTGTTATGGAAACTCTTCTAAAGATATCACTTAATTGAATTGTTTTTCCGTTTTGGAATGTATAATTTATTTTAGGAAAAGTTCTAAAAAACACGTTATCCCCCTATTATACTACCGGCTGCTCTGGCTGCTCCAGCACCAATTCCACCTAAAGAGTAAAATGATGTAGATCTGCTAACTATTGTTGTGCTAAAGGCTGCAGATAAAACTGGTTCTAATTCTACAAAGGATAGACTTATTGATTGTGCAAGTGGCTTTAGTCTTCCACCATCTGAAACTGCAAACATATTTTTGAACCCTGCTTTATTTACCGTGCAGTTATTCAATAAAGAAAACTGAGGTTGTCCGCACCAATCGCTGTCAAAATTTGGATTGTTTCCTGGACCTATTCCAAAATACCATAAAGATGGATGTCTTACTATTTTACTAAAGACACCGGGGACTGCTGTTGGTAATTGAAAAGCTTGAAAGAATTCAGAAATCTGAGAAGCTACTGCTGCATCTTGTTCTGTGATTGATGCTAGTAGTATCTTGAACTGATACATTCGTTTGTTCATTCCTTGAAATGTCGTATCACTCATGTCCATGTTGACCAGATTACCAAGTCCAAATGGTCCATTATTAAACTTCATAGCAATACCTTCAATCATGTCCAATAGTCCATCTTCGTTTGCATCCATTCTTGCACCGAATAAATTTCCAACCGAAGATGCCATGTTTGACAGTGTTTGTCTGGGATCTGCTTTTGTCTTTGTCTTAGGTGAGTTTATTGCAGTAGCATATGAAGCATTCGCATAAGTAGAAAACTCAGTAGGAGCTGGAATCATCACAGAACCAAGCATTGGTAATCCTGCGGGTGGTATACCAGACGAAGCAAGAGCGTTAGATCTATACAAACTGTTAGAGGAATACTCGTAGCAAAAGAATTTTAACCAAAGTGGAACCTTTTGTTGAAGTTCTGGAGTAGCGGGATAAATGTAATTAAATATAGGCATTACTTTGGTTTTTCCTTATAGATATTATGATGCCATACAAAACAAAATACATTCCAGAGAATCCCACAAAATATATAGGTGACTCAAAATCTATTTTGTGTAGATCTCTTTGGGAAAGAAAATTTTGCAAGTATTTAGACAACAACAAAAATGTTGTAAGATGGGCATTCGAGGCGGTAAAAATACCTTACCTGTCACCAGTAGATAACAAGATACACAATTACATACCAGACTTCATAGTAGAAACTAAGGATAAGGACGGTAACGTAAACACCACACTGGTAGAAATAAAACCAAAAAAACAAACAACCAGCCCCGAAAAAGGTAAAAAGAAAAAAAGAACACTGATAAACGAAAGCATCACCTTTGCAATAAATACTGCAAAATGGAATTCTGCAAAAGAATTTTGCAACAAACATAATATACAGTTCAAAATTCTAACCGAGGAGGAATTGTTTTGAGTTACGATAGAACCGGAAGATCCATATCAAAAATGAGAGAAGCAATGCTAGTAGCAGGTGGCATTCAGAGCCCTGCTAGATATGAAGCATTGTTCACCGCGCCTGGTTTGCCATCGTTTACTTGTTATCCTGAAAATATAACTTTACCTCCTAGATCATTTCAAACAACCCCATTTACAAACTGGGGACCCGATTATAATATACCAACCAAAAGAGAGTATGGAGAATGTGCAATGTCCTTCATATTACTTCAAGATTGGTTCGAAAGAAGATATTTTGAGTCTTGGATGAACAAGGTAATACCAACGAGTGCTGCACAAGAACCACCACAAGCAGGTTTAGGATTTGTGCAGAGCACACTTAATACTTTGATTCCAGGCGCATCTACCGTTTATAGTGGTTTATCTGATAGAGTTGCTTTGACTGAAAATTATTCAGACTATACAACTGGTTACAATAACTTTGGTGGAATTATTCAAGTTAATTGTTTACGGACTGACGGTAACGGCAGAGGGGGAAACTCATCTTCAAGAATAACCGCAAGTATACTTATGAAAGATGCATATCCCTTATCAATAACCCCAACAACTTTAAGTGCAGAAGCATCTGGTTACGGAACATGTGTAGTAGTATTTACCTTTAGAGAATATGTTTTCTATTAATGGAGTTTAAATGAATCTTTCTGAAATTATAAAATCAACATCACCAAAGTTTAGCGATATTGTTCCTTCTACAAATAAAAAAATATGGTTTAGACCATTTTTAGTTAAAGAGGAAAAATTATTATTAATTGCACAGGAAATGGGATCAGAGCAAGAAATATTGAAATGTATATCACAAGTAATACAGTCATGTTTTGATGATATAGGAGATGTTTCTAAAATTCCACTATTTGATCTTGAATATCTTTTTATAAAACTAAGATGTAAATCAGTTCAAGAACTAGCCAGTCCAATCTTAATTTGTCCAGTTACTGGTGAAGAAGTAACATTAAAACTTAATTTAGAAGAAATAGAAGTTATTAAAGATCCAAAACATTCTAAAACTTTAAAAATCTCTGATAATTTAATAATCGGTATGAAATACCCATCTATATCTTTATTCTTAAATTCCAATATAGATTCAATGGAACTTTCAGATTTTTATGATTTGGCTGTTAATTGTGTTGAGTATGTGGAAACTAGAGATGAAAAAATATTAGCAGATAGTGTGAGTAAAGAAGAAATTAAAGATTTTATCGATAATATGACAAAGCAACAATTTGATATGATTATTAATTTTTTCAGCACCATGCCAAGAATAGAAAAAACAGTAAAATATATAACTTCTGATAAAGAAATAAGATCTATAACTTTAAGGGGAATTAAAGATTTTTTCGGGTTGGCCTCAGTCACACAAACTTAAATAGTGTTTTTGATATAATTTTTAAGTTATCATATCATTACAAATATAGTATAACTGAATTAGAATCATTAATACCTTGGGAAAGAGACATTTATGTTGAGTTACTGAGGCGATTAGTAGAAGAGGAAAATAATAGATTAAAGAACGAACAAAATATGCACGCAGCACTAAGATCTAGGAGACATAGATGAATGAAGAAAAAAACATAGAAGAACTTAAAAATCAACTATTAAATATTTTTTCTAGTTCTGTACAAATTATACCAAAACCCCAAATAGAATCAAAATCTTTGGGCGTAGAAACTCCTCTTCCAGATTTCAATTCAAATCAAAGAACAGAAACATCAAAAGATGCTCCGATTAATATCAATGTTAATGTAAATGGATCCGAAAAGGAAACCAAAGAATATAAAAAGCAAGTAAAATTTGATCCATCTAGTAGAACATATAACATAGAGCTAAAAAAAAATCATAAACCATTAGATTTAATACTAAACTCTAATACTGAATTGCTTAATAAAATAAGTCCAATATCAGTAACTAGTATATTTAATTCCAATAGCAATTACTTTAAATCTAGTAATTCTTTAACAAAAACAAGTAATTTTAAAAAAAATAATAAAACAAAAGTCAAAAACACAGCTTATATGTCATTCTTAAAAAATGAACCATATAATTTTATGACTGGTATTGGTAATTACTTTGTAACAAATATAAACAAAGATGTAAAATATAAAAATAAAAGATTAGAACCAAATATCAGCAATCTTAGTAAAAATGGTTTAACTAATAATTCTTCTACAATACAATTTAATACGACATCAAACACATTTAATCCTGTGTCAAATGTTAACAACACTTCAAACACATTTAACGCCGCGTCAAATGTTAACAACACTTCAAACACATTTAATCCTGTGTCAAATGTTAACAACACTTCAAACACATTTAATCCTGTGTCAAATGTTAACAACACTTCAAACACATTTAACGCCGCGTCAAATGTTAACACAACCGATTTATCACCAATTAATATAGAAAATATAGCAAATTCAAAAGATATAAGTCTAACTAATAACAATTTAAATCAAGTAAATAAAATAATTAGAAATGAAGATGGTTCTTTGAGTGTTATAAAAACACAAAATGATCAAAAAATGTACAGCAAAACCGTTCAGTTAAATTCAAACACAAATGAATTAAATATCAAGACTGATAACTCATCTTTTAGTTCATCTAAACATAACGAAATTTATCAAAATAGTAATAATGTAAATAACATTACTAGGTCGTCTACAAACTATAATGATATTTCAAACAATAATGTTAATAATATTGTAGAACACAATAAACAACAACTAGACTCTAGAAATGTTAAATTTTTAACAACAGAAAAGTACATTACAATAAATCCACAACTGGGTGAAACATTTAATACGGTAAATAAATTATCATTTCATGATATAAAATCTAGAACTATTAATAGAATGCAGGCAAGAACGATAGTATCTAATAAAGAAAATAAATTAATAGTTCCTGCTTTCGCGGGTGGTGGTATTGTCGATAGTCAAAAGATATATGTTGCCCGAGAAGCCGGAGCAGAAGCTATAATACCATCAAAATTTCCAAACGAAACAAAAAGCATAGTTTCACAGGTAAACCAAGCAGGAAATAATATAACAAAATTAGAACCAAAAATTTCAAATGAAGCTTCAAAAACAATAGAACAAAATTTACAGATGAAAGAACAAATTCAATCTGAAAAATCAATACAAGATATGGAAAAAATACAAGATAATGAAAACATGAATTCTATAAGGAACCAAAATTATATAACAGAAGATGTTTCAAAGGGAGAACTACCCACCAAACCGCAAGCCGATATAAACTTAGATCAAGGTGGATCTACTGTCGAAAAATTTAGAAGAATGATTTCTATGGTTCCAGATTGGAGAATTAAGTATATTTAAAAAGAAACACCCCCGTAATCCAGCTGCAGCTGGCGGGGGTGTCGGACGAGAGATTCTATCTCCCGTGGGGTTAGTCGTCGGCTAGCTTCTTGAAGTATTCAAGAGCGTCCGTGGAATCATCTACCTCATCTTCAACGGGAGCCTTCTTGGTCTTAGAAGTGCCACCCCACTGCTTTTCGGCGAGTTCTTCCTCATCAACATCCTCCGCAGTACGCTGACCCATAGGCGCCTTACCACGGATGTCACCCTTTAGAACGCTCTCAAGCTTCGTCTTCAGTTCCTCATAGGTCTTGAAGTTAGAAGGAGCAATAAGTTCCTTCAGTGAGTGCTGAGAACGCCATACCTTCTCCAACTGTGCATCGTCACCACCGAGAAGTGGGGAGGATGAATCAAACTCAGACTTGTCATAGTTGACATAACCGCCAACATTACGAACCTTGAGTTTGAAGTTTGCTCCAGTCCAGAAGTTGAACGGATCAATTGGTTCTTCGTCATTGAATTCAGGCTGCATTGCCTCCTGAACCTTCTCAAAGATCTTTTGACCGTACTTGAACAGGAACACCTTTCCCTCGTTCTGAGGATTAGCAGGATCGCTAACCACCAGAATATTGGAGATGTAGTTTAGCTTTCGCTTACGCTGCCGTGCAAGATCCTTGTCGCTGTCTAGACCACTCTTCCAGAGTAGACTGTTCATTTCTGAAACCGGATCCTGCTTTCCAAGAGTGGTCAGTGAGTTTTCGATGTACCAACCACCTGGACCTTGGAATGCGTGGGAGTAGAGCTTGACCCACGGAACATCCTCACCATCAATAGTGGGGAGGAATCGGATAACAGCAAAACCGTTCTTTGCCTTATCCAGAGTAGGACGCCAGAAACGCTCGTCCTTGTAATCCTTCTTGCCGCCTTCTTCTTCTGCAAACTTCTTGACTAGAACATCGATGCTAGTCTTTGACTTCTTCTTAAAATCGCTAAATGAACTCATAAAATCTCCTTCCCGAAGATCTCCTTCGGACTAAACTAAACGGTGGGAACTCCCCACCACCAACAAGACAAGTATACCACACTACCATTCGCCGTTCAAGCAAAAGGTAGTGAGTTCTTTTTTCTTGGCAAAAGATTTAACTTCTGACCCTCTTCCTGTAATTTTTCAATTATTGGTTGGGACAAAAGTTTAGGGGACACAGTAATATCAATGGAGTTTTCCTCCAAAATATAAATTATTGCGTCCATGTAGGAACATTCTTTTTCTTTTACTCTATTTTCGACTTTCTTAGAAAAGTCTTCTTTGGTTAATTCAATAAACATATGTTATCCTTCTATTTATATTACCATTATACATAGCTTCTAGAAGGAATCAAGGATGCCATACACATTCGATAATATTTTAATTACAACAGCAACGGGTGACGCATATCTAGCAACAGACTGGGGAACTAGTGGTACTGGATTTACACAATCACATGTCCCTATTTCAAAAATAGCATATGGTGATGATGCAACGACATCCCGAGTAACTACTGCAACCCCCCTACCAATTTATATGTACGGTTCGACTGGTTCTGTTACAGTCACTGGTACTGTTTCTGGCAGCGGCACCTTCTTGGTGGATAATATCAATTCTAGTTCATTCCTTAAAGTGGGTGGAACTACATTTGCCACCACACTGATCGGAGTAACAGGAACCGTCCAGGGAATTTCTGGTGGAACTCCAATAGGAGTCACTGGAACCGTATCAATTTCCAATAATCAATTTGGTGTATATGGAATTTCTGGTGCAACAGCAATTGGTATTACTGGTGGTAGAAGGTCTAATTATCTAACAGACTCAGTATCTGTATATGGTAATGTTGGCATCAGTGGATCTTTAAATCTTGCGGCCGCAACCAATAGTATTTCTGTTTTTGGATCAGACGCAGGAGCTAAAGTACTCACAAGATTGTACTCGTCAGATGGAACCACTCTTGGAGTTTCGGGAGACGCACTTAAGGTTGCTATAACAAATTCGGGAGTTACCTTTAGTGTTACTATTGGAGCAGAGATAGGAATAACAAATTCTGGTCCAAGCGGAATCATGGTAAGAGGAACTGGGGTAACAAGTGATCATCCGGTTCTAGTTCAAGGAATTGCCGCTGATGGGTCAATAGAAGTTTCTGCAACATCAAATCTCCCCGTTACTGTTCAAAATGCATCTTTAGTAATAGATGATGCAGATTTACTTAGCGCACTGGGAACAAGTGGAACTTTACATACTGATTTGGTTTCAATTAGAACAAACACATCCTCAGTTAGTTCTATAAATGACAAACTGACAAATGGAACACTACAAGTAAAAATTGTAGAATCTAACAAACCAAGCACACTAAGAAGTGGAAAGAAGATTGCAACTGTTACTTCTTCACAATTAGTGTCAAATTCTACTAGATTAAATTCTGGAGTACATATCAAGGCATCAGTCGATAACACTTCAATTTGTTATGTGGGTTCTACTGCGTTAAACTCTGATACCACTGGAGGATTCCCACTTTCGCCAGGAGAGTCTATCTTCATAGAAATAGGAACTCTTTCTAGTGTTTATGTTAGAAGTGTTTCGGGAAGTCAAACACTACATTACATAGCATCGTAAAATGAATCCAAATAATGTCAAATCTACAAAGGTTCAAACAAAAAAGAACTTTGAAAAAAAGTCCACAAGTTCGTTTGTAACATGTAGATCTGGCATATTTTATGGACTTATTTACGAAGACATAGTATCTAATGAATTAAATACATCCTCTGGGTTGGTTGCCACACCGAATTTTATTTTTATGGACAATCAAACTAAAGTTTTCATAGATTTTTCTGACTATAAAAATTCAGAAGAAACTCCACAGGAATTCAAAAAATTTTGGGATTTGGCTGAAAAGGGTTCTACATTTTCGGTATCTAGTGCAGAACTATATGACAGCAATACAAATAAAAAATATGATGTTTCTGGAACCTATGAAATTTTAGAAATAAGAAAAGAAATGATATATGCGTCGGTAATTTCAGTTGCTAAAATTGACACAAATTTAGACACATATTCAAAACAAAATTTTAAATATACTCCAGTATTTCAAATCAACACAAATTTATCAATAACATCAGAACCAAATACAACGATGATAGTAAATAAGTTTGGAATCGATAGCAAAAACTCATTTTCTTTTTTGGGAATTGTTATTGGAGATAAAATAAAAATCCAAAACAACGATACTGCATATGATGTTTTGGATTATAAAATAGATTCTATCGGTAGAGAAATTTTAAAAATAAAAGGTGAGATTGCAGACGAAGACCGCAATCTCACCAAAACACTAGTTCAAGTTCTAGTGCGTGTTAATCCTAATGTAGAATATCCTGAAATAATTTTAGAGGATGAAGTTATTGGTTCTTGCAAATACACCGACGGCGATGGAACAATAAAATGTTACGATAAACAAACCGCATCTCAATGTAATTGTAGAAAACAAAAAGTAAATTCCTTTATAGAGTTTTCGGCAAATACAAATTGTGAAGGTGAATTTTTGTATAACAAAAAAACAAATACTATAATTTCTACAACAGAATCCACTCAATCATCAGAAGTTGTCTTGAGTAGATTGGTAAAGGACATAAGTAAAAAAATAAGCACTTTACCAAACATGACTACTGGTAAGATTTTTTAAACCCTACGAACTGACTTTACCTTATTGCTCTTTGGCATATCAACAGAAATCTTGTTTATCTTGTGGTTCACATTTTCAAGTTGATCTTGCATTTCGTAGTAACGATTAAAAAGAGTATCGTTCTCCCTCTTATAAACAGTTATCTGATCCATAATTTCATTCTTCATCACATATTGTTCATATGGTAGAAGAATGAAAGACCATACATTAGCAAGACAAGAGAACATAAGGCAAACAGCAACAGCAACGCGGTCGCCACCAAGAAATGCTCCAGCACCAATACCAATTGCAAGACACGACAGAAGATTCAAAATCCTAATTTTACTCATAGAGTTTCCTTTCATCATCAGAGAGTAGTTCAAAACCAGTATCCGTAGTATACCAAATCTCATCAAACATTTCAATACACCAAGGTAAGCAGTGTTTGCATGGTTTGGAGTTGCGAAGTTGCTCAAATCGATTCATACGGATATTGACCAGTTTGAGTTTACGAAGATCCTTCTTGTACTTCTTTGGAAGTTTGTTAAAGGCATCTAGTTCAGAGTGAACACAACCAATGACATAACCATACTTGTTTGCCAGTGGATGAGTCTTAAAAACATTTGTACCAACAGAAACAAGTTTGCTCTTGTGATAAATTAAACTTACATGCTTCTTTTGTCGCTGAAGTCCTAGACAAATTGGCTTCACATCACGAAGAATGTCGTTGAAGTCGAGAATCATATCAAACACGGGTGACAGGAATCGAACCTGCATCATCCAGTTACGGTAAATCTGTTTAGAAGACAGAGCCGATACACCCGTAAATAGAACATTCGTTCTTTACATATATATTATACTAGGAGTTCGATTCATGTCAATTCATAAATGTAAACTTTGCAATAAACAAACAAAAAATCCTAAATTTTGTAGTAGTAGTTGTTCTGCAACATTTAATAACAAAATGAATCCAAAAAGAAAACCAGAAGGCAAATGTAAAACTTGTAATATAGCAATAAATAAAAGTAGAAAATATTGTAAAAAATGTTATGATAAATTTTGTTCTACTGAAGACTATACATTAGAGCAAGCGATTTATGATAAACATCATAGATCCTCGGCATATGCACTAGTGCGTTCTCGCGCCAGATCAACAGAAAAAGCAAAAATACAAAAAGATGTGAAATCTGTAATTACTCAAAGCACATAGAGGTATGTCATATTAAACCAATATCGTCGTTTCCGTTGAATTCTCTATTAAGTGAGATCAACAAAAACGACAATATAATTTGTCTTTGCCCCAATTGTCATTGGGAATTTGACAATGGTTTAATTAAACTGTAAGTTTCAGATCTGCCGGATTAATCACGCTCTTGGTGGGTGGCACAAAAAGACCACCAACAATCACGGTCGTATAGTGATCTTCAAGTTCCTTCTGTGCAGGGACGGTGAAAAGAACATGCTTGCTATCTAGTGTAATACCGCCCTCAATATCGGCATATGGTAGCCACTTTGCGAACATGAGCTTGCCTTCAGGGGTTGGCAGAAGAACTGCCGGATCCTTTAGAGTGAGAGTGCCTTCACCCTCAGTAACATTTGCAATAATTTCTTCACCACTAACAAGACGAGTAATCAAAATATTAGCCATAATATCTCCTTAATTTTCACACTGGCAACAACGACCCATAATACGATCCCAAAGCGAACACTTTGGTGGTTTATCTACCGGCCAACATTGACCGGTTACATCTTCTAAGCAATTTGAGTTTTTGACATCAATTGCACGGGATGATGCTTCAATGAATTCATCTTCTGTGAATAGAAGATCAATGCATCTACCATCAATCACTTTCTTTACATGAATATATTCATTGCTCATAAAAACATCCTTTATAATGGAGGCCGGGGGAGTCGAACCCCCGTGTACCCTATACTTATGTATAAGCCCTACATGATTAGTTTCTTTTCATAAACAATTTCGTAAGGTAAGAAACAAACTTACGAATTGCTTTGACTGTTAATTTCGAATCGTTTACCAGTCACTCACGATTCTATCAGATTTGAGAAGTCAGGAATTATCTGAGTCACTTCCTGTACCCTCTTGACGGTCCTAGTGAATTAAGGATCGACTGTTTCTCAAGCAGCCATTGCAAATGCTCTAGTGTTGGCATTTGTGGTTTGGTTGTTTTTAACGAAGCCATCAACCATCTTCGTCATGCTCTTCTACATTTGTCTAGAATATCGAATCCGATTGGCCCCCTTAGTCTTGCTTGTGGATCTTAATCTTACCACCACTCATGGTATAATTCAAGTCCCTTTTAATAATTCCGCCTTGTTTTCCTGCTTCAATTTGGGCAATGACTCTAGCATTTCCTTTGCCCTTTGGCACATTGGTTACATTGATTGCACCCTTTGCTACGCCGCCAAAGTTTCCTGAAATTTGTCTAGTGTTGCCCTTTGGTCCTACCAAAAAGAAAGAACCCTGATGACGAACAACATGGTGTTCTTCACCGGGTTGACCTTCTTGGGTTCTAACTACTACTGAAGCAACTTGTCCGTCCTTTAGACCCTTGAGAGTTTCTACTTCTCCCTCGTATCGTTTGGCGTGTTGTTCTTGCTTCTTTGCCGCAACTTTACCAGCAGCAGTTCTTTCTTCTGCCGCTTTTCTATCTGCTGCTCGTTTTCTGGCAGCAGCACCTTGTCTCATTTTTTCACCAACGGCAATAGACATTCTTTTATTTTCTGCCTCCATGCCCTTTGCGTGCATTTTTGCTTGTCTGAAAGTTTTTGCAGAGCTTTCTTGTAAAGATCCCCATGCGCCTGACTTGACTAACGATTCTAAAAGTCCTCTGAGTGTTTTCATATAGTACCTCAAAGGATATTTATAATGGAAATCACTTCATCCGAGCGAGTTTCATTGCACGACGCTTCTTTGAACCCATCTTACGACGGCGCCCAAACTTTGTATGTGTTCCTTTGCGACTCATATTACCTCCTTAATATTTGTTGATTATTACTTTGCTCCCAAAACATCTCTTCCGAGTATACCATTGGTTGTCAGCATATGGAAGGATGTATCTGCCAAAATGTCGAAAGAAAGTTGCTCGTAAAATCCGTTTGCTCCCCAAGGTGTTCCTTCGTGCCACAAACCTCTCTGCTGTGGTGGTGGAGTTGAGGATCCATTCCACCCTGCCCGGGCACGACGATCAGCGTCCATGACTTCAGAGACTGCAACGCCACTCACATGACCGTCAAAGAACAGGGCATTTGGTGTACTACTATTTCCTTGATTAAAGAACCAAGGAGTGTATCCTCCAGCAAATCCCGGATTGAGTGGGCCACCGTCTTGATTCTGTAGCCAATAGAACTCAATCATGCGAGTCTTTAGTTCAGAATACTTTGCTTGCCCCTGTGTGGGACACTTGTATCCTGCGGGAAGAGTGTTAGGGTTTCTGAATCCCTTGTCCGAAAGCACATCTGGATTCCACAATGCCGCAGGACTCCACACATATGTTGAAAACACTACTTGTCCCGGTTGATTGGGAAGCAAAGTAAATTCGCCCGGACTACCTAGACCTTCCTCTGCTCGTTCCATTGTCAGTTTGTCCTTTGGAGCAACAAAGGTGCGGTCATAGAAACGACCATTGATGTAACTATTGAACGCCTTCACATTAGGCAATCGGTAATAGCCGAATCCGCCGTTGGTGAAAGTCCACTCGTTTGGATGGTACACAATCCAATTGTTACACCCTCCCGGTTGTGTAGGCGGACACAAGCCACCGCCCAACCAGTACCCATACAAGTTTCCCTGACTATCCCATCCCAAAATTTGTTGACCGGGACATCCAATAGTATTCAGATACGTTTGGCAACCTCCGTTAGCAAGACCAAAATCGTCTGCTGCCTGTGTAAACTGACGGTCAGCATAATCAGCCCCGTAAGTAGCATTAGCAGCAGCTAGATTTCGTAGATTACCAAGACTCTGAGTCACTAGAGCAGCATCTCTTGCTCGTCCCAGTGCAGGAAGCAAAATTGCAATCAGTAGTGAGATAATAGCAACAACAACCAACAACTCAACAATAGTAAATGCCTTCTTTTTCATATATTCTCCTTAATTAAAGTAGTCCCATCTCTTCATCCAGTCTAGTCATCTTTTCTAGTGCTTGCTTAGAAAACAGCTTACGAATAGCCTCTAGGTGGCCGTTGCTGTCTGCACCATGTTCGATACGACAGTCGATCTCGTTCATGATGCGACCCTTTTCTAACCAAGCCTCGTCGCGTTCCTTACGCAATTCCTCATTCTCTTTACGAAGTCGATCATTCATTTCAAGAAAACTCTTATCTTGTCCCTTAAGGAATTTGTCAAAGTCACTTACCGATTGTGGAAATCCTGGCCACTTTCTCTCATCATTGAAATAATTCCAACCACGGGAGTTGGCGTAATCTCCTGCAAGGAATCCAGTCAGGTGATGAAAGCCACAGACTTCCCACCTTGCTTCATCACGCTCCTGCACCAACTTGTTTATCTCAGCAATAGCACGACCAATCAAGATCTGATGAAATGTATCTCGGCTACCGCTGTTGATGTAGTTGTTCAGAACATCAACGATTTCGCCTTCTGTTGGTTCAATCATTGTAGAAGATCCTTATCAATTGCACATCCGTGCAGTGCTTCAAGTTCACTAATCCTCAGATTCATTGCGTCACACACATTGAGAATGCCAAAAAGAATAACACAATTGACCAGCATCATAAAAAGCAAAATACTAATTAAAATGAAAACAAGATTGAATTGCTTACCAGTTGAATTATTGTAACTCATTCGTAGTTTCCTCTGTCAGTCCACTTATCTTCGTAGAGATCGTGAATTTCTTGTTCAAGTTTTGCTATATCTTTCCTATAGCACTCGGCCTTGAATTGCCAGTATGCCCGTTCACGGGCCATTGATTGCATTGATTGAATCGTCTTGTCAATGAGAGTATGCACCTCTTTTTCTCCAAGAGTCAATTCAGTCATAGACCTTTTATATAAAGCATCCATGAGAATTTGCTCTTCGTTTGTAAACTCACGATTGTCAATGCTCATACGAAACTCCTTTGGTATCGTTCCTTGATCGTCTTACATTCGATTCTAGCGGCGCCGTCCTTGTGCATCTTACGCTGCTTGGTAATGACTTTTCCCATACCAACAGGACGGCATGCCAGTTGACGATGACGAGCAATAGCATTTGCCTGTTGCTCCATCATCAGATCAATTTCATCAATCTTACGCTTTGCCATTAGATGGCCTTTCCAACATACCAATTCTTGACTGCATCTTCTGCCAGACGATATGAGTTGTATGTCTTGGCATTTACGATAACTTCATCTTCGTAAAAGTTAACAACATAAACAGGCATACTAGTCTCGCCATTAAGCATTGTTTCAATTTCTGCTGACTTCAAAGGTTTGGTTTCCATAATGCGCCGACCTGGTGCTGCCCCAGTTTTAGACCGTTATAAGCGGCCCTGCGAAGCTGTCCGCCCTCGGCGCGTGTGAGTATTGTAAACTATTCTGACGGATTGTCAATAGGTGTTTCAAAAGAAAGTTTACATTTCTTTTGAGTCACATGACCGTTAACGGTCTTGACAAGGTAATTGGACTTTTGCCGGTCATCGTCGTGACCTAGGCGATATCCAAGTTCAGGAACGCTATCCTTGAATGTCTGAAGCAAAGAGATTAGCTCCTGGCACTTCGTAATGGCATCCTGTTCCGTCATATTCAGGGGAATGTCAATGTAGAATCGAAACATTATTCTTCGTCCATTTTTCTAAATAATACAATCAAACCAACTATAACAAAGGTGTAGAAAAACATAACACCAATGAACTGTGGCCACGATATGTAATCTTTTAAAGTTTCTTCCATATGAACTCCCTGAAGGAAACGGGGCCAGACCCTTTCGAATCTGGCCCCGTCGAATCACTCAGTTGTTAGTATCAGGCGATCTGATAACGCGAACCGTCACGGCGGAAACCGTAGGTGCGCTCACCCGGATGGGTGTCCCGCATGAAGTACCGGCCACGGGAGTCGGTCACGATTTCCCAGTTACCGTACTTCTCGACCATTTCGCGGATGTCGCTGATGGTAGCACGGAGGTTGCCCACACCGTACTTTTCTGCCGCTTCACGGGGGCAAAGACCCCATCCACGGGCGAGATGATTAATGACCTGACGCTTCTTGCTGAGATTGCTGTTGTTACGCATAACGATAAATTCACTTTCCTAAATTACACTCTTCAATCTAAACCGGGGATTCCGAGTGTCTGAGTCCCGATTACTATGCAAGTATTGTAGCAGACTGTTTCCATTCTGTCAATACCCTGAGAAGAACTTTCTTAAGATTGTTCTTCTCAATGCCTCCTGTAGGGATCGAACCTACGACCTATTGATTAAAAGTCAACTGCTCTACCAGCTGAGCTAAGGAGGCAAAATGCGGTTGGCGATGCCGCTTACGCCAAGGTTTATTTTTATGATCTGCTCAACCTTAAACACAGATGCACATCACATGTTAGGGACACCGTGACAACCCCTTATAATATACACATTGATAGGTTCAATGCAGACCAAAATAATAACTTATGTTAAAGATGATACATGTTTAACTCCGTTACTTTCTTACGCTTTAATTATAGCACAGTTGCGGTGTTTGTCAATACCCACCACTCTGGAATCTTATTATTCTTCCACTTGGCAAACCGTGCCTTTGCGCCGATATAATACGCACGATATGCCATTACAGCATCTTCGTTCTTGTAAATATCTGGCATTGCTTGAGCAAACGGCGTAAGAGGACCATTTGTGATATTTGCGGGTCTGTTCTTCTGTAACCATACAAGCAAATTGTTTGATGTATGAACCTTACCATAACGAGATGTGTATTCATTGCACATCTCTACGGCATGAGATGCCAACCAATCATAGTTTGTATTCGTTTCCCTAGTCCAAATTGTACAGGGATGATTAATCATTGTTGATTGATATAGAAATCCATCAATGATTGGGTTATGGTGACGATAAGTAGTGTACTTTCTACCAGACTTTGTAAGTTTGACAGAATAGTATCCATCAAGATAACGGTGTGCTGTTGAGAGTAATTGAGCACTCTCAAGAATCATCTTGACTACATGCTTGTCACATAGTGATTGTGCTGCAACTGTTGGATTGTTGTCAAGTACAAAGATATTCATAGAATGGCGGGTGGGATCAGACCAGTCTTTTCCCACATTTCCCTGGTCTTCTTCTTTGCGTCCTTACGCATTTCAATTGCCTTGTTACGGTTCTTGATAATCTTCTTACGGTGCTTACGCTTTACAACTCTTCCTGATTTATTCATTTCATGCTCCAAAAATATTATTAATCTGATTATTAACTCTGACAAATGTAGTACACTTTGGTAGATGCTTTAGTCTACTTGCACCAACATAGGTACAAGCAGATCGCAACCCACCTAGAATTTCGTTCAGGACATTGTTGACACTTCCCTTGTATTCTACCTGAACAAGTTTTCCTTCGCTAGCCCGGTGGGATGCTACCCCACCGAAATGCTTCTTCATGGCAAACTCCGACGACATGCCATAAAAAGTTTTGTGTGTTAGAACACCATTTGAATATACTGGTGTTCCTTCAGACTCATCGGTGCCGGAAAACATCCCACCGAGCATAACGAAGTCAGCGCCCCCTCCGAAGGACTTTGCGATATCACCGGGACAGGTGCACCCACCATCCGCCATGATATGACCTCCCAGACCGTGTGCTGCATCGGCGCACTCCATCACTGCTGAGAGTTGAGGATATCCCACCCCGGTCATCTTGCGTGTTGTGCATACGCTTCCGGGGCCGATTCCAACCTTGACTATATCCGCGCCTGACAGGAGTAGTGCTTCTGTCATTTCCGCTGTTACTACATTCCCTGCTATGATTATTGCATTCTTCCATTTTTGTCTTGTTTCCTTTACTAGATCAACAAATACTTCCGTATATCCATTTGCTACATCCAAACAGATAAACGGAACATCTTCATTATAAAACTCTTGTAGATTTTCCCTACTTGCCTCGTCAAGTCCGCAAGTCAACGCGATATATTCTTTATTTAGAATTTGATCATATTCGCCCTTGCTGATAAACTTGTGCATACAAGTAACACACCTGTAAGGACTTAGGGCATTTGCCATTTTTGATACGCCAATAGTATCCATGTTGGCAGCCACGATTGGAATACCAGTCCAAGTTCTTTTACTGTGCAAAAAGGTAAAGGTTCTAGTTAGATCTACTTCTGCTCGGGATGTCAACTTAGAACGCTTTGGACGAATCAATACATCAGAATAATCAAGTTTCATTTCCATTAGATTTCTTTCCACTATTCTTTCCACCCATATGTGTTTCAATATGGAGTTGGAGAGACTTCATCTTCTTTGCAAGAGTTTTTCTATCTGCCTTGTCAAGAAGATACTGCTCATAAGTATACACTGCCTGCGTTGCAAGTTCAATCAGTTCGATGACATATTCATCATCATGTGCGTTTTGTTTAGTTCTCCCGAACAACTTCAATTTCCTCAAAAAGATTCAACTGATTATCATTTAGTTCTTGATTGTAATTCTTTAAAAAATTCAGAGCCTGAAGAACACATTCGGCAAGTTCACTCGATGCGTTTGAATCATACACATCAATACTTTCATTAGAATTCCAATTACTAAAATGAAGACCAATTACTCCATTTTCATTTTTTCTTAGAGTTATGAATGGATTTTTAGATTCTTCTGGAAAAATTTCACAAATGAATTGAATATCTCCATTGAGATAATTATCAGAGTTTGAGTCTACCTTTATGTTCATAATAATTCCTTTATTTTTAAACTTTCTGTTTTGGATTGCATTAGATCTTGAGTTGTATAGAAATATATTACGCTACTCAATCTAAAACTTTTCCACTCCTTATCAATTATATCATAAACTGGAACGAGATCAACATCTTTCTGAAAAGGAGAGAATATTTCTTGCAAAGATCTTCTCGCATTTCTATTAAGCATACCATAATTCAATGAGCAATACAAACTTCTATATTTTCCATTTGTCACTTTTTGAAAATAAACCTTACACACTCCGGCAGATAGATATTTAAGAACCAAATCTCTTTGTAATTGATTTTCCTTTAACATCACTCATCTCCAGGCATTGTTTCCGGTAGTTTAAAGTGTTTTCTCAGTTTCTTTAGTACTTCTTTTGCTGCTTTTCTGTTTTCACCAAAACGCCAATTATATTCTTGCCAACCATGAGATTCTTTTATTGGTGTTTGTGATTCCATATGAGCCTTTAGATCATCTTTAAGTTTATCTGAGTACTTAGTGCCTTTTGTACCAAATGCATCACTACCCACAGCACCAGTCTCCAACCATTTCTTTCCGCCGCCGGCGCCCTGATTATGACTGTATGCTAATACTTCTAGTTGTTTATGTTTTGGAAGATTTCTATATTGAGGACTTAGTTTTGTTAAAACTCTGTGATTGGCAATAGTAAATCCTGCTAACATATCTTCTTGCATTTGTGGATTTGCTCTAAATTGTTCTCTCGCAGAAGTATGATGTCCTGGGTCATCAATACCTAAAACCCTTGCAGCATCCGTCTTTGCATCACGACCTAATTGATATCTACCATCGTAGTGTTTTCCAGCACCACCTGCAACGCTATAATCTCCACCAGATTCAATGTGTGATAATGATCCACGAAAGACATTCCATGTATCAGCATCAATTCCTAAATGCTGTGTGATAAGCTCATGAGGAACTTTGACACCAGAGTGTTGTGCTGTTTGCGTTGGTTTTGCTTCTGGTGTATGTGTCACTTTAGTCTGTACTTGACCTAGTGGATTTGCATTTCTTGGATGTACAGTAGGAGTTTTAGAAACTTGTGTTTCTAATGGTTTTTGTGGAAACAGTGTTCTATTCAAAGAAGTCCCTACTGCTTTCCCACCTAACATAGCTCCACCGGCGGCTGCCAAACCTAGTCCAACTGCTGCTACCTTTTTCATTAATTTTGATTCATTTAAAGACAATGATGCGTCTCTCATCTGTTCCATATGATCATTCATTTTATCAAGATAACCAGAATTACGCAACTCCTTGAATACTAAATTTTCATAAGAGAACTCGCCTGACTTTTTAAGTCCTGCCACTCTCATGTTTTTAATTTTATCTTTGAGTGTCTTAAAAGAGAACTCATTTGCTCCACCAGAAACTAAATCATCAATTCTATTTTTAAGATGATCTATTTTGTGAAGAAGATGTGGGTTATCATAATCAACACGGACATGGTGAGGGTGTACCAACCAGTCATCGTTCTTTAGACTATACACCCCTTGATCTTTTTGATATGGGTCATTGACATCTTGAGCATATAGTTCAACATCATGACCTTTTACTTTGACATCGTGAATCTTTGACCAAAGTTCTTTTTTATCTTTTAGATATTCATCAACAAACTCGGGAGCAGCATCCATTTGATCTTTGTGAATGACAAAGTGTATATCAAGATCAGAATGTTCGGTATAATTGTAATTTGCATTACCACCAACTAGAATAATATCTTCTATTATGCTATTTGGTATTTTTGCAAACTCTTGCCAAAACTTTGCAACATACAAAAGATGATTTCTGATTTCTGGTTTTAATTTATCATTTTCCCAGAAAACAGGATTCAACTCATCATGATACTGAAGAGTTAGTGATTCTTTGATGTATGATGAAAAAGTTTTCATTTTTTAATTGTCTTTGGTTTTGGTGTAGGGTTTGATATAGGTTTTGGTGTAGGCTTCCGACCATATATATCGTCTATATTAAATCTCATATCATCTAGTGCTTCAGCAGAATATGCTGTTCCACGATATACTGGTTCTTTTGGTTTATCAAAATCAAAAGTGAGTTGTTCCCCAACTTCTAGAAGATATTGTTTGAATGATTTCATGCTATTATTTATAAATAACAAAGTACATACATATATTTAAAGGAAACTATTATGAACTTAAAAGAATACTATAAAGAATTACTTTCAGAGCAACTATTGAATGAAATAGGTGCAGCAAAATTAGGAAGAATCGAAAAATCAATTAAAAGAAAAGAAGCACAAAAAGATAAAACAACAGCGGCAATTGATTCCAGTCGCGGAAGAATACAGGATGCTCTTTTAAATCCAGATGCAGTAAAAACCGCAGCCGTTGGACCCGGAAGTCCCCTACAACAGAGACTTAATGCACTGTATATGGCAAGAGCCCGTGGTCAAGTTGGAAGAAAAGAAAAACTCAATAAACGAGGGATGAAAATAGCAGGACAGGCTGGTATGGCAATTGGCCAGGGTGCTACAAATCGAGATACAATTCAATCATATAGCGATAGAATCGGTGGACTTGGCCACCCAGGCGGTCACCCTAGATTTAGACCTAGATGATGTAAAACAATAAAATAAAAAGAAACCCCCATATGGGGGTTTTTTATTTGTCTCTAAAAATTATCCGTTTCTTATCACAGAAACACCATCTGCTGACATTCCAGAGAAATGTGTTGCAATTTTCGCCATTTTTTCGTGATCTCTACCCCCACCGCTTTTTATTGATGGTATGACTCTGAGATCCATATGTGTATCCAAGAACGCCGGAATATCGGTGATCTTCCTTTGAGTTATGGGGGAAACAGACTTTAGTGCAATATGTTCATCGTCACCAATGTCCTTTGCGGCCGCACCATGTAATCTTTCTACCACTTTACGTCTCGGAGAGAAATGTTTACCATCAAATGTGCTCAAGAATACAGGGGAGTGATTCTGTATTATATCTTCGTGATGAACAAATACAATCGGTTTTGTATTTGGTTTGTAAACTGCAACCCAAGGAACCTTGCTCGTGTTTCCTTCTCTCTGAAGTGCATATGGTGCAATCAGTCCAACATTAGATCCTGCATAGACACCACTGAATGGTTTGTGTCCTTCGAGTGGCATATCCCCTCTCTGACTATTTCCATGTCTATCCATCACATATGGTTTTGGATCGAATTGTTCTACTGGTTTATGATCCAATCGAAAAACATGGTTGGAACGAGACTCAAGAAGATACTGACGAAATGATTTCATGTTCTCACCAAATTCTGTTTAATATCTGCCCATCAGGACCCATACTACTCCATCTTGTCCCTGTTCCCGTTGTATCAAAGACAGCATCTTCCGTTCCCATCTTATGTCCTTCTAAGTAGTGTGGATTGTCTTTGTGATCTGCATGGTGACTCAAATTAAAGAATCCATGCTCAAACCCTAAACTAAAAGCCTTTTGTTCTGCTTCGGTTCTTTTGTTTTCTTTTAGAAATTTTTTGAAAGAGAGCATCATTTTTTCCTTGTTCTAATTCTTTTTGGTCTAAGTTCAAATTTTGTCAATTCTGCGCGTGTAAAACCATGAGGATCACTCCTTCTACTATATGCTCCGCGTTCATCTTTTGCCGGATTATAGACTGTAACCTTTCCATCGTAATCCATATGAACAGGTCTAATTCCTGCCAGTCTTCTCCAAACAGATCGTGAACCACGGGTCTGTTGTTCGCCTGATTCTATTGTGACTCCCAGTTTATCTGCTAGAGTACCATATACTTTAGGAACTAAATTTTTTACTCTTGCCTTTTCTCCTGCATGGGTCTTGTGAATGGAAGGGCTATTAATAGTAACTCTTCTAGCCCGAGGATGACTGACAGGAAAGATTCCTACTATTTGCTTTTTATGAACAAGATGATAAACCGTTTCGTCTTCATCTGGATATAGTGGATGGTCTTCGTGAGGTCGTATTAGACTGTATGATCCAATTTTACCAATCAGTTTACCTGGCACAGATGGTACTACTTTTGATAGATAATCAGCATATCTTCTACTGGTTTGAATCATTTCTGGTGCTTCAAGAAGATATTGTTTGAATGATTTCATCGTCGGCTTCTCTTTCTACTAGTTAGACCAGATATATTTGTCGCAGTAATTCCATATCGTCCTGCCATTGCCTGATAAATTGAATGTCTTACTGGATCATCAGTATCATACACAATATCTCTTGGTTTTTGAGTCATCATATGATGATGAAAGTACTCATGAATCTTTTTACCTATTGCCAAAGCATGGTGGGCAGGAATACGGGTAGATGGACTCTCAAACCGATGATTCACAGTAAATGCAATTTTAGAAACTCCGTCTTCCACTTTTTTTGCCAGGAATGATACTCTATATTCCGCGTCACTGTCTCTAATATGACCACGATATACATGAGTATCAAGAATTTTTGAATGCACCCCTGCCGGAATGAATTCATAATCGGGATGGTAATATGGAACCTCTTGTGCGGAGGTATCAAACATTTCCATGATGTATTTTTTGAATGATCTCATACCCCATATTTATAATTTTTTTGGGGACTGGGGGATCCTAAAGGGGGACCCTAAAGATTATCGAACTATTAGATTACCATTCCAAATTTTTAGTTTCGAACCCGGAAAGAATTCTTGTAGAAGCTCTAGGAGTTCTTTTTCTTTTTCTTTTGATAATTTTGTTGGTTTCTTGTTTCCAATAAAATTACCAGATTGAGTAATGCCTTGATTTAGATTGAAGTCAGGAGCATCATCAAAATCAGGAACAAGAAAGAGAATATCCTGAATTGGAATTATTTTTACTTGAGAAGATGCTACTACAGGAGATGTAAGTAGAGAAATACAGAGAAAGATCACGATTAGTATTTTTGAAAGCTTCATGATATTATTTATAAGAATTATTTGGGGACTGGGGGATCCTAATGAAAAGGATTTTTTGGGAACTGGGGGATCCTAAAAGAACTTATAAGGGGGGTAGGGGGGGTAGGGGTTATAGTGAGCCTCGCTAGCGCACTATAGGGGTGGGACCCCATTTTCTAATATCACTGTTGTGTGACGCGAGCTCGGCGTGACGCGAACCCCCACGAAACCCCTACGATTCCCTGCACAAACGAAACAACCCCCGCACCACTCTCACATGGTACGGGGGTCGATGATGACGACGCGCTGTAGTTAGTCTGCGCCGTTCGGTGTCTCGTCGGAATCGTTGGGAATCGTTGGCGTTTCGGCACAGCGACGACAGATGATCTTCCCTTGTGAATCATGCTTGGCGAAGGCCTTGCCGAATGCACCACCACAACGGGAGCAACGGCACAGATTCACCTTGGATTGATGGGGTTCTGGCGCACCATCGATCATGGCCTTCATCGTCTCCCAGTCGATTGGAATGACTTGAATGCCAGTGGATTCGAGCTCACGAGTCCATTCGTTCCAGTTGCGTTCCTCGAGCTGATCACGATTGAGGGGAAGGGCATTACGCTTGGATGGCCATGATTCGTTGATGCGCCGAAGCATGGCAATGAGAATCCACATGTCGGTGATGGGGGCAGGCAGTGTAGGCATACTCATTAGCGAGCCCTCCGATTGCAGCGTTCGGCACGGCGCAGGTTCTCGGTGTCCGTTGCCGAAACCATTACGATTTCGGGGGCGGTCTTGTGGTACCAGTCCATGAATCCGATGGGGGAACGAACGCGGGAGCACTTCACGCAGGTCGTAGTGGTGGGAATGGCATCGAGCCTGCCTTTCGGAATGTCGATGCCGCAGGTGTCGCAGGTCTTGGTCATTGTAGTTAGTCCTTGATTACAGAGAGAAAGAGAGAAACGGTCATCACGAACAGCGCAGCCCAGGCGCAGATGATGAATGACCACATGAGAAGAGCGAGAATCTGAAGAAGTTCCATGAGTGTTGAGTTTCCTAGTGAAGTTGAGAATCAGACGCAATCGTTGTACTGCTCGGTGTGCCAGCGGCCTGCACGGGCCACACGGACATGGTTGCAGACATAGTGCCAACCGAAGTCGATGCAGACGGTGTGCCAACGGTTGCCGAAGCGCCACCAGCCGACATTGCCGTAGTGGAGGTCACCACCACCACGAATGAGCCCATGCTTACGCATCGTGGCGCCCTTGGGAATCGGGCGAAGCTCGCCGTATTCCATCTTATCGATGGCATTCACGGTGATGGAGTTGTCCCGAGGCGATCCACGCAGGTCGAGGTGGCGCAGGGCCTTCACCCAGCCTTGCATTTGCATACTGAACCCTGCCCACTCATCGCGGTCGTTGCCGTCGCGTTCGATCTCATCCAGCATCATGCCGAAGTGAGTGCCGATCAGGCGAATGTCCTTGCCCGTCAACGAAGGAAGATCGGTGGGGCGAGGGACGAGCCGACCCCTGTAGTTGTCGATCTCACGCGCCATGTTGTCGTCGCCGTAGTAGGCCATCATGCACTCCATCAGCGATCCCGAACCCGAAGCATCACGCTGACGGTCGGTCATAGTGATCGCCACGCCAGTCTGATAGCCCCACAGAACATCGAGGCGATTGCGACTGGTGCCGGTGGGCTTACCGATGAGCTCGAAGCGCACCATACGATGCACAGGCGGGGCCAAACGGGCCTTGTACGCCTGACGCTGACGCCACCACGCAGCATACGCATCCTGCGGGTCTTGACCAGTGAGCTTGATGCCGAACTGGTGCGGGTCACAGACCTTCGCATTGTTGTCGAAGTACTGCGCCTGGGCGCCGTTCGAGCTGTTCTTGAAGACGCGACGCCACATGGAGTTGGTGAGGAGGTAAACATCGACCATGCCGTAAACACGGTCACGGTACGAGCGAACGGGAGCGATACGGGGAAACACCGACGAGAGACGAGAGAACATGAGTGTGAGAGATCCTGTGTGAGAGAACGGGAAGAACGATGAAAGAGACGATCAGACGGCGTAGAGCCAGCGGTTCTGGCCACGCCACGTATTGGCGCCGTCGATGTACTGGGTGATGGCATTGCGGACCACGATCAGGAAGTCCACCATGTCGGTGTCGGGTTCCAGCACATATTCGGCGATCACATTGCGATCAGCGCCGCTGCGGGTGACATACCAAATCTGGTAGGTCTTGCCACCGCGGAAGATCGTGCCGCTGCATTCGAGCCAGCCCCACACATACGAACCAGCGCCTTGCAGGCGCACGGCGTATTCCATGTTGCGGACTTCCTTCGGAGTGGCGTTGATCACGACGCGGTCGGCGCCGCGGATCAGACAGGGGCGAAAGCCCTCGCGGGGCGCGGAAATAAGAATGGTTTCAAGAGTCATCATCATGGGGGTCATTCTACAGACCCCCCTCCCCCGTGTCAAGCCGGCATAACCCCAGTCGGCACAAGGACTTACGGCATTTATGGGGATTTTCCCCGCGTGATAGTAACCAGTTATCGGACGTACTTTCCCCTCACCGTTGTCTTTTTACATCAAACGGCAACAGTGCCCAATCAAACCGTGATAGTACATTCAGATACTTGGTGTCGATTTGACAGTCTCAAATACGCTGCACCAAATGAAACAGGGACTGCCCCTTGGAGGCAGCCCCTGAAAGTATTCACGGCACTTGATCTTCTAGAGCCAAGGTTAGAGAGAGCGCCGGCGACACTATGTGCCGCTTTCCCATCGTCTAGCGTGGGCGGGATAATTTGGTATTGTCACCCCCTGTTAGCACCGCAGAGTAGGCACTTACGCCAAGCGGATGCCGCCAGTGCGCCCACGGACAAACATCACACGGGCGCCGAAATGCGCGACCAGAGATCGGCGGACATCATCAGACTTCATGCCGTATTGTGCGGCAAGGTCCTTGAGAGTCACGCGCTGGCCTCCATTGACGGCGGTTTCGAAGGCAGCGAAGTCGATCTTGGTGCTATTGGGATTCATGGTAGTGGTCATATTGTTCCTTTCTTGAACACACATAGTATAGAACAGAGAGAGGTATAAGTCAAGAGAGTAGCAGCGTATTTGTTGAAACGGCAGCACATTTCTGAGTGACTCAGTTTCCCTGGATCGGCATTAGAGATCTCACGGCATATCACAGCCTCATGGCAAAGTGCCTGTGAGAAGTGGTGGGCACTGGCTTAGACTGCTCAAACGGCAAAGCCTTCTCAACACCCCTCAAAGCCCCCTCTATTTTCCCTCATTTCGTCTACACGCCCCACACTCCCCCATCCATCAACACTCCTCCCCACCCCATTCAATATACCCTCTAGAAACAGAAAACCCCATTGGCGTGAAACCAATGGGGTTTGTATACGATTCTGTGCTGTGTGTTCAGTCCTGCTCGTAGTGTTCTGCTATACCTCTTTCTCTCTTTCGAGCCTGTGAAGCTGCGCGCCGGGCAGCAATGTAACCGGTTTCTGCCTCGGCCTTCAGACCTCGCTCCCTTCTGCTGACTCCGTATTCCTTGGTATTGGCGGCATCGATCTTGGAGTACATCAGACCTATAGCTTTAGTCGGCAACCCAAGGCGTTCGGCTGTTGTGTATCTTATGTCAGGAACCCCATCCGGGCCGATAACATCGCGTTCGCGAGGCGTGAGTCCGCCGCGCCCAAAGCGCCGGCCGCGCCACCACTCATCGCGCTTTACCCTATATTGGTGATCTCTGGTGTCTGGCGTGCCTTGTTTCCTCGCTCTCGCCGCTGCCAAATCTACGAGGCTCGCTGGAATCCCTGCGGCGTGACCTTCCCGTGCAGTTCTTTGTGCAAGAGTCCCGGCGACTTTGGATCTGTCTAGTTTCTCATCTAGTCTCTGCTTGTAGTGGTCTTTCAAGGTCTCCTCTAGTCTACGGCGTGGCTTGAAGAATGGAGGTTTTTTCGCCGCTTCAGCACCAGGCGCGAGCTTCGGCACTTGTTGGGCCGATCTTGCTACATTCTGTAGTCCTTGATATGCTGACTGGACACTCGCAGAGGCTCGTTGCCCCTCCTCTTGTGCTTTGTGGAGGTCAAACTGACCTCCGACGCGGTCGCCCGCGTTGCTCACGGCGAGCGTGGTAGCGAGGCCAAGCGCCGCTACCGCTCTCGGCGATATGTGATGGCCGTGCAGCGTATCGGTATCGCGTGGATTCAATCCGGTTTTCCGGCCTCGGCCGTCCGTCCGTACATAGGGTACATACTCGTCCGCTTTCTTGTCGATGGCACCACTGATCCGACCGACCGCTGTTCTTATCTTGTCTGTTATTCTTCCTTCATTCATATGAGGATCTTTTAGTATCTTTGGTTTTGGTTTATGTGCTTCTAGACTCCGTTTGTACTTCTCTGAATCCTTTGGTCCGCTATGCACGGTTGGATCAAATGGCGGCTTCTTCGGACCGGTATGTACGGTTGGGTCTGGTTCACCCTTCTCTGGCATCTTCATCTCATTCATCATTTCTCGTAGTGTGTTCTCTAGACTCATTTCATCTCTCCTTTGTTTATTATTTATACTTCTATCGATCTGTCGTAGTTCTTGCTTCTTGTCCATTGCTGCTTTGTTGACGACATTTGGTGTCAACAATCCACGACCCGTGAGTGCCATCGTACCAGCCAGAACCCCTGCGGCGATTCGTTCTAGTGATGCCCTGACTGCATCTGATCTCTTGAGTCGGGCGGACCTTTCTTGTCTGTAGGTTTGAAGCCATTGCGTATCCCGTGGATTGCTGGTCTCTGTTTTCTTCCACCGACCGCGATGGCCTGGTGTTTCTGATCCATCAGGCATGATGCCTTTGATGATGGGGTTTGTGGTCTCTCCCCTTCTCCCACCAAACCTCTCGACCGTCTTATCCCAGGCTCTACCAAAGGCGCGTTTGTTTCTAGCAAACCTCATGTCTAGAATCGACTGTCGTTTTTGTGATCTCCGCAGAGAGTCTAGGATTCCTTCATTCAGTCTCTGCTTGTAGTGTTCTTTCATAGCAACAGCATTCTCCAGTCATATGTATGCCTGCGAACACACCGACGCGCGTGATAGTACAGCGTGGGTACAAAGAAACCCCGCGCATGGCGGGGTTCGTTGCGAGTTGAGATGTCATCCGATGGGCGTCCTAGTCCACCCGCAGGACTACGGATGGATCCATCCGCAGGGTCTGCATGAGCTCCGTGACAAGGAACCCGCCGGGCCCGAATCCCTTCTGTGCCTCATTCACCGAGTCATACCACACTACTGCGTCGTTGATGATGAGCCATTGCCAGATGAATCGTCCTAGTTCTAGGGACGGCGTGATCGGTGAGCTAGGCTTCATAATCAGGATCGGTTGTTCTGCCCCATAGCGTACAGGTACTCGGTCACACCCAGGCCGTGCCATGTACACGGAGTATGAGCTCGCGGCCGCAGAATCCGTTGGAACCCATGTCACGCATACACAGTTCTCCGGGATCAGGGAGAACTTATACAAACATGGGCGCGAGTTCCAACGAAACCAAAAGTTCCCGATTGAATCCGAACCATACCCAGGCGGATTGAACATACTGGGGCGATTGCCGTTCAAACGAACTCCAGTCCAACGACACCCGAGCTTGTCCAGTCCAATCGACGCCAGCATCTTCGTGTCCCCCGCGACAACCGCATCCACGATCATCTCATCCGAGAACGATTCAAGTGAAGTCACACCGAGCCTCCCATCGAACGGATGCGGGACTCAAGCACGGCGACCTTGGACTCAAGGTCAGCGATCTTCTTGGTCATCGCATCCGCACTGGCCGCACAGGCGTTGGCAAACTTGGTTGCCGACTCCAAGTCCATGTTGAGCGAGTCCACACCGGCAAGCAGGGACAGGGCATCCTCGCCGTCTTGGAAGTACCCTGCCTTGCGAAGGACATCGATCTCCCCCTTGGCCTTCATCATCTCGTTCAGGTTCTTGAGGTCGAGGCGGATGTCGGGACGAACGGTCTTGGCATCCACGGCATCGATCTCGTCGTTGAACACCTCGTCCAACGATTCCTCCGTGGGGAACAGGAGGAGGGCGCCTTCGTTGGGGGTGATGGTTTCGTAGGTCTGTCCGTCAGAGAACACGATGATTGCGATGGTTTCGTTGTTGGTCATGTTGTACCTTGTGTTGGGGGTGAAAGAGGAAGAAGAATCAGGCGTTCATTGCGTAGTTCGACACACTCACCGAACTCGGCATCGGCGTGGTCGTGGGAGGAGGGCCAGGGATGAAGTGACCGTTACTCGCCACATTGCTGATGTACTGCGGATCGATGACGATGGTACGAGTCTCAAGCAACTTGGTCGCCTGCGTAGCCCGCTGGGACCACTCGACACGCGCAGTAGCAGAACTGTACACAATCGAAGCGTTCAGCAACCGAAGCGCCTTCTTGTAGTCAGAGTCCATCCTCATCTGCGGGCCACCGGTCTCACGCGGCCGGCGGTGTTCGCCTCGGCGCCGCATAGCAGGAAGCGCACACCCGTAGTTGTTGCGCGACGGGTTGCCGCACAGTTCCACCGAACGAACCTTGACGAGATCTCCGGGAACGCCAGACATCTGAATCTGTGGGATGAACACATGGACGCGAAGGCCGATGTCACCTGCGGCAGTCGCAGATGCGTACCTGCAACGCTCATCGTCCAGCGCCGAGTCCCCGGCGGTGAAGAAGCTCTGCTGAACACCAGCAAGCTCGCGCGTCACCAACACATGGGCGGTCATGCCCGATGCGTGTGCCAGTTCAGACTGATCGAAGCAGTAGGTCATTGCACTGGCGATCAGGAAGTCGTAGTTATGCACGAAACTGTCGGGGCACATGACCTTGGACCAGTCCTTCTCGGTGAAGTCGTTGGGCAGGGCCTCAAGTTCCCTACGGTTGGGATTCAGTTCAAAGTCGATGACCTGGAGGTTGTTGAGACTGCGGATCACACTGCTCATGTCCGCGCGAAGGCCAGGAGTCCACGACCAACGACCGTGTGCCGGAGCGAGGTTCCATCGTGCGCCGATGGACTTGAAGTAGTTGTTCATTTCCTCGTCGTACCCACAGGTCTTGAGCACCAAGGTGGGCATTCCCTCCTGCGGAAACCGATTCAACTCGCTCCAGGCGGTGTAGTCGTTGACGACGATGCCGCTCACGAGGCCGTCATTGTACAGAGACATCTGCACATCCTTGGCGAGCTTGTCCCACTTGGAACGGAGGATGACGAAGGTTCCGAGTTCTTCCATGAACGATGCACCATGAGCCTTCACGCGCTCACGCAGCTTCTTTGACTCGCGGGTGCGGAAGGGGACATGGATCGTGACGGCGACCGGACGCTCGTAGAACTTCCTTTCGGAGATGGGCTTGTCCGAGTCGCTGATGGCGAGGTTGAGTGCTTCCAGGCCTGCAACGCTTCCATGAACTGAAGCGGCAACGCCGAGGGTTTGGTAGACTGACGAGAGTTCGATTTGATTGAAGATGACCATGAGATGATTCCTGAAAGAGTGCGGACGATTGAAACGGGAAAGGTGAGTAACGGCGTTAGCCGATACCCACCGAGTAGGAGGTGTGATGGATCAGAGGCCGGACAGGGCGCCGGGGCCGGACAACTTGGCAAGGCGGCGGAGGAAGTCGGCCTTACGCTTGCCCTTGAGCAGCACTGCCACGCTGACATAGTTGCTGCCCTGCTGACCCTGCTCCGTGTAATCCACGGCAGCGTCACCGCGCGTAGCGAAGATGCCGCGGAAGGTGGGCATCTTGTTCATCTGCTTGCGGAGTTCGCGGATGAAACGCTCGTCCGTGTAGATGAGCCCGTGACGCTGAATGTCCCAGTCCTTCTTGGTGAAGTACACGCGGAAGGCGACATACAGATCGTCGTTGTGGTAGTCGGCAAGGAGCTCCCCATCGTTCGGGAAGATGTAGTCCAGTTCGATGCGACGGATGGTGATGGTGCGGATCGACTCCGACCACAACCCCTTGCCGTCGGTCGTGCAGACGATGGGGGTCTTGAGAGGGAACGAGATACGAGTAGTAGTGTTGGTCATGTTACTGATGATCCTTGTGTTGAGTGTGCGAGAGAAAGAAACGAACGATCAGAACGGCGCCTTGGTGCGATCAACCGGGGCGGCCGCCGGAGCCGGAGTGGGTTCCGGTTCCACGATCTTGGACCACGCGGAGTAGAACGATTCCTGCGTGGACTGATCGAAGCGGGCGAGTGAGAGGCGGATCGCCTTGTCCTTGTCACCGAACACCGAGAACGCCTTGACGATGTTGAGCAGACGACGGGTCGAAACCACCTCATCGCAGGCACCTTCCTTGAAGGTGGCGCGGAGCATATCCGCCCACTTGCACAGGTAACCCGCGAAGTCCTCATCGACCTTGCCGTACTTCTTCATGGCACGGACGAGGATGCGCTTCTCGGTCGCCACAGGGGCGTAGTCCTGCTCGTAGGTGTAGTCGAAGCGGTCGAGCATTGCCTCGTTCATCACGCGAGTACCGACGAAGCGGCCGTCATCGCTACCCTTGCCCTTGGTGTTGGCGGTGGCGAAGATGGTGAACCCGGTAGCGGGCGAAACCCATTGGTTGATCTTCTTGAGGAACACACCCTTACCCTCAAGCACCGACTGGAGGCACATGAGCTTGTCGCTGCCGAGGTCGATCTCGTCAAGGAGCAGCACGGCACCACGCTTCATCGCGGACACGACAGCACCATCGTGCCACACCATGTCGCCGTTGACGAGGCGGAAACCACCGAACAGATCATCCTCATCGGTCTCCGCAACGATGTTGACACGGAAGCACTCGCGTCCGAGCTTCGCGCAGACCTGTTCGATCATCGTTGTCTTGCCGTTGCCGGACAGACCCGTGACGAACACAGGCGAGAAGATGTTCGCCTTGATGATCGTGGAGATGTCATCGAAGTGACCCCACGGGACATACTCGGCGTTCGTGGGCGGGATCAGAGTGGCGCGATCACCACCGGTCATGCCCAGGACCTCGGCGTTGAACACCGCAGGGGCGGCCGCGGCGATCTTGACACTCGGCGCCGGAGCGGCAACCGGAGCAACCGGAGCAGCAGCAGGCGTCGCCTTGGTCGTCGTCGCCGGAGCGTTGACGATCTCGGGGACATGGAACAGGCCACGACCGGCGTGGCGAGCGGGATCCTTGACGATCCACGCGGGCGGGAAGTTGTTGCCCACCAGCTGTGCAGCCTGGAGGAGCTGCTGGCGCGTCACGGGAGTGGCGCGCGTAATGGTGGCGAGGGCGGTGAAGTACGCGGTCTGCTTGGTAGTATTAGGCATACCGTCCAGGCTACCAGCTTCTGGTCCACGGCACAAGCCAGGAAATGGAAATATTTCTAAGTCCTTGTCCCATAAGGACTTACATAAACCCTTGTAAATAAAGGACTTATGGGGGGTATTATCGGACGCCGTTCCCTACTGCCGGGGGCGGGGGCCCATATTATCGGACATCCACCAGAGAGGAGGGGGCGTCCGATAAGCGTGATAGTATCCAGTTATGGGACTTTCGGTCGTAAGTCCTTATGCCACAACGATTTACGATAAATCTAGGGTTTCCCTATTGCGCGGGGACCCCCGATATGGTAGCCTGTCCGGTATGCTTACTGCCAGTACTACGCCCGTCGTTCAAACCATTCGCCATACTTCAAAGGATCTGCTTGCGCGTATCCTCGCCACGGAGAATCTGACCGTGCGCCACGATCCCTCCGCGCAGACCGCCAGCATGGATGTCGTCAATCGCGTTCTCACGCTCCCCGTGTGGACTGACATGACCAACGAGGTCTACGATATGCTGATCGGTCACGAGGTCGGCCATGCCCTGTTCACTCCGCACACGGAAGCAGACAAGCGCGTGTCTGGCCCGTGGTGTGCCGCTGCCGAGGAGATCGCTGGTATCAACCAAGAAACTCCGAGGTGCCAGATGCTCCTCAACATCGTGGAGGACGCCCGCATCGAACGCATGATGAAGCAGAAGTTCCCCGGTATGCGCCGCGACTTCTTCAAGGCCTACGAGTACATGAAGGCCAATGACTTCTTCGGCATCAACGCCAAGACCGCGGATGAACTGAACGCTCTGCGTTTCGCTGACCGCATCAACCTGCACTACAAGCTCGGCACCATCGGTGATACGGGTATCTACTTCAGCGACACCGAGCGCGAGTACCTCAAGCGCATCGATGCCGCCAAGACCTTCGATGACATCAAGGACATCGTGCGCGACCTGTGGAACACCAAGGCGTACAACGAACCGGGCCAGAAGCAGGATGCCGGCGACGGTACTGGTGACGGCGACATCGGTGACATGGACAACGACGGCAACGACGCTGGCCAGCAGCAGCAGGGCAAGTCCAACAGCGGACAGACCAACAGCGGCCAGTCGCCCAGTAAGGGCAACGATTCGCAACCGGGTCAGGATCAGTCCAATGGTGCATCGCAGCAGCAGGGCGACCAGAAGTCCAACCAGTCCGGTGCCGGTCGTCACGGCGACCACAGTTCTGTTGCGGGTTCGACGCAGCAGGCGATGCAGGATCACCTGTCGTCGCGTACCAAGACCAGCGGAAGCTACCAGTACATGACTCTGCCCGAGCCTGATCTGTCCAAGATCATCATGGGTTGGCGCGACATCGCCAAGGAGTTCGTGCAGTTCGACTCCAAGGTTTCGGGTGCCTACGATATGCCCGCGATCCGTCGCGTGGCGACCGAGATGTCGAGCAAGTTCATGTCGGACAGCAAGCCCATCGTGTCGCTCATGGTGAAGGAGTTTGAGATGCGTAAGGCCGCCGATGCGTCGGCGCGTGTTCGTGTCGCCACCACCGGCGTCCTCGACGGCGTGCGTGTCTGTAACTACCGGATCACCGACGACATCTTCCGTCGTCACGCGACCGTGCAGGCTGGCAAGAACCACGGGTTCGTCATCTTCATCGACTGGTCGGGTTCCATGTCGCCCGTGATCGGGCCCGTGTTCAACCAGGCGCTTCAGGTGATGATGTTCTGCCGTCGCGTCGGTATCCCGTTCGATGTGTATGCGTTCAGCAGCGCGACTGCTCCGGGCGTCGAGCGTCGTGACCAGTGGAAGACTACTGATGGCAACAACATCATGTTCAACAGTTTCATGCTCATGCACCTGTTCTCATCGTCCATGTCGTCGGCAGCGTTCAACAACCAGGTCGCCCTCATGTGGAGCGTTGCCCATCAGCGCGGTCTTTCGACCGAGTGTGAGCGTCGCGGTATGCGTATCGGTTGGAGTGCGCCGATTCCTGACTTCATGCACATGGGTTCGACTCCGCTTGACGAGTCCATCGCCTGTGCAATGAAGATCGTGCCGGAGTTCCGCACCCGCAATCGTGTGCAGATCGTCAACACGGTGTTCCTCACCGACGGCGCTACTACGAGTCCGTGGGGTGGTGGCAACGCATACGATTCAATCTGCGGAGACAAGGCGACGAGCAACATGGAGTTCCTGACCGTCGGTCACAAGAACTACGCCGCTGCACCGTCATCGACTGCCGCAATGCTGCGCGCGCTGCGTGACCAGTGCGATACTCGCGTGATCGGGTTCTTCCTTGTCGAAGCACCCAACAAGGTGTATGCCGAAGGCAAGTTCTCGCCTGCCAAGCCCAATCGCTACAGCGGCGACATCGACTCGTCGTACTCGTATGTCGATGCCACGGGCCGCGAGTGTCCGTCCAAGGTTGGTTACTTGACGCAGGGTCTCATTCCACTCGACCGTCCCGCGATCAAGTCGCATTGGAACTCCCGTCCGATTCTGTCTGCGGATGACTGCAAGCGGGCCAATGAAGAGGTCGCCCGGTTCGCAGAGGAGGACTACTGCATCGCCGTGCCGACTTCGTTCGTCGGTGCCGGGTACGACGAGATGTACATGATCCGTGCCGGTCTCGATGTTGACAACACGGATCACCTCGGTGCGCTCAACGCCAACACCGCCACGGTGGCACAGGTGAAGCGCGCCCTGCTCAAGTCCGCCCGTGGCAAGCTCAAGTCCCGTAAGATGTTCACCCGTTTCGTTTCCCTCATCTCGACCCAGGCCTAATAGGAGAACCTACAATGACTACCAAGACATGGCCATCATCATTGGACGCACACATCGAAATGAACTTTGAGTTCAGGTACAACCACGGCGCAGGACTCGCGTTCCATGATGGACTCAATCCTGCGTTGGCGGACATCATCACTACAAGAGAGATGTTCCACCTCGCACAAGATTGGGGATGCCAGAAGTACGCGCAGATCAAGAAGTACATCAAGGGATATGACTCGTTCAGTCTCCTCATGCACCCGGACTCGTCTGTGAAGATGTTCGTCAAGTCCCTCACCGTCAGCTACACCACGATGAACACCGAGCGGATTCTGTTCTTCTATGACTCAAAGGGAGTCAACGACGGCGTTGCAATGCTCTGGCTTCCTGGTCACAACAGTCCGGCGCCCATGAGTCCTGCTCGTTTCTCGACCCACGCCGAAACGGTCAACGGACTTGGAGACAGAGGGTACTACCGCCAATACGAAGAAGGATTCAAGCAGAATCCGATTGCGATGGCGAAGCACATGGTCTGCGAGATCATTCGGATCAAGCAGGTTCACCGATGCGCGCCGGGTAGTATGGCAGGCAGCAACGAACAGGACTTCCGTCTGATGCCGCTCGAGCTCTTCGTCGGTAGCAAAGAACTGATCCGAGATGTGTGGGATTCTCTCGTTGGATACTCCCCGCGGCCGGTCGAGATGAAGGAAGAAGGATCAGCAATCTGCACGAACGGTCTGAAGTTCGGTGACTACATGGAAGAATGCGGTGACATGATGATTACGCACTACAACAACCACATTCTTGAATCGTTCGCAGACAACCTCCGCATCAACGGCATCAATATGTTCCCGATTGTTAGCGGTCATTCAAACAAGGGTATCGTGACGCACCCGGTTTGAACTAACACGAACCCAGTCAGACGCCCAAGGTGGGCAGTAGCATGGGGCGGATCGTTCTACGATCCGTCCCTTTTTTTATCGTGATAGTATCGCGTGGTATTCGCCGCATGACCACGGGAAAGATCGGCAGGATATGGATATATGCCATCGTGGCAGGATATGAAACACCGATGGCATAGTGGTCATACTGCCATATGCCAATGCAATCTGGCATTATTTCTTTCAGAAATATGTGAAATATGCTTGTGAAATGTTTCACGATCCGGTAGACTACACGCATGGCAAGACCTACAGACCCGTTCGATCCCGCGTCTATGGACGCATACATCAACCCGATTCTCAATCGCGCGGCAATCGATGTCGTCTATTTGAACGACATCGCATCCAAAGCGGAGCTCATGCTTGAGTTGTTCATACAGCACGGCCTGCTCGACATTGAAGTGACCGGCAACGGTGACTTCGCCTACCGTGTGTCCGACATTTGGAAGAAAGAACTCGCCGCTGAAGGACACGATCTCTCTCGCATTCCCCTCTCGCACCTCTCTTACTGAAATACGAAATATGCCATTCGACCCCTACAACAACGAACACACCGACAGCAGCCTCTACTTCGATGACTTCGGAGACACCGACGACCGCATGGAAATCCTGCGCGAGCTCGATGAGGACTACGACCCCATGAGCGACCCCGATCCCTTCGATGACGATGAAGAATGGTCAGAGGAGGACGACGACCGCGGCGCCGTTCGTGAGGACGAGGATGAGAACTACGACGACCTGGATGACGACGACCTTGAGGATGACGACCACGAGGAACTGCCGCATGAGGACGACGACGACTTTGATGACTGCTTCAACTGCGACGGCAGCATCTCCGATAAGGGATTCGCCCTTCTCGGTGACATGGATCGCAGGGGTCTCTTTGTCTGAAAGGACACCAATGACCACCACTACTGTTTCTGTTCCCCAAGTTCATCCGCCTGCCTATTCGTACTGCACGGCCAAGGTGATTCCCCCCACAACCAAATCCATCACGACCGGCATGATGATGTTCGACAAGTCGTATATGCTTTCTGTGCAGAGCAAGTTCATCCATATGTGGATGCGCGATATGCCAGCAAAGTACCCGCAGCACAAGACGCCGCATATGCCCTCAAAGGCGTGTGAGTTCGCGCAGGCCTGCTATATGCTTGCGACTGGATATGGCGAACACGCCATGCCGGCATTCAATGGGTACAGTCGTGACTTCCTGATGATGGTTTCCAATCAGTTGGGATATGCGTATATCCCGGCATGGATCGTCAAGGACAAGTCGCGCCGCCTTGATCGTTCGATGTACATGGTTCCCGAAGTTTCGATTTATGCCGTCGCATATCTCTCCACCCTCCCGACTCCAACCACCAACGAGGTTACCACCAATGCGTGAGAACACCATCACCGTGATTTTTGACGACGCCGACCGCCGACAGATGGAGTGGCAACCCAATCTGACAGAGCATGAGTTTCCCCTGTGGTGGCAGAGTCTCACCGATACCGACTTCATTCGGTTCTACTTCAACCCGTTCGCCCTGCCAGGCACGGTCAAGGTGATGAAGAATCGGCAGGAAGTGAAGCCGTATTACTACTGCTACTTCGATGAGATGCAGAACTCATACATCAGCGTGGGCCAGAGGACGATCCCGTATCGATACGGCGATCTGAACTGGAAGAGGCACTGGCCCGCGTAACACAATCTCCGTGCCATGGGACGCAACGACCCGACAGGTTTCATCGCCTGTCGGGTCTTTTTTTGACGCGTGATAGTATCAGTATAGAAATATGCTAGTTTATGAAATATGCGATTTTAGGAAATATGCAAATCATAATCCAACAAATCTAGCAACAAGGATTCCAACGCAGAACGAAATAAGCGAAATGAGAATCTTGTGAATCTTCAAGTCGTTCTTCATGTTGATCTTTTCCCCGAGCGGCCGCGGCCGCCTCTTCCGGTCAATCTACGCATCAGTGCTTGCTTCAATACATCTCTGATTGTTGGTTCGTCAACAGTCGGTGATTCTGTTGGAGTTGGTGCAACTTCTGGTCTAGTTTGCTGACCAGAAACTGAATCAGATGAAGCAGATCCACTACTTTGTTGTGTTGGAGTAGTCTGCTGCGGCGGTGATGTGGTCGCCGAGGATTGGGTATTTGATGGATTCCATCTTGAATACCAATCATTTCTTTCATCAGCTGCCGGTGTTGAAGATGCCGGAGTTGGAATATCTGAAACTGGACTTTCTATTGGTTGCCACGATGAAGCAATAGAAGAAGAACTTGTTGGCAATCTTCCTTGCTCAACAGGGGGTGTCATGGGAACCGCCTGACCAACTTCCTCTTCTGGAGAAGTAGTAAGTTCTCTCCTAGCAGTTAGTTGCTTTGATGGAGTTGGAGTAGAAGGTTCCGTTGTCCCCACATTTCCCGGAGGAGTTGCCATCGGTCTAACCGATGGATCACTTCGGGGTGGGGTTACCGTTTTCCCTTACCACGCCCCAATGAAGTAACTTGACCTCTGGCAATTTTTAGCAAAGATGGTTTTTCAATTGGTACTTCTGGCTCTGGGAAGTTTCTATCAAGAATCTTCTGTAACATCCCTGCATATCCCGCGGGATCTTGTACTCCTCGGGCCTTCCATTCACTGCCAGTTGTCTGCTGGCGACTTGCTGGAGGCCGAGCGACCTGTCTATATCTTACTCCGGCGCGTGGTCCGCCGAGCTCTGGTTCCCTCGTTAATTCTGAACCAAAATCTCCGCCGAGAGGATATTGTCTGGGAGACAGGTTCAAAATTGCCTGTTGAATATACTTCTTGAGAGCTCCAGGCAGACCCAACCCAGCAAGGAGACCTCTATTTTTGATGTTTGTACCTATTGCCTTCGCTCCAGCAAATAGTGGTGATTCCTTTTTGCTAGATGCTGTTCTCATTGCACCAAAAACATTAATTTCGTTTAACTGATTGTTAATTCTTGCTTTGAAATGTTCTTTCATATCCATATTGAGGTTTCCTTCTTTTTCTAATTTGAATGCAGCTTTTTGAAGTTTTAGTTCTTCTTCTCTTGCCTTATTTATGCTATCGTATATTTGTCTTTCGGCAGCAGACATTGGTTTTCTTGCTCGTAAAGCATCGGCAATCTGTGCCATAAACTCATCGTCTGCCGGGGTCGTGGTTCCCTTTATTACTTTATCTAAATCGTTTTGTTCCATAAGAATATGTATAAAAGAATAACAAAATAGACATTTTGCATCGGCATACCCCCTGTGGTATAATCTACATATCAAGGAGGTGCTATATGACCAAAGAGCAAGAACTCGTAAAGCATATCAGGAATCATCTCAAGGAACATGGGTTCCGTCTTATACTCGGTAGAGGTAAGAAAGTAAATGTCGGTGACGCACGGTGTGAAGGATACTTCTCCGTTGGTGACACCAAGAAAGAAAGACAAATAAGAGTGGCGAAGGCAGGGGACACATGGTTGTATGTCCTTGCCCATGAATATTGTCATTTTCTACAATGGCTAGAAACTCCACAAAGAACTCTAGACACACAGGACAATGCACAGCATATTGTTCATTGTGTTTCTGTTGGACAGATAGATCCCAAGTGGAAACAATCATATATCCGTTGGGCATTCCGTGTTGTCGCAGAGAACGAAAGAGACTGCGAACGCAGGACGGTACGACTTCTTGAGGAGTGGGGCATTCCTTTCAACAAGGATATGTACATCAAGAAGGCAAATCTGTATGTGTATCTCCACCATATGTGGAGAGAATATCACTTCCTGAAGACCAGATTCAATGTCTATAAGTCAAATAAGATTTTGGATGTTGTGTCAAACAACTTCAAGGCAAAGAGTCACATCGTGGTACCAAAGGCAGTCCGAAGAGAACTCGACCGAGCATTTGCTTAAAACTCTATGTGCTTGCTTGGTGGGGGTGGAGTTGCACTTATTATATTGCCAACTGTTGGCTCTATTCCCTTATCGTGCAAATCAGAAATAACTTTGAATCCCTCAGCAGTTCCTGCATAGTGCTTCACAAATTGACCATGTAACTGCTTTGCCACTCTCATTCTCTCTGGGATGGTAAGTGCGCCAAGATCTTTGTTGTCATGATTTCCACTTATAATTTTATTTTGTGCCACTTGCATTGCTTTGGCAATATGATGCGGATGCTCTGACTCTGGAACAACTCCTACCCTAGCAAGATTATCGTATAAAACTTGACTATGTAAAGTTCCCATGCCAGTGCCGGAAGCTGGGTTTTGGGGATCCCTAGCAAATATATCCATTGCAGCACTTCCGGTTCTCATTTCCAGTAAATGTTGTTTGAATGATTTCATGTCATTATTTATATACATACTGGTATGGACAAAAGACTTCAAAGAATAAAATATGTAAGAATGGTGTTAGAGGGAATGCCAATCAAAGCATCCATAGATGGAAAACCAGTTCAGGCAGAACTTCTAGACTCTCCTGTTACACAAAATAAACCATCTGCAACGGCAGCAGCAAAATCACAGTCAACTGCGTTAGCAACAATAAAACCAAATACTACCTCTACAACTTCTGGAAGCACTTCGTCTCCAACATCTAGTCCAACATCTAGTCCCACAACTGATCTTGCCACATCAAAACAACCACAAGCAACCACTGTTCCTAATCAAAATCAAAAACCAAAGAAATCAAAAAAATCCACTGGAACATCTACAAATGTAGGTAGTGGCTCTAACACTGCTCGCGCAGGAAGAGATCAATACGGAACCCAAGTAGGAACAGGCAATACAAATACAGGGACTATGGGGCAAAGAATAGGATCCATGAAAGACAGTTCACAAGTGACTGGAGCAGTTTCTGGAAAAAACAACACGGTAGCAGGTAGAGATGTAGTTACAAATATTTTTCAGGGTGGTGGAGGTCAAGAACAGGAAGAAAGTGGCAAGTTCTTAAATCCATTCGGAAAGGGCGGTAAAAGCAACCTAACTTCTCAACTAACCTCGGTAACAATGTCTAACAAACCAACTCCAATGTTAAGAGAAATGAAAAGAGTAAAAACAGCAAAAGGTTTATTTGAGAGAGTAAAAAATGCACGCCGATATTCCAGATGACATTCTACAACAGTATATGCAAGAAGGTGCTGACTTCGGATTCAGCGCCGTTGATAATGGTGAACTGAGTGGCATACTAAGCCCGGTTCAGGATAGTCCAGAGATAAATGCAATCAAGGAAAAGTTAGATCTCATTCTTGAAATGAACTCAACTTGTGAGGGTGCTTTAGCAGTTAAGGCACAATACGATCAACTACTCAAGGCAAGACTTCTTGAAATAGAAAAAAATATAGTCCCTCTTTTACTCAACCTGAAGAAAAATAAAGAGAAGGACTATATTTATTGGCCAGGCGCCCAAAGACAGGCGCAATGTGACTTACAAGTTCAGAAGATTCTGAACCTTACTCGAAATAACCTTTAATCTTACTTCCGATCTTTTCGATTAGACCGTCGATGAAAGATTTTGGTTCTTCCTTTTTCTCAACAACTGGGACTTGGATTTCGCATCTGTCTTGACCAACAAGAAGACTGGCATTCTTTGGATCGATTGCTCTTGCCACTCCCTTCATGATCTCAACTTCAGATAAAAGCATTTCCTGACACTTCCCGGTATATGCCTTGGCGAAATATAACTGAACTTTCTTACCTTTCTTCATATTCTTCTCCTCTTATTTAAAAATACTGACAACGATAACAACGCAAGACATCCGGGTGCTGGAACGGCGTTCGTTCCAAAACCGCAGTAGTCAATCAAATTACCTTGTGTGTTTCCGCCCACTGCATTCACTGCTTCAAATGCAAATCTAGTCAGATTGCCAATTGAAGTAATAGTTCCGAAGTGAACTTGCCATGCTGTGTTATCAGCAGAAAATTCTTGTTGAAATAAAACGGTATCATCTCCACCACCAACAGTCTGATCTGTACCAAAATCAGTGATGGTCAAACGCATGGTATCAACACCATCTCTTCCACGGTGAGCAAAGTGCCAATTGATTTGATTGAAGTCACCGAGTCCATTTACATTCTGATATAGGGTAGAAGCATAATTTGCATTTAATTCTGCAAACGAATTTCCTTCATAGGCAGGAACTCCTAAAAATCCATTTTCCCAGACTTCGATCAAGTTATCTGGTGCAGTAGTTGCCCAGCCACTTTGAGGATCTGTTCCAGAATAAAAACTGTAGCCCCATGCGGGAAAGCTCTCAAAACCACCATTGACTAAATTTGCGGATGCTGAAGTGGTAATTGCTAATGCTGCTAGAAATGCTTTCAAATTCTTCTCCTTGTTGGTTTAACTAACTGATACAGCACGAACGACGAAACGGTTGATGGTGTAGGAACAACCGATATTGCTCCCATTCTATAATCAGGTGTCATATCAATATCTGGTAACTGCGTAGAAGTCAGATCAAATGATATGACCGGAGGAGTCGCGTAAAAATCAGAAACCGCTAGATCAATTGCGGATACTGCTTCAGGCAACTGCTCCGGTTGTGCTGGAGACTCCACTGCATCTTTCGATGAAGTCTTTGGTTTTAATTTAAATCTAGTTGGAACAAACGAAGATGATTCCGAGTTAGATTTAGATGAAGTGGCAACATATATGCGATATGGTCCTTCATACTTTGTGTTCTCTTCCAGAAAGATATTCTTATTTGAGTTTGCTACAAATTCTTTAAGATTTGGATTTCTTATTTTATTTGGAGTGTTGATGTTGTTGGTTTGATCACTAGATCCAGATTCTGCTTCTGGAGTTTTGTCTGGATTTGCAATGTTCTGAACGCTAGTAATAGACTCAATCAACTTTTGAATCTTTTCTACTGCTTCTTGTCCAACTATAGTCAATGCAACAGTACTGGCAATAGTCAATGCCATAATCTTACCCTGCATACCGACTATTCTTCTTTTATTTTCTTCGTTCTGTTTCTGACAGTCTTCTATTTGACCTTTTTTGATTTCTTCTATTTGTTCCTTTAATGATTCGCAAGAAGAACAATTTGGTTTATTTGACATGTTTTGCCTTTCTGGTAAAACATTACAAACACATCTTAAACAAATTATATAATACGAAACTGTGCTGGATATATTCTAAACTTTGCGTCAGAATCTTCCGAATCTTTAGACTCTTTCTTGGGTTTTCTTATGGATTTAATTACCCCAATCCTTCTTTGTTTTGGAGTTAGTTCAGTCCTTTCAGAATAAAACTCAGAGAGTCTTCGTTTCTTCATACAGATATGTATAAATAATATTATACAACCTAATAAGGAGAATCCTATGAAAGATTTTAACTCTCTGATCGGTAAGATTTTTGAAGAAAAGGGGAAACATGCAGACAGGATTCGAAAAAAGGCAAAATTTAAGAAGGTAGATTCAAAAAAAGAAACCAGAAGTGGTAGACCTATCAACCGTTGTCGGTGTGAAAGATGTCAAAACGGTCGTAAATGCTCCATGAATAAGAAGATGGACGAGTCTTCTGAGGATTCTATATATGAGTATCTGTACGAGTATATTTTAAGAAAGGGAAGCGAATACCAAATTGTCAGCAAGAAGGGGAAACCTCTTGGCAAGTTTAAGAGTAAAAAGAAAGCAGTCAAGAGACTTCGGCAGATAGAATGGTTTAAGCATCACAAAAAATGAGCTGGTCAAAGAAATACAAAAAATCAATAGACTGCAATAACCCAAAAGGATTCTCCCAAAGGGCTCACTGTCAAGGTAGAAAGAAAAGAAAACTTAAAGAGTTCAAGGAGTACATCACTGAACAGGCAGAATTACAGAGCAAAGTTTCAGACTTTGTTGACTTTGCCACCAATTACCTTGGACTCAGCAGAAGACCAAATGTTACTCTTCTCACTGTCAGGGAACCAAATATGACTACTGCGTACTACAACATAAAAGATGGTAATATGAAAATATATTCAAAAGGTAGAGCATGTTTTGACATTTGTAGAAGCATTGCACACGAGATGGTTCACCAAAAGCAACACGAAGAAATAGACAATCCAGACGATCTTGATGGTTCAACTGGATCACCACACGAAGATGAAGCAAATGCAGTTGCAGGACGAATGATTAGAACATATGGGGAACAGGTGCCTGGATTCTATGAATGAAATAAAGCAACAACTTCTAACGGAAATCAAACAAAGATTCGGTTCATTCGATCACAAAGACATGAAAATAACCGATAAGAGATTTCCTTTGCAGATAAACAACAAATACAAAAAAGATAAAAAGACAGTAAAAGAAAAAGCAAAAGAAGAAATTGAAAAAGGATATCATCGTGGTATAATAAGAAAAGCAAATTTACCTACAAGTTATAGATTCAAACCAACAGCATTTAACACTGGTAAACTCTCATATTCTGGTTACACTGAGAGTGGAAACCACGAATATACGATAAAATCAGAAAACGGTGATGTTAAAATAAACATAGATCACAGGAAGTCTAAGAAATCAAATCTTAAAAAAGGTTCACTAACAACCAGTAACATCAATATAGATTTTACAACAGAAAAACCATCTGAAGAGATAATGAACAGTATAATACCATCAATAGCACATCACATAAATTCACATGCACCAGACACAATCAATTTTGAAACCAAAAATTTAAAAGCATTTTATGACAAGATGATTGATGGTATATCCAAAAAATACAGGGTTTCCTCTAAAGAAGATGAAAACGGAAAACATTCTTGGACTCTACAAAGCAAAAAGATAACCCCAAAAATTCAACATCTAATTAAAAGTCTGCTAAATAAATAGTAAACGATCAGTTATAAAATAAGGAGTAAACCATGGCAAGCAATCCAAGATTCGCCGGAAATAACAGAAATAGAAGCGCAGATCAAGAAGCAAGACTAAGAATTGCTGAAAGACGACAAGGATTTCCAAATGGTAGTCCTCTAAGACCAGTTGAAGATGTAAACAATGCAAGTCAAAAGTATCTGGAGAAGAGTAGATTTCATAAAGCAAATCAAATAGGAAACCAACCAGTTCCTCCACAGATAAATGCAGCAGATCGTGATCTACAAAGAAGAGCAGAGAGAAAACAACAGAGACAGGACTGATAATGCCTAATTATGGATTTGTGTGTGAAAATTGTGAAAAAACATTCGAATGTTTGTTGAGTATGTCTAATAGAGATAATCCGTTAAATGAACCCTGCCCCCATTGCTTAAAGGAAGGTAAAGTTGTAAAGGATTTTCAAGGAATACGATGTGCTTTATCTTCTGATGCAACACTAACTCCCGACAAAGCAACAGGTGGTAGATGGTCGGAGTTGATGGGAAAGATGAAAAAGGGTTTAGCTCCGAGATATCATGGAAAATTAGATGCAGCAACAAATAGATCGGGGAGAAGATGGAAAGGCTGACATTCAAAGAATTTATCTTAGAGGCAAAAGGAATATTTGGTCAATACGGATCGGTTGACGCAACTCGGAGCTATCTTGAGTCTCAAGGTAAATTTAGATATACTAGTGCCATAGACGCATACTTTCAAAATAGATTTTGGAATCAGCAAGACGCAGGAAATAAAGTAGAAGTTCCCAAAGAGAACATTTCAAGAACATACACCGACACAATATCATCTCTAAAGCAAAGCGGTCAAGCCCCAGTTTCTAGAGATTATAGATCACAAGTTATCAGAAATAGAAGAATAGCGGCAGGGGAAAAGGTATTGCCTTCCGATCTTCTAAAAGAAGCAAGAAAACTTACAGCAAAAATATCCTCTCCCAGACTGAGGGTATTTGACTTCGACAATACGATTGCAAATACTAATTCTCGTGTAATAATAAAAGACAAGAAGACAGGCGAAGTCATTCAAAAACTTTCATCAGCAGATTATGCAAAATACAGACCACAAAAATCTCATGAGTCTGACTTTTCTGAGTTCTCTAAAGTAATTAATCCCAGAGCAATATTTCAAATACAAGGAATAATGCAGAATCTTTCTAAAAAGAATAGACCATATACAATATTAACCGCTAGACCACAATCTGCATCTAAAGAAATATTAAGATACTTGAAAAAACAAGGCCTGAGCAGCAAAGGAGTACGAGTTGTTGGACTTGGTACGTCTGATCCTGAAGCAAAAGCAAGATATCTTTCTGGGATTCTTCAAAAAGGAAAACACACCCATTTAGAATTCTTTGATGATCATCATGAAAACGTAAGACATGTTGCAAAACTATCTAAATTATTTCCGGGTATAAATATAAAAGCAAGACACATAGCATACGGAGACTAAAATGGACAAAAAAACATATTTGAGCTGGATTTCATCTGAAGTAGAAAAGAAAAATTTTTACAATTTAGATGAAGCAAAGAAGAAAGCAACTAAAAAACCAACCTTGACACATCCAGAATTAAAAACAGCAGCAAATGCTCTAATTGAACCATTTGCTGATAAGATTGCAGCGGCAATAGATAGAATTGGTCAAGAGAGAGTTTCTTTGTCCTCTCCAAAATCAGATGATGATGAAGCACTTCCATCCGTTGATGAATTTCAACCATCATTTTCCAAAGAACCAGTGAGCATAAAGTACGGAAAAGCAGCTGGGTATACTAAATCTCAACATCCAAGTGATAAATCTTCAATAATCGATACACTGAATCAAATGTATGCAGTAAATGAAGAAAATCTAAATGAGTTCAGTGCTGCGGCCGCCCAAAGAGTTACACCAGCAAAGAGAATAGGAAAAACAAAAAGTTTCAGTAGATCCGCAAGTAAAGAAACTGGTGGAGCAATTGTAAGAGTAGGTGGAGCAAAACCACAGACATCAACTGGTGGAGCAATTGTAAGAGTAGGTGGAACAAAACCAGCACCAACTTCATCCGGCGGAGCAATAGTTCTTGCTAGAAGATCACCAATAAGAACAGTTCCATCAGAAAATACCACCGGAGGAGCACTAACAACAACTGGAGGAAATACGACAGGTGGTACAAGTGCGACTCCAGTAACTACCACAAGACTTCCAAACATTAGAACTACAAATAGAATAACTAATGTAAGAAATATTGGTGGAGACATCAATGTTGCAAGAGCAGGAAGAGATCAATACGGAACCCAAGTAGGAACAGGTAATAAAAATACAGGGACTATGGGGCAAAGAATTGGTAGAATGCAGGGTAGTTCACAAGTAACTGGACAAATTAGTGGAAGCAACAACACAGTTGTCGGTCGTAATCTAAGAGAAATGACCGCAGAAATAGTCAAAAGAAAGCTTTGTATTATCTAATATGATCGTAGTTGGTAATTTTCATCATGTAAAAACCGATCTTGAACTTCCAAATCTAGAAAGACTTGAAGTAGCAGGGGAACGATTCTACCAGACACCAGATGGTAGAGTATATCCCTCTGTAACCACTGTAACTGGATTTGAAAAGCGATCATTTTTTGCCGAATGGAGAAGAAACAATCCCACAGAGTCAAAGAGAGTTTGTTCTAGAGGCAATAGTCTTCACTCTGTAGTCGAAAAATATTTACTTAACGAAAGAGTAGATTTATCTGAGCTGGGTGATATAGAAAGAGATCTATTCCACACCATAAAACCAGAAGTAGATAAAATAACGAACATATATTGTCTAGAATCTCCTCTTTACAGTAGAACACTTCAGTTGGCTGGTAGAGTGGATTGTATTGCCATGCACGAAGGAAAATTAGCAGTAATAGATTTCAAAGGCAGTACCAGAAACAAGAAGAGAAATGAAATAGAAAACTATTTCTTACAAGCAAGTGCATATTCATTGATGTTTCAAGAAATGACTGGAATCAAAATTCCTGATATTAAAATATTGTTGGCATCGGAGGAAGGAATTTGTCAAGTTTTTGAAGACAAAGTTATAAATAATGTTGGTAGATTAAAAGAAGTCATAGACACATACTTTGATTATATTAGAAACATGAGGAACAACAATGAAGCGACTACGACTTGAAGAAGTGAACAGAAGAAACTCAGTTACATGGACCGCATGTAATGATGATTCTAGATCACTAGTATGGAGAAAACTTTTTATTGAAAGTTTTGGTGGTAAATTCTTAAGAGAAGGTCGCTACTGGAAATGGGAAGAAAACAAAAAAGAACAAATTATTCCAAGAAAATCTTGGGTGTTTTCAGACAAAAATAGTAAAGAGGTAAGAATAACTAATTTTACCGAATACTGCAAAGAACACGATTTGAGTAGATCCGCTATGTATGAAGTCATGAGTGGTAAAAGACGACAGCACAAGGGGTACACATTCTTGGCAGAAGAAATAAACGGTGTAAAAATAGTTCGACTTTTCGATCCACCGTCAAACGACGAAGAAAAAGTAGTCTAATATAGTCAAGTTTGTGCCAACCAGAGGATTACCCTCTGGTTTTTTATCTGTATAAATACAGTACAGGAACTAATTTATGGCAAAAAGTATAGTCGTAACATATGGTAGATTCAATCCCCCAACGGCGGGACACCACTTACTAGCACAAGAAGTGGTGCGTCAGGCGGGAGAAATGGGTGCAGATCATATGATCTATGGTAGTATGAGTGCAGATCCCAAAAAGAATCCACTTACCCCAGAACAAAAAGCAAAGCACATGGGAAGAGTTCTAGGAACTCCAAGAGTCCATGTTGGTGAGGGTGCAAGAAATCCATTTGAGATGCTTCATCATTTAAGTCAGCAGGGGTATGACACGGTTCATATGGTTCTTGGTTCAGATAGAGCAGATGAAGGTATATTCAACAAAATGAAACAATATGTTGAAAGTGGTGAACTGCCTGGAGTTGGAAAACTTGGAATCAAGAGACTTACAGGTTCAACTGCCGGTGCAGCAAGAAGTGATGATGCCAAAGGTCTAGCTGGTATTTCCGGTACGAAGCAAAGAGCTTTTGTTTCTGCTGGAGACTTTGCTGGATTCAGAAAAGGTCTTCCCGGACATGTTTCTGAAGAGCATGCAAGAGAACTTTTCGATGACGTTAGGGCTGGAATGCAAGGATCAACTAAATCCAGGCCAAAAAAGAAAGTATCCAAAAAGAAAGTTGCAAAGAAAGTAAAGAAGAAACTTAAAGAAAGTTTATACTTTGGTCCCTTGTCGTTTGTTATCAATTCATTTTTGACAGAATCGCAAAAGAAAACAACGGTAGAAAGAAAAACATCACAGAATACAAGAAAAAGAAACCAAAGAACTAACGACAAGGCAAAACAAGCCTCAGGTGATTTGTCTCAATACATGATTGTTAGCACAAAACAAAATAAAATTGAAATTATTACAAAGGGCGCATACAGAAGCAAAAATCATGTGATTGTGACCCCACCAGAAAAAATGAGTACTGGCGCAATGTCTAAAGCCGCCAAAGACAAAAACTTTAGAGCAACACCAACTTCTGTAAAATTAGGATTTGGAAAGAAAGAAGATTTAGAAAAAGAAGGAAAATCAGAGAAGAAAAAATCACAGGCGAGAGGAAAAACCAAAAGCGAAAAACAAGAAGCACCCCAAGCTCTACCACAAAGAGTTCCGAGAGTGTCTGGTTCAAAATCAAGTTTTCCAGATGACGATCATGCTGCTGGAGATATGGAATCTGGAATTGTTGCCGCATTCAATGAAGCAATGGGCATATCACTAGAAAAGCAAATAAAAGAAAAACTAATTACACCAGAAGCAGCAGAATTTATAAAAAATAGCACCACTCTCGGAGACTCGGCCAGAAGAACATTACAGGTTATTTCAGAACAACTATCTGTAAAACATCCTGGATCTAACTTTGCTGCAATACACTATGGAGCAACAAAAACAGAAAGACTAAGTAAATTTTGGACTGGTTATGGCGGAGTAGATAACACACCAAAGTCTGACATATTGTTCCGTGACATGAACACTGGACAAATTATTGGTGTTTCTGTGAAGTGTGGACCATCACAGTTGATGTCGGGTAAGGCCGGCGGCGAAGCAACTGCTACTGTATATACCGCACTTGAAGGAATGGACAAACGAAAATTAGAACCAAAAGTTCAAAAGAAAGTTCAAAAACTAATAAAAGCACTAAAAAATTTAGTGAATGAACCAAGAAGAACTAAAGGTGGAGATATATCTGATTACCTAAAAGGAGAACTGAAAGGTAAAGACGAAGATATATTGTTGTTCGACAAACTTCATAAAGATGCAAAAAAGGATCTAGAAGATCTGTTATCAGAAAGTAAAGAATTTAGAAAAGGATTTGTTTTTGAAGCACTAACTGGTGCAGCAAAATTTGATACAGGAAATCCAAAGAAAATAAGTCCTGCTGTAGCACAATATGTACTGTCCATGAATAGAGATGGAACAGAAACATCATTATCTCAAATAACACCAGAATATGCAGATAAAGTTGCAGATGCTTTAAGTTTCGTTATTCGTTTTAAGAGTAGTTCTGTAAAATCATCCGAAGCAGTGGCATTTCAAAAGAAGACTGGTAAAAAACTATATTCATACTGGAGTGTGATATCAATGGTTCTAAATCCAAAGAAGTTCATAAAAGAATCATTTACTTATAATCCAGTTCTAAGTAGTCTGCTAAATGAAGATCCTGTAACAGACAGAGAAACTTTAGAAATTTTAGATCAAATTGAAAATGAAATTGGTGGAGATATCTACTCTTTAATGCAGTTCCTAGAGATTGAACCCGAATCGTTTTCAACTGGAGACATTGACTTTACAAACTTTGGAAAAGTAGAATCAGGATTCTATAACACAGTTGTAATAGGAGATAAACAATTTGAAATACCAGTAGAAAAGAATGTAATAGAACAAGTTTATATTTCTTTTGCTAAAAAATTCCTACTAGAAAAAAGAAACTATAGAAAAGAGTATGACAATTACCAAGGTCGTTCAGATCAGATTGAGAAGAGATCAAGTCGCAACAAGGCAAGAAGACTTCTCAAGAAGATGGGTAGAGTAAGAGATGGGGACGGAAAAGATGTTGATCACAAGAATGGCAACCCAAAAGATAATAGTGTTAAAAATCTAAGAGTTACCAGCAAGTCCCACAACAGATCCAAGAGGTAATCATGCAGGAAGTAGATCTTATTAAAGAGTTTAGTTTTAATTATTGGATCGAACTTGGGATTGCGGTTGGAGTTGCTGTTGGTGCTGCTGTGTGGAAATTGTGGCCAAAGAAAAAAGAAGAAATAGAAGATCATATGGACTGGAGAGTTCATAGTGACATACACGAACAACTAACAGAACTAAGAGTTCTCTCGGATGCTGCCAGAGCACAATTAATTCGTTTCCACAATGGCGAATACTTTATGGATGGTGTGTCCATGAGAAAACTTTCTCTGACTCATGAATCTGTTTCTCGTGGAGTCGCTGCTGAAGGTGACAAAAAAACAAATCTACTCATCTCCCTTTTTGCACCACTCATTGAAAAGATAATCAACAATTCAGCAGACATGCATTTCATGACATCCGAAAGAGAAGGATTTCATAAGTCTTTCATGGAGATATCAAATGTAAACTCTTTTATGGTTCTTCCAGTAAAGTACAAGAACAACATCTCTGGGTATCTTATGCTACAGTGGTGCAGTCCAACAAAGACAAAGAAGGCAATAAATAATATAGTTCAAACATCTAAACTTATAACAGATGCAAGAGACAGAATACAAGTTCTTCTTGAAGAACAAACGAGGGTGAAGAAATGAAGGGATTGAAGAAAGCAAAAACACCTGAAGAAATTGCAAAAGAAAAAGGTGTCCCACTTGAGGATGTCATTCGTCAATTACAGATGGGTGTAAAGGTTGAAAAAGAACACACAACCGATAAAGATATTGCAACACATATTGCTTTACAACACCTAGAAGAACTTCCAACAAAGTACTACTCGATGTTGAAGAAGATGGAAAAGGCAGCAATGAACGAAGATTTAAGAAATTGGTTCAATCCAAAACACCCGGATGGTGGATGGAAAAGAATCAATTCAAAAGGAGAGGCGGTAGGACCATGCGCGAGAGGATCAAGTTCAGAACCCAAACCAAAATGCATGTCGAACAAGAAAAGAAAACAACTCAGCAAAAAACGAAGGGCTGCGGCTGTAAGGGCAAAAAGAAAACATGATCCTGTCGCGGATCGTGCAGGAAAAGGTGGCAAACCAGTAAATGTTTCTAACTTTGGAAAGGGAAGGATATCAGAGGAAATGGAATACTTAGCAGAAAAGAATGTACCAACAAATCCAGAATTATGGTCAAAAGCAAAATCACTTGCGAGATCCAAGTTTGATGTTTATCCTTCCGCCTACGCCAATGGTTGGGCAGCCAAATGGTATAAGAATAAAGGTGGCGGATGGAAGAAGGGCAAGGTAGACGAATCAGTTCTGTTTGGAATTTTAAATAGAAAAACTGGTAAGTTTAAAACAGATCCCAATCAAACCGATCCATCGACAGGAATGCCTATGGCAGTTCAATTTACCTCTCAGTCAGAGGGAATTCCAACAGTAATGTCTCAACCAGATAAAGACGATTTGATGATAACTGTATATGATCCTAAAAAAGAAACAATAGATGAAAAGATTTCTTTCTTCTATAAACATCAAAAATCAAAACTTTTAGGAGAAGATCATGCTGCAATTGAAAGTGGAGAGATGATTGATGATGAGGGTCAAATGGCAGCAAATCAACTCGACACAATTCAACACGCAATAGAGAGACTAAGAGATAAAATCAAAGGAAAGAAACAACAACTTCCTGCATGGGTTCAATCCAAGATAACCAACGCAACAGATGGTATTGACACTGTTGCAGACTATATGTCTAGCGATTCTGAAGAAGAATTGAATGAGAATTTTGTTTATGATCATGGAACTAAAGGATATAGAGCACATAATCCAAATACAGATCCCCCTGTAAAACGAATTCCAGACAATGCACCTGTAGTAGAGCTCGGAGGAAAAAGTAGAGAAAAAGTTCTTAGAGGAAGAAGTGTGGAAGGAGCTCTAAAAGACATTACAACCCCCCGAACTGGACTAAGGGGATTAATTCAAAGAATAAAGAGTGTATTTGTAAGAGAAGATGTTCAGGGAAACAAAGAAAGTTATGCAGATTACCAAGCAAGACTTCAGGGACATGTTGGTGCTGGTAGATTTGATCAATTAGTAGATCACCACGACAAAGTTCATGCTGCAATGGGATATCTGAAAAGTTTAGAACCACACTATAAGAAAGCAATTCCTCTAGTAATAAGGGCTATGGGTGGAAGTGGTGGTAATCAACACGCAAGAGGTATGGTTGTTACTGGGGTGAGTGGAATGAAACTGACTGGTAGACCAACAGGAGCAGGAGGTCATGCTGCTTCTCATAAAAGAGATGTTGCCAATCATATAAAAGACATAACCGGTCTCCATAGAAGTTTCTATGCTTCTCTAAGACCAGATCATTACCACACCTTAATTAGTATTTTTGGTGACATGTTTACTGAAAAGGGTAAACAAAGACTGGAAGAAGCAAAGAAACCATACAAAGGGTTTGTAAAGGGAAAGAACCACCCAGAAGGCGGACTCTCTCGTTCTGAAGCAAGAAGACAGGGTATTCATGCCGGAATCGAAACCAAACGAGAAGCACAAAAGAAGGGTGGATTCGGTAAACTCTCAGGTAAGACTCAGAAGAGAAGAAAATCATTCTGCTCTCGCATGTGTGGAATGAAGAAAAGAAGAACCAGTGCAAAGACGGCAAGAGATCCAAAGAGCAAGATTAATGCCGCTTTACGAGTCTGGGGATGTCGCTGTGAGTCATATAACCCAACCTGCGATGTGTGTGAGCACGAAAAACAACTCCTAATGCACGAAGAAGTGGTTAATAAGAAAAATAAAGGGACAATGACCAAAGCAGAAATTTCTAAAAGAGACGAAAAGGCAAAAGGTATAAAACCACAACCAATCAAAGGCGACACCGACGATGAGTCAAGACACCGTATTGCGACATACATCACTTTAAGAGCGCGTGGTGGTGGAAAGAAGAAGAAAGCAAAGAAATAAGGGTTATAAATAAGACTAGGAGACAAAAATGAAGAAATTTAAGGAATTGTATAAAAAACTTTTAGAAGATTACACCGAAGGTGGATCGGTATTTAACGGATTTGCTGATGCTAATCCGAGAAGATCTGCCCATTTAGACTACGGAACTTCCCAAATGGGTCGGGGAGACAGCATTTCTAGAATTAATGCATTTATTCATAAATTTCTAATGGGTAACTACATTGATGTAAACGCACCAATCATAGAGCTAAGATCTAGACTAAATCATGCAGGTCTAGATTTTCCATTTGACGGGACAAGAATAAAATTAACTCCTGGTGTCAACACATTTCCTTTAAAATTATATGGTGACGTTTTTGGACAAACACCAACAACAGACCTTTCAAAGGGATTTGATCGTGGTGACAATTTACCAAACATGGTAATGCAAATCGATTGTAAATACGATGAAGAATCGTGTATGTGGAATTTATCCGGTAAGATAAAACCCGGAACAGGTGCAACAAATACGGAAATAAATGAGAGCATTGAAACTCTAAATGAAATTGCTCCACTTCTAGCCATGCTTGCTCCTCTTGCGGCCAAAGCATTACCTATGGTAGCAAAAGTAGGTACGATAGCAGCTAGAGTTGGATCTGTTGCTAACGCAGTTAGTGGTGCCGCCAGCACAATTCAGTCAATGACCAAACCACAATCTTCTGCTGCTGAACAAGAAGAAGCAATAGGTGAGTATGGAACAAAATCAAAAAAGTCAAAAGGAAAAATGTGTGAAGATGGAAACTGTGGTGAAAGAGACATGCCTGCTCCAGTAATAGGAGGAGACGGATCAAACTACAACATGGGAATAAATTTTGGTGGTGATCAAATGGTTGCCACAGGGGATCCACTTCGACAAATTCCAATGTTTGAACAGTCTCAGGAAAAAAAAGACAGAGCAAGAGCACTGATGCACTTCATAACAAGAAAAGGTGAAATCCGTAGTAGAGTTTTGATGCCAGTGTTCACGCATCTAAGTCAAAAGTCATCAAAGGGAAAACTAGGAACAGATTCAATAAAGAAAGAACTTTATTATGTTGTAAATTCTGCATCTAGAAAATCTGGAATTACATTGACAAAATCGGAAAAGGACAGAGTTGTTAACGATCTTGTTAGAAATTTCAGAAAATACTTAAAGACAAAAAATTCTACCAAAACAACAAAGTCTAAAAAGATTAAATGAAATCTAGTATATCTCCTGATACCTTTTTACTATATGCTAGCAAGATGTATAACAATCCATCTTGCATGGGTATCGAGGAATTTTACGAAGATTTAGATAAAATTAAGTATGTTAAAAGACTTCTTATAAGATTCAAGAGAGGTGGAGAGTTAAAAGAAAGATTGATTTTAAATCATATCATAACTTTACAAAATCTATTTGGAGCAGAAGCAACGACTAGGATACTTTTTTACAAATTAAATAGAGAACTTCATCCTTACTTAAAATCATTTTTACATTACTTAAATTACCTTCCCCAAGAAATACCAGAAGTAAACTTAGAAAATATAATAACAGATCACAGAATAGATAAAATACTAAAAGATATAAAATGAAGGGAAAAATACAAAACCTAAACAAGTTAGTAAATGCCTTCCCTCTTTATAAATTTATTAGGGCGATATCAACACCATTCAAGTCTATGGATGCATATAAAATGGGGTTAATTGATATTAAAGGTAATTTCATAAAAGATCCTGATGGTATGATATCAGAGTTCGATAAACTGGTAATAAGATTAAAGGCTCTAATAAACACTACTTGTAGTCCAAAAATAAAATCATACATGAACTATTTTACAACTGCAATTGATTTACTAGCGGAGGAAACAGTAAATCTTTATGGAGGAGACAAAGAAATGCTTTCAGAACAAATAAAGAAGTATCTAAAAGAAACAGCAGAGTTTGAGCCAATCGGACACCTACAACACGCAGGAGAACTTCTTTATACTGGCGGTGGTCATCATGCAGTTGAGCACTTGAGAGCAACCCACGAGGCATTAACAGGTAAAGGAAGAAAAGGACACAACCTCTCATACAAAGCAGATGGTACTATGTCACTCATCTTTGGAAAGTCTGGTGGTAGACCTTTTGTTCGTTATAAAGGTAAAGGAGCACAGACATTCTTCTCACCAGAAGAAGTACAAGAATATGCAGCAAGAGAAGGTAAACCACACTATGTTGCACCATTTACTGCTGCACTTCAGGCAGCCGGGCACGAAAAAATAGATCCAGATGTTTCATATCAAGCAGATGCCATTCTTGACTCAGGAGAGGGAACTCTCAAAGGAAATCTGATCCACTATAAACGCCCAAAGAAAACTACCAAAAGTATGTTAGCAGTTCATGGTAGATTTGATTCACGAACTGGCAAAAGATTAGAAGCAGTTCCTGACGTATCATTCTTAAATACATCAGAACAACATTTTCCAGTTCTCTCTCTTAAGAATGCACCAAAACTGGGTCTTAAGGAAAGAAGACTTATGAGAGGTCATATTTCTACAGCAGGCAAAAAGTTGAAGAGAAAAGATGTACAAGCACTTGTTTCTGAAATTGCCGCGCACACAGATCCATCTACGGTAAACAAAGCGGCAACTCGTGCCGGTCATATGACCATGTTCTCAAATGCCGTTCAAAGAGGTGAATACCAAAGAACAGTCCAAGGTTATAGAGACTTTACCACGGCAAGAATACAAAAAGCAGTAGAGGGTAAGAAGGGTTCTGAAGCAAGACGACTCCAAGGACACCTTGAAGCGTTCAAGGGTAGAGAAAAAAGCCTACAGCACCTATTCGATGCTCACAACTCAGTTGATGCAGCAAGAGATGTAATATTCGGACATTTAACTAGGACCGGACAATTACCAATGCAACCAGCAAGAGGTCACGGTCATGAGGGCTTCGTTTCTGAACTTCCCGGAATGGGCATGGTAAAGTTTGTTCCTACCACATTTACTGCCGCTAATGCAAAACAAAAGGGTAAGTTTGATAAGAAAAAGAAGAAAGTAAATGAGTTTATGGAAAAATACGGTCATTTACTTTTTGAAGACGGTATGGTTGCAAACTCTGTTGGGGCGGGTGGTATTCGTGGTATTGGCGTTGATACTTCTGGACAACCAGACCCAAGCGATGTCGTAGTTAAAAAACGGCATAAAATTCATAGAAGAAGATTTAACCCAGAAAATACTGGCCTCGAAACTTATTAATTCCTAAATATATTTGGAGGTTTTTATGATTCCTACAGAATTAATTTCATTGGTGGGTGGAAGCTTAACTGGATTCGTGTTTAAGTACATGGCCCAAAAGAGCCAAGACCAAAAAGAAATGTTTGAACGGTTAATCACCGCAAACAAACAAACAACCGAAAATCAAGATAAGGCAGCACTAAGAGTGCCGCTTGATATTGGAGCAAGTGTTCGTCAGTTGATTGTTCTAACAGTTCTGTTCGGAACCATCGCTGCTCCGTTTATTCTACCGTTCTTCGGTGTACCAACTTTTGTCGAAGTTGACACAGTATCACCAGAGGGAATGTTTGGACTAATTCCAGAGACATCCAAGAAGTTCTTTGTAGAAGTTAATGGATTCCTCTATACATCAGAGAACAGGCAAATTCTTGTGTCCATTGTCGGATTCTACTTCGGTACTGCTGCCGCAGGGAGGAAGTCATGAAAAAAGTATGGAAAATAGGTCTTGATGTTTTATTCATCGTCGTCTGTATCATGATGATTATGTCATTCCTTTCTGGTTGTCAGTGTGTAGCACCAGAAATCATTCCAGATAATACTGGTGACTCTGTTATAATGATGGATATTAAATCCAAGATTGAACAAGGGAAAGAAATAGGCAAGGACAGTTCTTGGTTATGGTGGTATGCTCCCGTTCTCTTCCTCGTTGTTGCCTGGGGTATTAAAGAGTTCTTCCTCAAGAAAGAACCAGACGACTGTGACGAAGATGAGAGTAAGAAGGAAAAGAAAGAAGTACTCACCGAACAAAACAAACCAGAGTGAGATCACGCAGAATCCTTCATAGAATAGTACAGAATCTTGCAAATATAAAAAGCATCGACTATATCTGATACTGGATTTACTACTCCAGTTCTGTTCGGAGTCATTATGTCTTTTAATGCGATGAATGTATCTTTGACAAAGGACTCATACATTGCCTCTTTGTCAGCATTTCCTTTACCCGTTGCCATCTTTTTAACATGTGATGGTTGAACTATTTCAACCGGGATAGAGTTTTGCCATAACTTGTACTTCAGAATACCAGTGTTCTCAGCAATGTGAAAAACCCTACCCTGTGCATTATAAGCATAACCTTCAAGTGCAACCTGTTCGCACCCTGTACAAATTCGCATAACCCACTCTGAAATAGTGTCATATCTTTCGCAGTCCTGATCATACTCAGAGAAGTTCTCTCCGTATATGTTATTCAGAAACACCGTGGCATTCTTCTTAACATCAGTCAAGAAATAGAATGTACAATTCTTGAAGCAAAACTCTTTGTCAGTGTTTGCTACACATATTGCAGGCCCATTTAAACTATAATCAATACCAGCGATAATTCCCATATAAATATTTATATGAACGATATTGATGTTTATATGTCTTGGTACAGCAAAACCCCACCAAGTCAAAATACAATAAATTTACATGAATTTAGTTTACATTATGTAAATAAACACTATAAAAATTGTACCTTAATAACTAATTCAATTTCAAAAAAATATTTTAGTCATTTGAATTTTACAAATATAACTACAGATTTAGATGAAATAGATCATATAGAAACTAAAGTGTGGGCGATAGGAAAAATATTTTCTTATAAAAGTATTTGTAAAAAAGAAAAACCATTTTTACATCTAGATTACGATGTGTTTTTAAAAAACAAAATATCAAAAGATTTTTTACTCTCTCCAGTATTCGTTCAAAACGAAGAAAACTGTGTGTGGGAGCATGAAATAAACTGCACAGGATATAATTATAATCTTAAAAATATATCAAACAAAATTAAAAATTATATTTCAAATCCATCTAAAAATGACAAAGCGTATAACATGGGGATATTTGGTGGTAAAAATTTAAAATTTATAAATGAATACGCAGAAACATCTATTAAATTTATTCTAGATGAAAATAACAAAAAATTATTTGAATACTTACACGATATAAATCCTGCAAGTCCATCTTTGATTGTCGAGCAATACTTACTATGGAAACTAGCAAAAGATAACAAAATTCTTGTTAACTGTTACATAGGGGGAAATAACATTGATGAATTAAAACAAAATGGATTTAACATTGGATATGTTCATCTAATGGGTTCCAAAAACCAAAAAAAAATCATAAATTATATCGATACTGAATTATCAAAAATTAGAAAAAATGATAAACATGAACCGCGCATATAAACGCAAAACCCCCCTTGCGGGGGGTCGTGTGTTCGGTTAACCTACACTAATTATTTAGTCAAATCAACAAGTTCACACTTGTCACCGGAGCAGGCATATGTCTGAGTTCCGGCAGTGTTGTCTTCCTTTTCGTACTTGATCAAATCACCCCAGTTAACAACTGGCATCTTACTCAGGAGTGCTTCATACTCTTCCTTGGTGCAATCCTGATATGGAGCCTGCTGATATGTGTGATCCGAATGTGGTAGGAATGAAATACCACTGACTTCATCGAAGTGCTTGTAAACCCAAGCACCTACTTCCATCCATTCGTGTTCCTTTACGGTAACAGTAATTGATGGTTTATGTTCGCACCAGTGCTTCTGGTAAGTTAACCAGAGTTCTAGGTGTTCGATTGCAGTCATGTCGTTGCGTGTCACTGATCCTTCTGCCTTCATTGGGAAGGAGAAAACCATAGTATGCTCTGGACGCATGACACAAGGTTCAGCAGGGAATCCTGCATCGGTCATAAATTTGCAAAGTGGATCCTTAATATCTGCACGAACAGTACGAATAAAGTATTCGTTGTGACGAGCGTGGATACCGGATGCGGCATCTACAAGTTGTGAAACTGTACCTGATGGTTTCACACAAGTAATTGCTGCGGCAGGATTAATTCCAAGTTTCTTTGCCCATTCCTTGTTGGTAATTACGGCATCAGATCTTAGGCATTCTAGTAGAATCTCAAGATTTGGGTTCTTGCTACGCATGATTGCGTTATCAAGAATACCAGTAAGAGACACACCTAGAAGTGCTTCTTCCTCGCAGTTGTGCTTCCAGTCGCTAGAAAGATATGGGAAGTGAGTCATTGACGCTTGCCATGTTCCTAGAATGGTTGCCAACTGCACCTTACGCTTCAGGGTTTCAGGAGTATCGTTTGGACGAACAACTACTTCTGAAAGATTACAGAACTCCTTGTCTCGTAGGATTATCTCTGAGCATGGATTTGTTCCAAACTCTTTAGTATGATCTCTACGGTCACCTAGTTTAGCAACAGTCTTTTGAGCAGCATCACGGTTGAAGATACCGCGCTCTCCGCTCTTTGACTTGTAAAGAGAAACCCACTCCTCCATGAAGGTTCCAATCTCTGGTTTCTCCTTGTATGCTACAGAGTTATTTGCTAGAGCTCGTTGCGGATTGTCAACCCACCACTGACCAGTCTTAGCGTCACGCATCCGTTCATCTGTGAGGTTGGATAGAGAGATAAGTGCTGATCTACGCACTCCTCCGACAACGACAATTTCAGCAATCTTGCAGATGATATCATGACATTCGATGGAAGTAAGTTTTCGTCCCGCAGCCTTTTTAAAAGTATTAATTGTGAAGTGGAACAGTTCATCCAAAGGTCTTGGGCCTGATGCTCGTCCACCGAAAGTCTTGAGGCGCGCACCAGCAGGACGAATCTTTGATAAGTCCCACTTCGGGATCTGTCCACCAATAAGAAGGGATACCAATTCTCGGTACGCTTTGGCCCATCCTTCTTTCGAATCTTTGACAACAATGACGGTATCGCTTTGAGTAAAGTGTTCAGAGATTGTAGGAAGTTTTTCAACATATTGTCTCTCCACGCTGAAACCTACACCAGTGCCGCACATCAGAATATATAGGATTTCGTCAAATGCACGAACCTTATTGACGGCAACATATGAACAGTTGTACCCGGCAGTGTTGTCCCTTGCAAGTGCTTCTCCTGCGGTCATTAGTGCCCGCATTGAAGGCATGATCTCAAGATTTAGAACTGCTGTCTCAAGTTCATTTCGTAGTTCTGCCGGTAGTTTGTAACCATGCTTTTCCTTAAGATGATTTGCAAAGAAATTAAAGTAGCGGGATACGGTTTCTGCCCATGTCTCGCGTCTCTTTTCTTCTTCTAGCCAGCGTGAATAACGTGAAAGGTGTATAAACTCCTGATACGGAGTGGGTAACTTAATCTCATTCATATATTTCTCCTTTTTGGATTCCTCTATGGGTTGGTAAGGTATTTAGGTGAGTTCTTCCCATGAAATTGGGAACAACGGTGCAATCATTTCCTTTATTGCCGCAGCATATTCACGAATTTCCCATTGTGCATGGGGATCAGTTCGCTGCTTGCAGACTCTAGCATACGCTGCCAAAGAACCAGTCCACCACCACTCGGTGTAAGTCCCCTGTGGTAGTACAAACCGTGCTTGTTCTGGTGCAACTCCATTTTCAATGAGTCTATTATATACCTTCAAAGCCTCACTTGCAATAGTTTTATAAAATGAATCACAAACTGTTAAAGTATCTTCGTTTGTTATAAAATCTTCAGAACCCTGCTTTGCGCCGTTAGATGGTTTTGACCGCCACTGTGGATTATAAATTTGTGGTTCATCCACAACATATCGGCGCGAAATTTCATTTTCAACAAATCCTTGTTTATGTTTAAAAAATTGTGTCCGTATTGAAATCGGCGCACGAATTCTTAGAGTGATTTGTGGATGAGCAAAAGGCGTCCAATGATTATGTTGTGCAAGGTACTTGATTAGTTTCTTGTCCTTTTCGCTGATCTTAAGTAGATCTTCTTCCCAGTAAAAAGAGTTAGTTGAGTCTAGACGATTCTTTGCTTCTTCGTCTATCTCCCAATCGCTCTGCTTGTTGAATGATACTCTTGCAGCATTTACGACCGTAAGATCATCACCCATGTGCGAAACATACTGTACAAATCCATGATCCAATACATTAATTCTTTTGTTTATTTGTTTTATACTCGTTTCCATGATGTAAATACCAATTGTGCTTTCAGTCCTTCAAATACATTGCTCTCAAGAATATTGTTAACAAAATCAATACCGTTCTTGAGAACCATGTCATTTATATCTTTCTCTTTACAATAATCTGGCCAAACACAAACCTTATGTCCAGATTCAATCAACTTCTTTTGAATCTCAACTGTGTCATAGTTTCTTGGTTCGTTATCCAAAACAAAGACTGCTTCTGGAAAAATCTTTGACATATCAATAAAGGATCCAGTACCAAGACATGCTACACTGTTCTTGAGGAATGTGCTGTCGAGTGGACCTTCTACAATGTAGATGGGTTCATCCTTCTTAAGTTTGTCAATACCAAACATCAGTTTTGTGTTTTCCTTTTTGATGGTAAGATACTTTGGTGCATTTTTCTTACAGGTTATACATCTACCCTGCGCTCCAACTACCTCGCCTTTCTCGTCACGGATCAGTATAATGATTCGTGGTTCCTCTTTTGCATTATAACTTTCGTCAAATTGTTTTGCGAAGAGTGAGAAGTTATCAGTATACCCCATATCACCCCATCTGTCTTCAGGAATCTTTCTAGATTGCAGAAACTCCATGCATTCTTTTGATGATTTGGCTGGGGTAAAATGATCTACTTTTTTAGCAAATACAGGGGTAGAATCATATGGATATAGTTTCTCTTGAGTTGGTTTCTTGTAATTTGCTTTTCCATCCTCACCGGCAATAAATCGCTCAAGAGCATACTGCTTACAGAGATATGGTGAAACTTTCTCTAGAAAATTATAAAGATTACAACCAACCCCGCAGTTATGACAACGATAAAAGAAATCACTGCCTTTTTGATAAAAGAATCCTCTGGCAACAGTCTTTCTCTTGGTAGAATCCCCACAGATAGGACATCTGCAATTTGCAAGATTATCTTTCTTCCACTTGAATCTCTTCAATAGTGGGGAAACCATACCAATGTATTTCTTATCAATGTAGGTTGACATTTTGCATCCAGTAATCAACCATCTCTGACATCATGTCTTCGAAAGTGATTGTTGGCTCCCATCCCATTTCTCTCTTTGCCTTGCTAGCATCACCACGAAGGTAATGAAGTTCTTCTGGTCGCTCGTACTTCTTGTCAGTCTTTACATACTGCCGATAATCCATACCGAGATATTCGAAGACATATTCAACCATGTCTTCTACTGAGTATGAATGGCCAGTAGCAAGAACATAATCGTCTGGGTATGGCATCTGAAGCATGTTCCACATACCACGAACATAATCCTTGGCATGTCCCCAGTCTCTCTTGGCTCTTAGATTACCAAGAACCAGGGTCTTCTCCATTCCGAGCTTGATCTTTGCTGCTTGGAGTGCTACCTTGTTCGTCACGAAATTAATACCTCTGCGAGGAGATTCGTGATTGAACAAAATTCCTGAGCAAATAAACATACCATATGCGTTTCTGTAGTTGTGACATAGGTTGTGGGCGTAGAGCTTGGCACAACCGTATGGGCTTACAGGAGACATATGAGTTGTTTCTCTCTGGTACTTGTCATCATCACATGAATTACCGAACATCTCAGAAGTAGCCGCATGATACACCTTTGAGTGGGGTGAGAATCTACGAACAGCCTCAAGGACTGCAAGAGTACCACCACCGTTTACATCAAGGGTATACTTTGGAAGATCGAATGAAACTTGAACATGAGACTGTGCGGCAAGATGATAAACTTCATTTGGTTGCAGCTTCTGAATGTTTGTTTCAATGCTGATCGGATCGGTCAAGTCTGCATAGTGCAGTTTAATTTTCTCATCCACCCATAGTTTATTGATGCGCGTTGTTTGTGACTCTGGGACAGAGTTTCTACGAATAGTCCCATGAACCTCATATCCCTTCTCAACAAGTAGTTCTGCAAGATATGATGCATCCTGGCCATTGGCCCCGATAATTAGTGCTATCTTTGACATGTTAAACTTTCCAATCACTGGTCTTTGCAAGGTTTCGTGGTTTTGCTTTGCTAAAGAAGTTTTGCTCTTCATCCTTTTGCTTCTTGGCAGCATCGCTGATGAATCCTTGATCTTCGGCAGAAACATCATACATCTTCATCTTAGCACGGTTGACACCAACAATGAACTTGCGATTCTTTGCTTTGTCGTTATACCGATTCTTTAACTGCTTCACCATGATCTGATTAACTTCATCAAGTTCTTCTGTTGCAATCAAAGCAAACATTAGATCTGATGTTGCAGGAAGTCCAAAGGATTCTGAAGTATTTTCAAGATCAACATCTGTGTTACCATAACCTTCACGATTAGTCTGTGTAGCAGTAAACAGAGGAACATTGTATTCGATTGCAAGTCCTCGTAGTTCTTCTGCAATAGACTTCACATATTCGTAAGAGTTAACATTCTTTGAACCCTTGTGTCGAGAAGATGCACAGATGTTTAGATAATCAATGAAGATCACATCGGGAACAAACTTCTTCTTTAGTTTTAGTTCATCTAGAAGGAATCTAAAGTGATTCGCATTTGCCGTGGCAGTTGGATATTCTTTGATGATTAGTTTCCCAGTCACACCAGCAGCAACTGCCTCAAGTTTCTTGTCGTAGACGGTCTTTGGCATTGTTTTAAGATCGTCAATGTTTGTATCAAGAAGATTCGCATCGATTCTTTCTGCGATTCGTTCTTCTGCCATCTCACAAGTGATGTAGAGAACATTCATGCTACTCTTGAGACAGTGTGCTGCATGGTGACAAAGGAATAGAGACTTACCCACTCCAGTTCCTGCCATTACTACATTGAGTGTCTTGGCAGTTACACCATCTCTGGTGATGGAGTTGAAGAACTCCAGATCAAACGGAATCTTCTTCTCTTCCTTGTGGTAGAAGTCGTATCGTTTGTCTGCGTCTTCAATATAATCATGTCCGATGTTGGGGTCAAAAGATACCGCAAGTGCCTTACTGAGAATATCAGGAATCTCGCCATCGCCTCTAGCAGACTTGCCATCAATGATGTTGATGGATTCCATTATGGCGTTGTAGATTGCTTTCTTACGACAGAACTCTTCAGTTTCTTTCGTCAACCAGTCTAGATCAACTTTGTCAGCATCAGAAGTGATTGACTCCACAACATCGGAAATATCCTTGACTTGTACTTCGGTTAGATTCTTTTCCTTGTCAAGAATAATAATCAACGCTTCCTTGGTGGGAAGACCGTTGTACTTGAGAAAGTAATCCCTAACAGTTTCAAAGATGAATCTTTCAGAGAAGTTATGAAAGTACTCCTTTAGTAAAAAGGGAGATACTTTTCTTGCAAAGTTTTCGTCTTTGATTAGGTTATGTAGGATTACTTGCTCAATATTATTCATTTTCTTCCTCTACTACTGCTTCAGTTGATCCATACTTGAATTCTGATGCAGCTGCTTCGTTGATCTTGTCCATTAATTCCTTGGTAAAATACTTCTCAGGGTTTTCATAGATGTTCTTTTCAAACACCTTTGAACCATCTGGTAGTTCGATTCTACCACTTGTCTTTGAGAGTATACCATGTTCTACTGCTAAGTCAACCAAACCATAATAAGGGTCTAAACCTGTTTCATAATTAAGACGGACATCAACGACCTTGTTTTCTTTTGTAAGACGACCCTTGTGTTGCTTGCAATGAATAATGTTGCCAACAACTTCACCAGAGGCATCCTTGTCCTTCTTCTTTGAAAGATAGACAACAATTGATGCGGCGTACTTAAGACCAGAACCACCACCCATCTCCTTCATTGGAACATATGCACCAACTACATCATAAGTGTGATTAGTAATAATCATTGGAATATGGGCAATGCCAAGTTTAACAGTCAACACACGGAAAGTTGACTTGATAACTTGCGCCCTGGTCATATCACGAACTTCCTTTCCTTCGGCAGTATCGTTGATTTCCTTTGAGGTTGACAACATGCCGAGTGAGTCAAGAACAATCATCATCTTCTTTCTCTTGTTCTCTGGCATCTCAAGATACTTGTCAACAATCGTGACAATCTGCTTGCGGAACTCTTCAATTGTCATCACAGGAAAAACTGCTACACGCTTTGGATCGACTCCACGATTCTTAAACATTTCAGTTGTTACTGCTTGCTCTGAATCAAAGTAGAGAACAACTGCTTCAGGGTGATCCTTGAGGAACTTGGAAACAATACCCATAGTAATATAGGTCTTACCAGTTGCCTGTTCTCCTGCAAGTGCCATAATCTTGTTGTCAGGAATGCCACCATAAACATCACCAGAAACAAGGGCATTCAGAATGTGACATCCAGTATCAATGAGAACACCGACATCACTTGTCGGAAGTCCATCGTTTACCAATGACGCATACTTGTTTCCAGACTCCTTAACGATACCATTCAAAAAATCACTCATGTTTTCTCCTTACAATAAATATACCAAATTCTTTTACTGATTTTCCTTGATGTCATAATAATAACAATCATCTTCTCCGTCAATAATCCACTTATCACTTTCTCCCTCGCATCTCCAAGAAATGTTATCTACCAGATAGTCTGGCTTTTCTGGAAATGGTTCGGTTACAAATGACATATTCTTCCAAAAAATTCTGTTGTTTGGTTGAAGAGCATAATTGCCATCATCCAAAGCAATCATATGAAGACATTTATATTGACTTGGCTCATCTGAAAATGAGTTCCTATACCAGTCAAATGTCATCATATAATTACCCCATGCTTCAGTCTTATCCTTAAAGACAACCTTCGCTCTACAATCAAACAAAGCATCATATTCAATTGCAGTTACATTTTCATGGAAACAATCCCACAACTGAAGATAATCCAACTTCATCAGAGGAGTATCTGGTTTAGAACAAAGCATATGAATTGGAACTCTGCTCCTGACTAATCCATTGTCTGTAAGAACATGAAAGGTCATTGCTTTACCAGAGCATGATTGCGCTCCGAATACTTGAACCTTTACATATTCACCAACATGCTTTTTATGCTGGTACATATGCTCCATACGCATATAGCAATAAAAATGTGGAATGTTTATGTTAAGCAAATAATGACTCCAAAGTACTAACTCGTTCTGCTTTCCAGTTGATTGCTGCATATCATAATTATATTAAATGTCGTCTAAGTTAGACTTATCCCATTTGTTTTTTGTGCATTTTTTGACAGCAATTGAATGTTTTTCTTTTTGTGGATTTACATACTGTTGACTGTTTAACCATTTTTGTGATAAATATTTTGTATGATATTTTTGCGGTAAATAAATGTGTGCGTTACAAGAGGCGTAATGAAATATAATACTAGGAACTGGCTCTAGAGTAATATCGATAACTTTATTAACACCATGACTAATTTTTTTATCTGGAGGGCTCCAGTTTATTTTGTTTACATTCAAAGAAATAATTGGTATTTTGTAATCAACAAAACACATCTGAGCACAATATTGTTCATTAAAAAAACAAAATTTTTCATATTCTAATTTAGTTATATTATTAGAACCTAACAAATATTTAGCATTGTTGTTTAAAACAAGTCTTCTATTAACAATCGTTTTATAAAAGTTGGGTATTTGTTCAAACACGGTTCGGTCTAACACAACATGGCCACTATTGATTCCAGCTTGTTTTAACAAAATGTCGTTAACTCTGCTCTTTATTTCCCGCAAACAATATACAGAACCAATATCATAATCAAAAAATTCACTAGGATCATCAAAAAATATAGTATCACAATCTAAGAAAAAAACTTTGTCATATCCTAATTCAAAAGTTTTTTGTATATGATACCACTTGCTCATATGGGGATCGTCACTATAATCACTTAAAATAAATTTAACGTCTGGAAAATCATTTTTAAGACAAAATTGATTAAGGTGGTTATAGTTTAATAAATCAAAGTTTTTATTATCAGAACACATCATCACTATAACATCAAAGGGCGATTTGATTGTTTGTTTTTTTAAGGTATACAAACTATAGTGCAACATGGAAAAAAACTCTCCTTGACTATTTGCTTTATGAAACAAACTATACAAAAGGGCATTTTTCATAATTTATATTCTTCAAACAATAAACTTAAGTAATTCTTACATCATTCAAACAATGACTCTAATGTGCTAACTCGTTCTGCTTTCCAGTTGATTGCTGCAAGAATGGAACGAAGCGGTTCCATGAATGCTTTGTCAAACTGCATATCATAGTCTATGTAGTGATCAAGCTCAAACTCCTTTGGAATCTCGTTAATAAAAGAAATCACATGATCTTGACCACTGACACCACCAATTGGATTTGGTTTCTTCAGATATACAAACTTGATCTTATCTCCGTCTGTAATCTGCTTGTACTTCTTATCCAACTTGTACTTCTTGATGTAATGATTGTAAATCAACGCACCCTTAACTTGAATCGGCGTTGACTTACGATATATCTGTTGATTGTCGGCATACTCACCAAGACCATTTGCACTTCTCGGGAATGCTACATCTTCGGGACGATACTTCATAAACCTCTGACGTACATCATCAATGAAATCAATTAGTGAGTCCTCGTCCTTGCTCATTATGATCTTGATTGCAGATTCAAGATCCTTACGAACCGCTTCTGGTGTAGAACTGCGTGTTGTTTCGATACCCATGATCTTCAACTTGGGTTCTTTATACTGAACACCTTCCTTATTCCACATGTTTAGAATGTATCGCTTCTTTGCAGTCCAGATGCCCTTCTCTGCGATGACTTCACGACCCATTACCATCTTGTTTTCATATGCATTCATGCTGTCGCGGAGTTTATCAAACTCTTTGTCGATGAAGGGTTGAATTATTGAATCACATGCCTTGTCAAGATATTTTGTAATCTTTACTGGATCGGTTTCATTTGGCATAATTTTGGTTACCAATTTATCCAGACAAATATACATTGAGTCTGTGTCTGAGGCAACGATATAGTCTTCGCCCGTTGTACCAAGAGTCTGATTCAACAATCGATTAATTGAGTTTGCGATATACTGAATTGAAAGTTGACCAGAAAGAGTAATTGCTTCTGCAATATCAGTGCTAAAATACCTGAAGTATTCATTACCGATTGCACCATATGCAGAGTTCAATTGAATCTTTCTAACCAACTGAAAGTTTGAATATTTTGATATGTCATATTCAAGGTTCTTCTTCAATGCAAGAAGTTCCTCGTCAGACAGTTTACTGTAGTCCATAGGTATATTTTATCACAAGACGCTAGAAAGTCAAGTGTTGTTGATTTGTTTATATTGAGTGCAGGATGTCTGTATAATATCTTTTAGAGATATTGGTGCGTAATTAAGACCTTCCGAGTCTACACCTACATCAAAACTTAGATATCCTCTATTTGAACTGGTCATAAATCCGTGTTTGCCGTGAGAATGACCGTGTAGATGCACTGGTGTTTTTGAATTCCAAGAACGAAGAGGATAATGCGAAAGACATATTCTTTCGACATAAAAGTTTTGAACCCAACCCGGTTCGTTCTTTATATTCATTTCAAGATAATTACAAACACTCTTAAACTTTGCTTTCTTGAGATTTTCAGATTGCATAGTTGGGTCGTGATTGCCAATTACTAGATGTACCTTTTGGCATTTTATTTCCGAAAGGATATCATTCACTCCATTTACCCAGTGCTTACCTTTACCAAAGTAAAAGTCACCGAGGTGATATAGAGTATCCTTTGCCGCTACATGCTCATTGATCTTATCAATCAGCATCTTGTTCATTTCTTTTATATCTTTGAAATATTGATGCCGGTTGGTTAGATTTAGAATGTTAGTGTGGCCGAAATGAGAATCGCTTGTGAACCAAATCATCCTAGTAGAAGATCGCGGTTATCGTTTCTGTCTTCGTTTATCTTACGATCTGCTTCCGTCCAACCTAAGTTATACTCTCTCCAATATGCATCATTTGTTTCGTTAAGAATTGACTTATTTGGAAGACTGTTTTTTCTGTCCGTGTATCCGTCTAGAAATCCTTTGCCCGGTTGATGTGTCATTTTTCTTCTTTCCGAATATGGCATCGTAATTTTCGCCATACTTCTTTAAATCCACTTTACGGTAAGAATCACCCTTACCAGCACCATGTTTCCTACTCATATTTAGTCTGCGCCGTTAATGATATTATCAAAATTTGTAGGTTCACCAATACGATCAGCAAACTTCTTAGTGAGAACTATTCCCTCATCCGTATATGTTAACCACAACCCCTCTCGCATCAATTCTTTCATTGCGATAAGTTCATCGTTATCAAACTGCGAGACAACAATAGGATCATCGTCAATCAAACCTTCAATGATTTCTACTTCAACATTCTTTGCCCATTTTGCGGCATAAAAAGTTTCAGAGTAGGAGGTTATTGCTTTTTCAATCTTGTTCTTCAACGCTTGTAGTCGATATATTTGTGTCATGATTATATTTATCCATGAATACTGAGATCATCAAGGGGTAGTGCTTGACGACATGGCGGGCCCTTTCACGAATATACTTAGGCACTTTTGGTGTCTTCTTGGGATCAAGCAGATCATACATGAACTGCCGGCACGATTCAAGTGAACGAATTTCTTCTTCTAAAGTTGACATAACTCTTCGGACTGGGATCGAACCAGTGACATTGGAGTTAACAGCTCCACGCTCTACCATCTGAGCTACCGAAGAAAAATAATTATAAAATAGATCTACTCTTATCAAGTGTCCAAAAACTTGCTACAGTATATCTTGTACAATTTTTAATTGGGGTTACACCATGAAGATGAACACAATCTCCGGGATGAATTGCTAGTTTACCCATTTTAGGAGTAATTTCAATATTAAAATTTGGATAATAAGTTTTTCCTCCTTCATAATCATCATTCAGATATAATACGCAACCAAATACTCTATGTCCAAATTTCTTAACTTCTTCACTATTATTGGACATATCATCGCAGTGTGGAGTTTGTTGCATTCCTTCAAACCATCTAATTAAATCAATAGTGTCTGGATATATCTCTTGTATACCATACTCAGATATAATAGTTTTTTGAGTATTAATCATCAAAGATTTAAAGATATTCTTATATTCTGGATCTGTAAATTTTTGATAATTTATCTGTCTGCCAGACCAAAAATCATATGGGTGTGTTGCGGTTTCAGATTCTTTCCACATATCCGTACTGTTAGCAAAATTTATAAGCATCTCACACTCTGGAACGGAAAGAAAATTATCAAATGTTTTTGCGTTAAAATTATTCATTGTTTTCTCCTAAATTTTTATTAATAAAAGGACATCCTGATATTCTACGTTGATGATCTGGAAATACTTTATTATTTTCAATGTCATAAATTCCTTTCATGTATAATTTATGATTGGAATTATGTGGTTGAGTTTTTTGTAACTCGTCTCTTTTTTTTGCCCAAGCTTTATGTGTTTTCGAAAAATCAGAGTCATGTTCTCCCTGTTCGATTATACAATCAAAAGACTCTAGATAATATCTAGGTATAGGAAATATTGTTGCTAATGGTTCACCCTTTAGAAAAGTTACAGTTTCATATGGTTTTGTAATTTTCCAATTTAATGTAAATGTATAAGGAAGCCAGTCAGTCTCAATTATTGCCTCTAATGCTTGAGCTCCATGTCTAAAAAAGTTTGTTGGACCTTTAACAAATAGATTATGACCAGGACTTGTTTTAAAAATATATCTTAGGTAACTAAAAGTAATTATTCCATTTCCAAAATGAGAAGATATATGACTAGGCCGATCTTCAACAAAATCAAGATCGTCCATTGTTTCTACACAAAACTCAAACTTAATTGCGTTATGTGAACTTAAGTTTCCATTCCATATTGCAGTAAAGGAAATTGGATTAATAATCTCCCATCCATAACCATTTGCTACACTAAGAGGAAGACATCTATATGCATATCCATTGGATACATCCATCCATTCTCTTCTCTTTGCTGCTACAACAAGATCATAAGAACTTTTTCCTTCTCCCGGAAGTAGCCATTGTGTTAGTTTTTTATCTTTTTCAATAGACATAGTAAAAATGTTATATTAAAAGAGGATGACGGGAGTTGAACCCGCAACATCTACCTTGGAAGGGTAGCACTCTGCCATTGAGTTACATCCTCAGCAATAGGACCGGCGGGAATCGAACCCGCATGGTTTTTGAAACCGAGGGATTTTAAGTCCCTTGCGTCTGCCTGTTCCGCCACAGTCCCGAACATGTTTATAGTATACCACGATTCTTCATCTCTGCAACAACTTTTTCAAGTTCCTTTTGAGATTCAATCATTTTAACCTTAAACATTTTACGGTCTTGATACATCTTATCCATCAGTTCAGGAAGAAATCCACGCCGTTCTTTTGTATAAGTCGTGCCGTTGGCGGCAACAGATACATTATGTTGCCGCATCTCGTCAACATAATCTTTGCCCATTTGCGATCCGCTCAATAGATCATTTACTGCAATATTATTTCTGCCGCCGTGAGAAGTCTTTGTGTCGGGGGAAATGTTGTACTGCATGATAAGATGGGGATATAGGGAGTTCAAGTCAAATGAAACAATCCACTTGTGCATTCCAGTAATTGGATCCTTAACATAAGCACCAGCATACTGATCGTCTTTAGATGACTTACCCTTTGGTGGTATGGCAATCTTCTGTTTTGCAAGGTGATTGTAGATAATCACATCCCATGTTTTGACTTGAGAAAATACATCCGTGAAGTTTACCCCTGCACTATATGCAAGTGCAAGGGCGAGTTCCAATAGTTTCAGCCTATCCTCAAGGCGTTCGACAAGGCGGACATCTTGGATATTATATTCGATAAACTTCTGGAAATTCTTTGTATAAAATTCTTGAATGCTTTCATATTCCTTGTATGAGAGTTTGTTTTCTCCCAACTCAACATAGGCTATGTAGTCAAGGCGATATGATTCTCTGTTTACATATGTGAACTTTTGATAAAGTTCATAGTAATCTAGTGTAGAGATACCAACCAAATCATAAACAGTCTTTTCCCTACCACCCTTGTCTATAACATTCTTGTCTCTGATCATCCCCCAAGGAGAAAGTTCCTTGGTTTTGTTCTTTCCAAGAACCATGAGCATCCGATTGTAAAGATAAGGAATGTCGAAGAACCTTACATTCCACCCAGTCAAAACATGAGGATAATCATTACTGAAATACTTGAGAAATGCTAGAAGCACTTCCTTCTCATCGTGATGACAGAATACAACCTCATCACCCTTTGCTTTGTATTCTCCACGACAAAACACATAAGGTTTTCCTCCACGACGAGTTATGGTGATTGCTAGGATTTCTTCGATTGGATTTTCAAATGATGGGAATCCACTGTCTGCTGTAGTCTCAATATCAAAATAGGCGATATCGACATCATTTACATTGTACTGTCCATCGTAGTTATCACGAATATACTGATACTCTGCACCAATCTCCCCGTGGATCTCAAATCCTTGGACTCCATCATACTTCTTGATAAAATCCCTCGCCTCTGTATTGGATTCAAACTTCATTTCTTTAAGAGGAACGCCGTCAATTGACTTCCAATCTCCGGCAGGCGCCTTGACATACAGAGAGGGTTCATATGCCATTCTGAAATCATTCTTCAGACCATTGTTAACTTCACGGCACAGAACTTGTGTTCCGTATGAAAAGACATTCATATATTGTCGCATGTCAGTAGTATATCAGTTGTTTTTGATTGCGTCAATAACTCTATCTTTTAATAGAATTAAATTAAACCAAATTGCTATAATAGTAGATTTAATCATTGTGTCTCTCTTGGTGAATCCCACTCTATCTTCATATCGTTTCCAACATAAATTCTGCTTCTAGAATGTTCGGTCTTCTGATCCTTTTGTTGTGTGTATGCATAAAGTAGCACCATGTAGTTAATAACATCAACACAGGTGTCCTTAAATGATTCATCGGTCACATGCATTTTGCCAGACTGAATAAAGGAACTCAGACGACTCATCTTATCCGTGAGGCGCACCATGAATCCTTGTTCGGTCTTACAAATGCCCATTGCCTCGACCCTAGTAAAATTCGCAAATGGTTCTCTTCCTTCATTTCCGGCATAGTCTTTATTTTTAAGACTCATCAAATGTCGTGCATCTGCACATAGATCTTCGTGTATTTTAAGTAGTTCTTCTCTAGTCATATTTACTCCAGTACATCATCAAGTGTAGCATTTGCAAAAGGAATGTCAATTGATACATTTTTGTTTTTAGAGAAACACCAAATGTTTTCAATGAAGCAGGAAGATAGATGATTTTTTAGATCTTCCTTTTCCATCTTCTTTGGTCGCTGCTTGATACGCATACCGATTTGACCGCAGAAGTTTGCATTATACGAATTTACAAAATTATCAACGAGGAAATCACAGGTACGATGACGAACTCTATTCACTGTTGGATCCATGATATTAATCATCATCATACCAGTTTCTGAAAGTGTGTCATATGCCAACTCCGTAACATTCTTGAAGAAGTGCTTTTCCCAATTATCGTATTCTGGGTATCTACTCCAAGACTGATTCTCTTCTTTCTCTCCGCCTTTGTTATACATCTCCGTAGAAAAGTATGGAGGAGAAGTGAAAACAAGATCCACTGTTCCCTTTTCTGGCCACCATGAAGTATCCTCAGCAGGAAGATTAGAAACATAAACTGTTTTTGTTCCAGTGCATGTAAATCCATTTTCAGTTTGTCTTACGACAGGATTGCTTCCTAACATTCTCTCATACTCCATACACTGCTCTAGATAAACTTTGAACGTATTTGGATTTGGATCTACACCATAAAACACTTTTGCATTTGATGCATAGAATCCTGCAAGACGATCACCCCATCCCATACTAAAATCTAGTACAGTGTTTGCGTTTGCAAAGTCATATAATGTTTTTGCTACATGTGGTTTAAATTGTGTTGCAACATATGCACCAAGACGGAACGATCCACGAATGTTTGTTTCATTAATCGTATTGGTTCCCATTCTCCAAAATATCCAGTTCATCTTCTTAAGAAGTTCAAGATCATTCCATATCTCTAGTGGAGACTTGAACCCGTAAGAAGGACATGCCATTCTATTTGCCTGTTGAAAGTAATTACTAATGTCATTGTAATAATGACCGAACTCAATTACAAACTTACCATGCTTTGAATATGGATACTTGTAATCGTTGTATTTTTCAACTACAGTGCTTGGATCAGGAACAGTAATAAAATTACTGTAATGTTCATTGGCAAGAGAAAATAGTTTATCCTTTACATCTAGTAAAGAAATAGGACGAAAAGGAAAACTTGGTTTTGTGTCATTAATAAATTCTGCAAATCCGTCAATAATCTGTCTCTTATTGAAATTATCATTAAGAACCTCCCACTCGTCAATGTCTATCTCTGGGATACCGCGAGAGTTTACTGACTTTTCAAAAACTTCACGAATACTCATACACCAGTGCTCCCAAATCCACCACGACGATTTCCCTTCTGTTGTGGATGAGTCTGGGTTTCTTCAATAGTGTATTCTAGACTCTTGACAAGTTCACCTTGAGCAATTCGATCATGGTGTGAGATTGCAATATCAACATCATTCATGTTTTGAATCATGACATAAAGTTCATCTGTATAATCCGAGTCAATGATTCCTTCTGAATTAGTCAGACTGATCCCACGCTTTAGTGCATTTCCAGAACGAGGATGGATTCTTACTGAATAACCCTTTGGAATGTCTAGGATAATACCAGTGGGAATAAGTGCTCTTCCGTTTGCAGGAACCACTACTGACTTCTTTCCTTCAATATTTACAAGTTCAAAATCAAAGATCTTATCCGAGATATGATTGTAAATAACATAGTCCTGTGGAACTATGTTGGCGTAAATATCAAAACAGGCGGCCTCTTGTGTTGCAAAGGATGGAATCTTTGCAGTTTCTTCTAGTTTATAAACTTTTAGCATGATTTAGATCTCCGCGAGTATTATAACACGGAAAGATCTAAAGTCAATAATCCCCTACAGAAACTTCATCAAACACGGATGCATTTATCGTTATAAAAATTCTACCACTGTTTATTTGTTGTACTATTGCTTTATTTGGATCTTGCAGTAATTCACCAATATACAAAAAACGATCAGATTCTTTTAGATCATATACTAGAACATCTGAATTATTTGGATCGTTGATTTTTACAATAGTTAAAGCTCTTGCCATGTTATATTCCTATTAAAATTTCTCTTTCAAGTGGTCTTCTAATTCTACATCCTATATAATCACAATATAAAACGCTAGCAGATGCACGAACGTCTGTTAGTTTAGTTACTATTAAATTTAGTCCCATATAATCATTGTTCGCACTAGGATAATATGCGGTGTTTGATGCAGCGGTAGTAACTTCTGTATCAGTTACAGGAACTCCAAATGTTCTATTTCTTATCTTATATGTTATCGAAATAACACCAGAAGTGTTTCTTTCAACACAAAGATAAAGTCTATATGCTAATCCAGTTTCCCCAACTTCATCTACAACGACACCTGTATCAATTCTTTCTCCCGAACCATCTTTGCGAATAACTAAATTCCATGTAGTATCTCCCGGTAACTGTGCAGAATCTGATTCAAATTCTAAATAAATTCCATCAGTTGGTTCTGTATTAGCATTTGAATTCATAAATCCAAATCTGTATGCACCACTAGTAGAGCTTAGTAAATCAGGAACAGCTTGAAGAACTATTCCGCATTCTGCTTCATACTTTGTTATCAATCCTTCTCCGGGTGTGGGTATACCCGGTAAAACATTCATACTTGTTCCAAGTGAAATATATCCACTGTTATTTGATGTAGATCCAGTGTTCATATTAACAACACCACTACCATCGTTTATACTACCAGTTTGAAATCCTAAATAAGCAGAAAATGCCGCAGAAGTAAAAGTAGCAGTTCCACCATTACCAGTTGTGCTTGCTAGTCCTCCACCAGAAACACTTAATGCATTTGTAGGAGCAGCAAGTTGAATAAAATCTGTAAAACAAATAAAATCCAATTGATTTGGATTGTCATTATTAACAGTTCCAATCAATACATTTTCATTTATACTTCGTATGCTGTATGCCATATTATGCGAATAAAAGAATTTCTCTGGTGACTGGTCTTCTAATTCGACCAGCAATATAATCTACAAAAACTAATCTTGCAGTAGTTGAGGTCGTGGTTATTTTTGAGTTTGTAAAAACAACACCCATATAGTCTCCAGTTGCACTTGGGTATCTTGCTGTAGTGGTGGGTGCGGCAGTAGTCTCTTCGTTTGTGTTATCTGTAAGATTTTTAATCTTGTATGTGGTGAGGTAATTTCCAGAAGTATCCCTTTCTACACACAAATACATTCTATAAGTTTTTGATGCTGTAACTGCTGTAGTGGTTGCGACTCTATCTTGGGTATTGTCTTTTCTAAAAACAATATTCCAATTAGTATCTGTTGTAGTACCATCACACAAAAATTCAAAATATACACCATCCGCAGGAGCAGTATTTGTTGTACTACTCATAATTCCAAATCTATAAAAACCTCTATTTGTAGTAGGAGAATTTCCATGAATTGTGCTATCTGTTCTCACCAAGATTTCACATTCATACTTAGTTATTAATCCTGAATCTGGAGTTGGAATACCGGGAATAATAACAGCAGAAGTAGCCAATCCACCATAACCTGTAGAGTTGCTGGTTGATCCAGTTGAAACAGATACTACTCCCGAAGCAAATGTTATCCCAAATGCTTCAAAATGAGCGGCGGTATTGCTTGTATGTGCTCCACCGTTTCCAGAGGGTGCATAAAAAACTCCACCTTGAGAGGGAACTGCTGTCGTAGGTGCTGCGTTTTGATGAAAATCGGAAAAGAAAATTGTATCCAATTGGTTTGGATTTTCTGACTGAGCGCAAGCTGGTAAGACATATTCGTTTATACTTTGAATACTATAAGCCATATTTTCTCCATTATATCACGAACCAATTAGAACCATCGCTTATTAAATCTACCGCCTGATATTGTCTAGTTAGATTATAACCAGATGTTATTCCATCAATAGATTGTGATGAAGTTGTGAATACTTTAACAACAGATGAGCTTGTATTTTTTACAGAGTATCTATTTGTATTTGATGCTGCTGTGGGTAAAGTCAAGGTTAATCCGGCAGTACAAATATAAACAAAATCAGTTCCAGCAGTAGAACCTGCACTTGTATTTGTTGAAATACTTGTGATGTATCTAGAAAGAGCGGAATAGGTTATATCCCCCGTCGCACCATTAAATGTTCTTACACCCTGATTAGTTACCGTTACATTTCCTGTAGCACCAGATACAGATATACCTGTACCCGCAATAATAGAAGATACACCTTCTACTGCTCCAGTCAATCCATTGAAAGAAGATACACCCTGAACTGCACCTGTGCTTCCATTGAAACTAGAAACATAATTATTGAATGATACTGCACCAGTACTACCATTAAAACTAGAAACATAATTATTGAATGATACTGTACCTGTGCTTCCATTAAAACTACTTACTACATTTTTAGTAAGCGCAACTATACCAGAATCATCTGGAAATGTAATTGTCTGATCTGATAATGCATTTAATCCGGGACCTTCAAGTGTTGTCCAATATTCATCTATTCCGTTATTTGAATATAATTTAAGAGATGTATTTGTTGGCAAAAAGAAACCATCTGGATTTATGAATAACCCATTACTTACGATTGAGTCAGTATTCACAGATGAAGCATTTACAGTCGCAGCAGTTATACCAGAAGCGGTTATACCAGCACTAAAGGTTTGAAGAACGGTAAATGTTTGTGTTTCATCTGTAAATACTCCCTTTGTAATGGAACCAGTTTTACCATTAAGAGAAGATACACCCACAACTGATCCAGTATTGCCATTGAAACTCAAGACACCAGTATTGGTAATAGTAACAGATCCAGTAGCACCAGAAACACTGATACCAGATCCTGCAACAGCAGCAGATACTCCTTGGATTGCTCCTGTCTTGCCGTTAAAACTCAAGACACCAGTATTGGTAATAGTAACAGATCCAGTAGCACCGGAAACGCTGATACCAGATCCTGCAACAGCTGCCGATACTCCTTGGATTGCTCCAGTATGTCCATTAAACGAAGAAACTAGAGGCAGAGCAGTAACTGATAAATTTTCCCATCCAGTAAGACCATCAACATAAGTCAATACTTGATAATTATGCGGAGATGTTATGATTACATCAGTAAGATCGTCAAGAGTTAAAGATACGGAACCACCACCGCTTGATGTACTTCTAAAACTACCAGACTGAAGAATTAAAGCATCTGAACTATTTGATAAATTTGTTGCTCCACCTTTTACAATCAAATATCCAGCAAAGATTGCATTTGTTCTGGTGTTTTCAATTTCTGTAAAATCTTCAAGATTTATATTTGCGGCAGCATCTGCAATGCTGGTATATTGTGCTCTACCATAATAAACTCCAAGCAAAGTAGGAGTATTTGGGTAATAGAAAAGTCTCTGAATGGTATATTTGCCGCCAGGAACTGTTGCTAAAACACCAG